AAGAAATCACCAAGAGGAGCAAGCACAGGTTCTATTGCCTCTCCAATGAATGCTCCAATCTTATCTCCAATAAATCCACCCAAGATACCACCAACAATAGGTGCAAAAGGTCCTAGAACTGGTGTTAGAAGTGCAGTAGTAGCAACTGTACCAATAGTGGCACCAATACCTCCACCTGCTGCAACATTCATCTTATCACCTGCAGCGAGTCGTGATCCAAATGAAAGTGCACCTGCAAATATACCTCCACCAACACCAGATCGCATAAAACGACCCATACCAGTCATTCCTTTGAATGATCCTCTTCCTGCTATCCTTCCTGCAAATCTATTTCTAGCAGCATTACCACCAAATCTTCTGGCATATCTCTGCCTTGCTAACTTAGATGTTCTTCCAGAACGAACTCCTTTGGGATCTCTCTTACCTCTAAAGAAGCGTTCTTTATCCATCTTCACTTGCTGCTGCCTTACACTACTCTTTCTGTTACCTCTGAATAGTTTAGACAGTTTTCCTATATCACCTGCTAACTTCCAGGGCATTAAAATCCTACTCGCGACCTTGAGCGCAGCGATACCCCCTATAACTTTTAGCACCCTGATTATGGGTCCGTCATTACCATCTGGGTCAAACAACCCGTCGTATATAAGATTGAATCCAAACGATGCCGTCTTCCACACCAGTCCTAACCATTTACTGATCCAAGTAAATGCTTTAGTTATCATCTCCCTATTTTCTTTCTTCGATAGGAAGTCAAGTGCGAAGAACGTACCTATAGTTGCTGCAAACTTGAGCAACGGTTCTAGTAGTGGTGTTAGGAAACCAAACAGTCCACTTCCAAATCTTCCTATGCCTCTCTTCTTACCTTCATTATCAATCTCTTCTGATGTTTTCTTTTCTATCTTTGCTTCTCTCGCCCTGTCTTGTGCAAGGGATTTTCTTCCCTGCACTGCAAATGCAGCATCCAACCTCGCTTGATGTGTGTTGACAATTATTTTGCCTAGATCAGTAACAGTATCACCAAGTCTGTTGACTGCTGTAGTCAACGAGTGAGCAGGATCCATCTTGTCAATACCTGCGGTACTAACTGGAAGAAAGTTTCTTATCTTTAACTTGGGTGCTGATTTTGCCATTAAAGTGATTGATGTTGTCCCGCCTGTTGGCGTTGTCTTGCTTCCTCTTCACGTAAGTAGCGAATAAGAAGGTTCACATAAACATCTCGTTCCCACGGCATCATATTTTCAAGTTCAGTGAGACTATACTTATGATGTTGCATCAAAGCAAAATTAGTCTCAAACATATTCATCAAGGAGTCGTGCGCTAGGGCTACGCGAAAAAAGATGCGAGTCCTTCGAGAACGATAGGTGATGTAACTTCTGTCTTAGGATTGAAAACTTCAATCGTATGTGACAGTTTAGGCATAGTTTCAAAGAACTTCTGAACTAATTGAAACTGTTGTGAGTTCATATTTTCATAGAATTCAACTAGTTCCTTAGTTGTATGATCTTTTCCTTCATATACATCCTCGCCTTCAGCAATACTTTCAGTACAACTAGCAGCAAGTTTGAATAGATCGTCTACACCTGGGTTATCAGTTAGATTATTTTTCACAAACACATCCAATGAAGGATATTTCATAGTGATTGTGACGTCATCGCTAACCTTGAGGATTGGGGTATGATCTTTAGGGATCTGTACCTGTACTTCATCAAGATTTACCTCGACATCAACCTGTGTCTTCTCATCGTCTGGACAAGTGATCTTAAATTCACTCACCTCACCTACAGATTTACCACGGATTTTAAGGAACAGATATTCAATATCAAATGTAGCAAGGTCATCAAGTTTCTTGATGTTAGTACACGCTTTGATGATCTCTTTCACCGCTTTGATCATTTCCTTGTTGTCCTGTGTCTCCATAGCAAGGTAAAGAAGTTTCTCTTCTCTTACTAGGAATGGTCTGTAAGTAACCTTCTGACCACGAGGAAGAACGCATTCATAATCTGGAATGCTCAGTTTAGGTAAAGGCATTGTGTAAAATATACAATTCAGTAAAAGTATTTAGACGCCCACAAAGGTGCTAAAGTCATTACTATCTAGGACACTATCGACATTGTTTATAACTTTCTCATTAGTCCACCCACCTGCGATCTTTTCTTTGGTAGTAAATCTATAACGCTCAAACTTAAATTGAATATCTAGTCTAAGAATATCTGATGACTGGTTACCAAGATTCATTGTACCCATATTGAATGGGTATGCTCCTGTAAATCTCCAGATACCAGTCGCTTTATTCAAACGAGTTTCGTATTCTTGTCCTCTCACTTTACTCTTCACGAGGAAATTAGATCCTCTCTCCCACTTTCTGACAAGGATGTCACAGATGTAATCGTCGTAGAAGCATACTCTGTTCTCACTATCAGGTGCGATGCTTTGCATCCAAGTCTCAAAGTAACGTCTGTGCCATAGATTCTTGGTAACTAAGAATGATATTGCTAACTCATTAGGTGTCTGACCTGTCACATATGATCTCTGAATACCAAAGTTTTGTGTGTCACCAGTGGTAAGATTTCTAGAAGGTACAGTAATATTATCAGCGAAATAACTTACAGCATCATAATACTCTCTGTCATAAGGGATCCCAGGTCCAAGTGCAGTAGATCCTAAACAAGCAGGGAATCCAATCTCCACAGAGTACAGGTTACCACGTGTCGGTTCCCAAGCACCTCTAGCAACAAGGTCCTTGAACTGTGTAAATGAATTAGGTGCTGCGTATGACATTAGAGTCTCTTTAATACTGCCGACGTTGGTACTGGTATGTTTCTACCATTAACAGTGGTAACAAATTCCTCAGAGGGAATCAAACCAATATCTGCCCACTCAGAGTTTTCAATGTTGTAATAGGGAGATAAAACATTACTTCTTAAATATTTATGCAATGTAACGGGAGGTGGTGTTGGTGTGAACCCTGACACCCGTGCTTGAGGTGGTAGATAGTGCACGTTGGCACCCCAAAAGTGTGTCGGTGACTCACCTATCACATAGACCAAGGGATACCTGTCCCAAAAGTTATACTTCTCTGCATACTCTGCAGTGTATTGGAACTGTACTGCTAACCCAGGTGCAGGACTATCCACACCACGACCTGCAAGGTAGAAGAACAACTGACTCCTCCACCACGATGGTGCCTGTGCTTTATAGTCTGCTAGGTCTCGTAGATCTTGATAGACGCTCATACTTTGAGTTCTTTTTCTGTGAGTATCATAAATTTCATCTTACGATCTGCACAATACTCACGTGCTGCTTTCCACTTCGCCTGATTGACTCCGTAGGTAGCAATCTCATTCAATAATCTCTTCGTCCTCCTACCTTTTTTAGGTGGAAGAGTTTGTGCCTTGGGTTTTACCTCCACTATATATTTAGTAGTGCCAGAGGAAGTCTTTCCTTTGATGTAGAAGTCTGGAAAATATCTATGTATTCTATTGTCAATGGGTGATATGTAAGGGATAATTATCTCTTCAGAACCCCACTCAATGACGTTCTCATTCCTGTCACACCACACCATTAATTTACGTTCCCACAAACTTCTATAAATAATGTTTGTAGGATCCCCTTTATATTTCCCTGGGTAACTAGGTCTGAATCGTCCCGAGTAACTTTTCTGAGTCATATGACAACACCCTTAGTATATCCAAGAACCTTGCCTAACGATGTCCTGTCTAGCAGGAGAAACATCGATAGTGAAGATACCTATGCGACTAAACTCGTAGACTATCTTAAAATTTCTATTCACGATCCTCAAAAAGGTGGTAATCCATACACCTATGTAGGCGCGGGAGGCAAACCTGTACAGTCACCGAATAAAGCAGGTGATAATGAAGGTGGACTGGTAGGTAATGTGTTCTTGTATTTACCTACAGGTTTGAAAGAAAGTTATACTGCAATATACAATGAAACAACCTTGGGTGCTGCAGGTCTTGGTGCTCTACAAGGTGCGTCAAATCTTACTCAAGATAATGTAGTAGATACATTACAAAAGACAGCAGGAGCATTGAAACCAGAGTTCTTGATGAACTCAATATCATCTGCCATTGGTACAGTTAACTCTACTCTAGGTACGGCAGGAAGCATTGATGGTAACGCTCTGTCTGCTATCGCAACGAAGAAAATATTCAACCCTTATCAAGAGGTAACATTCAAAGGTGTACAGTTTAGAAATCATAACTTCACCTTCAAGATTGCACCTCGTAATTCAAAAGAAGCAAAAGAAGCACTAAGAATTTTCCAAGTCCTTCGCTTCTCGATGCACCCTGCACTATCTGGTTCTAATGAGGATGCATTCAAAAATATGTTTAGCACTGCGTTAAATAGTAATGATGAGGATACAAAAGCAACAGCAGAGGGAGCGTCAGATCTTCTCAGCACAAAAGAAGGTGAGACTCTAAACAATGCTAGGTTCCTAAACATCCCACACTATTACAGACTCGGTATTGTTCGTGTAAAGGCAGAAGAAACTGAGACTGGTGAGGATCTTAGAATCACTGGCGATGGTGGATACCTCAAACAGATTCACACATTCCCTGCTAAGGTTGTGCTTGAGAATCTTGAGTTGAATACATCACCTGATAACTTTATGAATACACTGAGAGATATTGCTGATAATAATTGGGACTATGGTCCTGTTGCATACAGTATGTCTCTTACATTCAAAGAAACTCAGTTCCTTACAAGCGATATGTTCCCAGAGGGTAGATTTTAATGGCATACTTCAAGTACCTACCTAACGTCTTCGTTAGAAATAGAACGTTCTTAAATGGAACGCATCCTTATGAACTGACTGTCAATATCTTTCGTCGTATCAAGATCAGAGATAAAGTTGTCGGTCAACTGCTAGGGTTCACACAGTATTCTATCAAGGAAGGTGAACGTCCAGATATGATTGCCAAGAAAGTGTATGGTGATTCTGGTTTGGACTGGATTGTTTTACTGTGCAACAACATTATCAATGTGAACAACGAATGGCCCTTGACAAGGGATGAGATGTTCAAGGTATGCACTGACAAGTATGGTACTGCTGATGCAATCAGTCACTACGAAACCAAAGAGATTAGAGATCAGAACGATAATATTATTATGCCTGAGGGTATCGAGGTCAATGAGAGTTATCAGTATGTAAAAGCAGACGGTACTTTAATGCCCAAGAATATGTCTCGCTCACCCATCAGTTATTTTCAGAAGATGGACGAAGAGAATGAATATAAACGTAACATACATTTACTACGTGGTGCTTACGTGGATGATTTTATCAATGAGTTCAGAAGATTGTGCAAATACTTACCTAGCGATGAAGTTGATGTCAATGGCAACAAAAAAACCCCTACCACATTGGCAGAGGAGTTCATTGGTATTACAAACTACAGGAAACCAAGTCAGAGCACAGCATCAACTGGTTCAGCACGTGGTGGTGGATCATCTACAGCACTCATTGCATCTGGTGGTGGCACTTCTTCATCAGCATCTTCTACTGCAACTGAGGAGACTGTAACAGTATCTACTGGTGAATCATCTACAGGTAGCACAACAAGCAGTGGAGACACATCATACACTGGAACTCAGACTGGTAGTGGTGATGTTGATAACACATCTTCTTCTTCATCCTCTAGCAGTAGTAGCAGTAGCAGTAGCAGCAGTGGTTCAAGTAGTTCCTCAGGATCTAGTTCCTCAGGTGGAGGATACTATGGTGGTGGCGGTGGATATTATGGAGGCGGATACTAGTGTTATACATTGAAGGTTGTCAATCTCTAAAGTTAGAGTGCGCCCTTCGGCAGTTAGGTTTTGTTGATATAGGTTGGAAGACAGTAGCACACGCAGGTATATTTTTTGTAGAACCAGTAGGAGTTCCCGACGTACCAGACGGAGACCTCCTAGGATTTTTAGTGACCATTCCATACGCAGAATGGCGACGTCCTAAACTTAAGACGACCGCCAAACGTGCGTTAGATTATGCTTTATACGGTTAGAAACACCAACCGTCTTTCTTGTAGAAATAACACGGAACACCGTGTTCGTTATGTTCATTAGGTCTGAACCAAGGAGTACGATAATAATCCCTGTGATAATGATGATGGTGGTAATGCTTACGCTTAGGTACTGGTGTGTACCAACAGTTCCACGTGTCAAAAATTTTATCGAAGACACAGTGTGAGGGTTTTACCTCAAAGTCACCACTCCTCAACCTCCTATGATTGTGGGATGCCATCGCAGGTGATGCAATGGTTAGTGCAAGGAGTGCAATGGCAATCTTTTTCATAGGTTCTTTACTCTTCTTCTGCTAGTTTAGCAAAGTATGAGAGAGTGTCATCCTCTGTTGTGCCACTTGTTGAAGCGGACACTTGCTCTGACCAGTTAGGTGCAGCAGCAACAGGAGATGCAGATGTGATGTCAGGAGCATTGAATGAACCACGTCCTGCAGTCTCATCTTCGAGTGACTCATCGATACTAAGAGCAGCAGTCTTAGGACCAAGCACAGACTTCAGACGAGTGTCAAGTTCTTCATAGGACTTGAACTGATCTGGAGCAGTGAATGCTGCAAGATCGTGAGCAGATGTATAGATTTCCTCAAGTTTTGCATCATCAAAACCACCCAATGTATTAGGTGTAGTGAAAGAACTATCATCATAGTTCCAGTAACCTGCAACCTGCTTGATCTTCAACTTGAAGTCAGCACCCTTCCAAAGATCGAAAGGATTGAATGCGGGTTCTGGATCGTAGTCGTTCTCGTTGGGTTGCATCTTTGCCATAATCTTGTCAAAGATACGCTTCCCATACTTGTAAAGGAATACCTTGCCTTCGTTCTCAGGATTCAATGGATCCTTGACAACGTAGATGTTGCTGTAGTAAGACAACTTACGCTTTTGCTTACGTGCTGTGTCTTTGTCTGACTCGTTACCAGAGTTCCAAAGTGAAGAGTTAAGTGCAGAGACAGGATCCTTTTGACCAAGGGTTGTGAGAGAGTTCTCAATGTACCAACCACCAGGACCTTGGAATGCGTGACTCCAAACCTGTGCCCAAGGAAGTTCTGCTCCTTCAGACTCTGGGAGGAAACGGATTACAGCGAACCCATTGCCTGCTTTATCTACCTGTGGTTTCCAGAAGCGTTCATCTACCTTCTTTCCTCCACTGGACATCTTTTCGATTTCTTTAGTCAGGTTAGCGAAAGAACCAGACTTTTTCTTAAGATCTGCGAATGCCATTTGTTTAGTGTTTTAGTGTGTAATGTGTTTTGTACTACCCAGTAAGGGTAACGTACTATTTAGTCATTGTCAAGGTGCTTACGCATTCCCCTGAGTTTCGTTTCCATATCATCAAGAACCTCGTTGATGTGCTTCCCACCCGAATACATTTCGGAGAGGGTGTCGATCTTGTACTTGATTTGTGCTGCCTCCTCATCTGTGTGTGACATCAGAGCAAGTCTAGCATAGAATACCTTTTGTTTGGCGATCAGTTCTAGGGTACCCTCTAGATGTTCTCGTTTGCTGACGTCATCTAGTTCAGCAAACTTGACTGATAGTTTTGCGAGTTCGAGATAGAGTTGCTCCATCTCTTGTACTTCTTGTCGTACTACTTCTGATTCGTAGAATGGGTTACTCATATGGGTAACACTCCTCTGCTAGTTCGTTTAACATAGTTTAATTCTTGGGCATTAAACTTAATCTTATCCTTCAGCGGTTTGCTGATGAGTTTGTTAACAGTGTCAACTTCAATGTCAAGATCATCACAGACAACAATGACAGCATCGATATAGTTAACAAGTCCGTTGCTGTTCTTAACAACGTCTTCCACGGCAGCGGAGAATTTCGCTTGGGTCATAAATTTGTCTTTGTATTCTTTCATTGTAGTTTAGACTGCATAAAATCGTTGATGTATTCGAGAAGTAATTGATAGTAATAGTCCAGATCATATTTCTCAATGACCTGCATACCTCCTTCTTCAGTGGCGATAAGGGTTACAATCTTATCAACCTTGACACCACACCGCTCGTAATACATCACAGCGTATGCAGTTTCTTGAACAAAATAGTTCTCAATCCAGTTTAGTTTTTTAGGTTTAGTAGAAGTTTTGAAATCGATGATTGCTAGTTCACCGTTGTACTCAGCAACACAGTCTACTCGACCTGCAATACATAGATGATCACTAAAGAGAGGACTCTCTAGAAGATGAATGTTGTTAATGTTCTTGAGTGTATCCTTGGCGGTCTTAAATAAAAAAGATGCAAGAGGATTCTTGTCATCAAACTTGACAGTTTCATTCTTCAAGTAACATTCTACCATACTATGAAACTTATTGCCACGTGATGAAGCACGACCAGAAATCTTATTCGCTTCTGCCTCTCCGACACGCTTCCGCCACTTCATAATTTTGTCCTTAGTACGATGACTAGTGACTGTAGTGACAGATGGATACCATTTGCCTTCACCAACTTCATAAAGACGAAGACCGTTGGTTTTAGTAACGGCATTCATTTCAGTCAGTGGAACTGGAGGTCCCACTAGATTAAACATAATTAAAAACCAAGATTGATTTTGCTGATTAGATACTCGCGTACCAAACCTGATCGTACGATGTCTTCGATACCAAATTCTACGCAATCAAACGAACTCATAGTCTGAATGATCTTCATAAAATCTAGGACACCGTTCTTCTCATTTGTTTTGATGAGGTCAGACTGTGTGTAGTCACCTGCGAAGATGATCTTACAGTTCTCTCCCACCCTTGTAATTATACTATCTAATTCGTGAAAGTTCAAGTTACTGAACTCATCAACGATGACAATACAATTATCCATCGTGACACCACGGATGAATGATGTTGACCAGAATGATACAGTCTCCTGTGCTCTAAGATTATCGTAAAGCATTTCGAATGCAGCATCATCTGGCATCTCGAACATATACTTTACCATATTCTTATAAGGAATCTGGTACAGGTTAGACTTGTCTTCGTGGTCACCTGGGAGGAATCCAATCTCCCTAGTAGGCACAAGAGATCTAACCATATAAACCTTCTCATAATTATTGGATGGTTCTAGAACCTCCTTCAGTGCCATATACAAACTGATAAATGTTTTACCAGTACCTGCAGCACCGTGTAAGCATAGGTTCTTACCCTCACCATAAGACTTAAAAACCCTCTCCTGATTAGGAGTGATGGGTTCAATGGTCTTAAGATGTTCCAGATTAATTGGTTTCTTTCTTCTCATCTGTTTCGCTGAGCGTGAAAAGGATTGTACTGGGGTCTTTCTCTTGCGTTGTGGCATAATTTAGGTGAATCTACTGAGGTTCGCTGTAGGATGGTCTGCTTGGATTTTAGACATCACTTCTTTGAAACCTTGAGACTGTTTGGGTTTACCATAGACAGTACCGTTGTTTTGGTCCCCGAAGTATCTTTCTAACTCGGGATGCTCTTCTTTATATTTATCGAGATCTGCGATCTTCATCGAGTTAGTGATGATCTCTCCAGTCTCTTTGTTTCTCCAATCGTAGGTTGGCATTAGTCTATCCTAAGGCAGGGTTGTAGGTCGGCAGCATAAGAATCATCAGGGCAACCACAGTCATCTTCGGGACACCACTCAAGTGCACTAGAGATCACTGGGAAGTTACAAATGAAGTGTTGCTTAACAGTATCAGCGATTTGCTTATGCTCTAACTGAGTACCATTCTTTTCACGCAACTGAATATAATGAATCCAATTTCTTAGATTGCCTGTCATATACAGTTTAGTTGGTGTTGCCAAAGGCAATACAAACCGTGCACACTCCTTAGCAATACCATCATCTACCATTTGTTTGTAGAGATTCATTGCTTCATCAAAATGTTTGTTGATTAAGATCTCATACTTTTGTTTAGTGAAATCATCAACATCATCGATGCTGTTCTGTCTGTTCTTAGTGTCCTGTCTGCGTAGTGCAAACAAAGGAATATTATTCTGAACCTCCGCGTAGCGTTGCGAAAACTCTTGGAATGTAAAAGAACGATGCCTCAGAATCTGAGCAGCGATGGCACGTGATGTAGTAATCTCAAGAGTCATACTTGCTTGCTCAAATACAGACCAGTGTCCGTGCTTGATACAGTATCTAAGTAACCCTGCTACGTTAGGGTTCTCTTGGTTCTTAGGATTACTCACGCGAGCGATGTATCCAATAGTCTTTTCAGCGTCAGGTGTGACAGAGACTAGGCATACTTTAGTTAAATCTTTAGTCACTACTAGTAATAAACCTCGTTAAAACAATCATACAAAATGCGTGGAGATAGTTCAATGATTTCAAACCAAATAGGTAAGGCATTAAACCATTCCAACATACCATCAAAAGTAATGGTCCGAGCAGGAAAACTCCAATGAATTTTCCTACGTCTTCGGGGGTAACCTCATACTCTGGTTGATCTGGTTTATGAATCTTCTTATCGAGATCCATTTTATAGATCATTTTTTCTTTCCAGGTGGGTTTGGTGGGGTTGGATTCGGATTCCATAGTTTAGGTGAAATTCTTCCTTGTGTTTGTACAAATCCTTTGAATTTCTTCTTGTATTTGTCGTAGTAATGGTCAAAGGTTTCGACTTGTCCTCCCATCACTATATCATATTTTGGGTTGTCTTGCTCGTCAAGATACGTGACGATGTAAGAATTGTTTGGAAGGTCGCGCTGTTGTGCGTCCTCAAGTTTTGCGTTTTCTTTGATGAATTTCATTACTGAGGTACAGGGTTTGCATTAGCACCACGGTTGCCCCAGTTGATACTAGGGAATGCTTCCGACACCACGTTCTTTGTGATACGGTATTTCTTGTGCAGTTTCTTGTCCTTTACAAGACAAAGAACCTCTGCCTCATCTTTGTACAACCCTTCACACATTTGAATGAACATATTCTCACGTTGCATACGTGGTACATTCTCAGCACCACCCTTGATGAAGTAGAAGAACTTGCGTCCCTCTTTCTCTAGAAGAGTATGCTCTGTGCCTTGGGGTGCATCGTTAGGTGTGTAAGGTACATCACCTGCGGGTACAATAGACTCTACACTATCATCAAAGTTCCAGATGAACAATGACCTGAGTGCCTGTGAGTTATTTTGTTGAAGGATTTTCACCTTCTCTGCTTTTGTCTTAGCGTTGTGTGCTTTCTGCAGAATTTCAGAGATCATAAGTTTGAATGCCATAGTTAAAAGTCTCCTATTGATTGGAGCAAATCATTTAGTTCGTTTTCTACAAGGTACTTCCACACATATTTTCGTGCGGGAGGATTAAAACTCTCATAGTTATCTATAATCTTTTCTTCCACCTCTTTTGGGATACAAGAAAAGTCTACCAGAGTTTTGTTCCTTTCGTAGTTCTTTTTGCTTTCCTCAGGGATGTAGTCAAGATTTTGAACCCATACATCAATCTTCTTGCGTGCTAGGGGGCGCTGTCTGCGTCCTTCTGTAAGGCAAGTGTCGTCTGACAGGACGTTGGGGATTCCGTCGCTCCTGTCGCCTTTGAGGATGTGCTCAGAGAGGTAGATGTGAGGGTCTATACCGTTGACCCACTTCTTCAGACAAGGATTGTACTGAGTGACAAATCTAAAACGTTGGAGTTGAATGAAGTCTTTATCTCCTGAGAGAATCAAGACCTTCTGAGCAGGTTGCATATTGTTTTGCAGTCTTATGTTCTTCAGACCTTGGTCCTTAACAATAACTGCAATGATGTCATCTGCCTCAGCACCATCAACCTCAACCACTTTGTATGGAAGTGCTTCTCTAAACTCATCTTTAAGTTTGTTTAGTAGTTCGAAGATGTTGTTCCAGTTGTGTTTAGACTTCTCTCTATCTTTCTTTCGTGTACCTTTATAGTACGGAAAGTATTCACGTCTCCAGTAGTGTTTGCTGTCATAACAAAGGACTAGTTCGCCGTACTCTTTCCGAAACTCGTGGCGATAATTTCGCAGTGAGTTCAGAATCATATGGCGGACTAGTCCTTCCTGTAGTTCTTCAGATTGTGTCAAACTAACCATAAGGTTAGCGATCATTACCTGATTCATATCGACCAGGATCATAACTTAGTCGTCATCTTCAGCATCTAGTATATCATCATTATCAGTGAAACGCAAATACAGCAGTTCGGAATGATCTATATTGCCGTCCTCGTCTAGCATTTCTGGATGGATGATTGCCTTGGCATAGGCAGCGTTGTCAATGTAAGCATCAACATAATCTTTCGCTACCCACATAACAAGTCCCCCGATGAGGAACGCTCCGATGATTGCGAAGACATATAATGCTGTGACCATTGGTCTCTCCAAGTAAGGTGTACAAAGGGATAAAAATGAGACCTCCTATATCGCTAAAAGTATTTATAGAAGACCTTGGGATCTAAACTCCCCGATTGTTTCGTTACAACCGCCCGTCTTCTTTCCATCAACAATTAACTGAGGAAATGTAGCAGATCTACCGAACTCATCCCAGAATTGTGGACGAGTAAAGTTCACATCAAGTTTCTGTTCTTGAAACTTCCACCCCTTCATCTCATATAGTTTCTTAATCTTGGTGCAAAAGGGACATCCATCACGAGTGTAGATGATAGTATTACTTGGCATAATTTTAGAGAATAAAAAAGGGAGCGAGTGCTCCCTAGTATCTAGTATAGCAGACAGAATTAGAAAGCGTATTTTACACCCAATTTTCCACCGAATGCTGTGTCTTTAACGTCGTCAGTCAAGAATGAAACTTCGCCGTAGACTCCAACTGCTTCAGATACAGCAACACCAAGTCCTCCTTTACCAGAGAATTCAGTCTTACCATCTGCACCGTCAGTTGAGATCAGACTAGGACCTGCTTGCACATAGTATGATGCAGCACCTGTTACACCTTCGTACCCTACGTGAAGATCTGTCGTAGCGCCAGTGTAATCGGATCCTGACCAACCTGCGTTGGTTTCTACGTTGACATATGGACCTGCAAGGACAGCAGATGGGGCAGCAATAGCGGATGCTGCAGCAAGAGCAGCGAATGCAGTTTTAATCATTTTGAGTTAAATCTCCTTAATTTAATAGTGTGGACAATTCGTGTTTACGATACGCTTCGAGCACGAATGGTTATTTATACACAAATTATTTCATTGTGTAACGGAAAGAACATATGTTCTCATCGATCACTCGACCACTTCTCCTTGTATTTGAAATGTCCAGAGCGATCATACACCAAACGATAGTTATCTGTCAACACGTAATGTCCTGTTATATCTGAACCATCACAGTGATACCCATAGGACACGATAGATTCCTCCACACCATCAATACGGAACTTCTTTGCCCTGTCTGTCAGGTAGGAATGGTAGTATTCATCAAGGTTGATCATTGATCTCCCTCAATTTGTTTGCACAATACTCGATCAACTCGTCACGGTAACCCATAAGTTCATTGAAGCACTGTTGATTGTGTGCACAGTTCCTTAATGCAGTGTCAGGTTTGTGCAGACTCTCCAGTAGCAGAGTCATCCCCCGTAGTTGTTGATCCTTGGTCGCCATCCAATGTCTCCTGTGTTGATTCCTTAACATTATATAGTGAGTTGTCTAATCTGGCAACTTCACCGAGAGGTGACTTGAAGAACTTTCGGATTTTTTTAAGTTTCTTCGCTGCTTTCTGTCCATCTCCAGACTTGAGTGCCCCTTTAATGGCATCCAGTTCCATCCTAGATTTTAGAAAACGGCGATCCCAATAGTCCATCAGTCAGTATCCTTTATTATAATGTTAAATTGCCTTATCTGTGTGGGTTGATAAAGCGTCCTATTACTATACCACAGGTTGCTTGTTTTGTCGTGCATTTGTTGGAACAGTGCCATCCTAGCGTTACGTTTATATCTAGCGGTCGTTGCATCCTTCACAAGAACTTTCTTTGGTAGGTTCTTTTGACTGGGGAAGTATGGTGATGATGGTCTATCACCAGTGGAGAATTGTAACTCCCTTGGTGGCCATTGAATATTCATAACATCTTCCTTCTCGTATCTCTTACCGTAACTATACACATTTGATATGCTTACGTTACCGAACCATCCATATCTGTCAAACTTATATGTGTCTCCAGAGTTATGTTGACCCTGACGTGTAACTCTGATCTTCAATCTGAAGAACAATCCTTTGTCAGTGTCGTCATAGTAGTCGGTATTAAACACAACATCGTTCCCTAGAGTTTGTTGTTCTAACCAATACTGGTGGAATGATGTGGCATTACCGTTGTCATACAGGAAGAAACTCTGGAAGATCTCATTCATATTAACTATGTACTCTGCACCAGTGACACTACGGTTGTTAACCACCAGTTGCTCAGGTTGTCTAGGGACTGTGATGTCAGAGTAACTACCAAGAGCAAGGTCTTGAACCATACCCTGTGTTTCAGTCACTGCTTGACACTGGTCCTCGTTGATTGCAGTCACTCTGAATCCTAACTTGGAATGAGTAGGACCACTCCAGTCTTCATCTTGCTCGTCAAAAAATTCATCTTGATCGTCAAAGATCAAATCAATCTCTTCATTCAATCTAAAACCACCACTACCCCAGTCTTCAACACTATCAACAGACCAGTCAACGTAAGCATTCTCTGCCTCGATCACTGTGTACTTGAGTCTAAGTGAGAATCCATTCTTCGCAACGACATCAACGAACCCTGTGTCATTATCTGACATAGAATATACATCTTTACCATTAATAACCCTGATCCTTGCTGCTGCTTTGTCGTAAGCATCTAAAGGAAGGACTGCTGACTGATTCACAACTCTGTTAGTGATGACAGTTGTGTAGTCTGTTTTGACTGGGAAGTCATCATCGTCTGGAGATTTCTCCCAACACCACAAGTCACCACTGATAGGCAAACCACAAGGTTCAGTAATCTCAGGACCTGATTGTGGTTGACCCTCTGCCTGATCTCTGCTCTCAGTCTGATAGTTGTGAGATTGTGTGAGTAGATTGACTGTCCACGTGTTTATGTAATCACCAGTGCCTTCATCTCTAATAGCAAATGCAGGTGAAACTTTACCGTTGTAATGTCCTGCATCGATGCTCTCGATCTTGAACACCAAGTTGTCACCCTTCTCTACATTAAAGGTATGCAACACTGAACCAATCTGTCTCCATTCAGATACCAATGACTGCTCTGTGTAGATTGTGTTGCCATTTACCTTGAGTTTCCAAGTGAACTTAGTACAGTCACCATACCCTGCAGTCATTCCACCGTGCGATCTGATAGTAAACGTTGCATCACGTGCGATCTTTACTTTCTGTACTCTGTTCTTACTGTTCGCATAATGTCCAGTACATTTACCACAGTCCCACGTGTCAGCACCTGTCTTAGGATGTTCGTGATATGAACCACACTCTGTACGTGTAAGAGTTGCATCAACAAATGATCCTTTACGGAATGCTTTCTTTTCACAGTCATCATTCACCTCGATGTTTGCGAACACAGGTTGTGCAGGTCGAGAGAACACATAACACTCGATACCTTCATAGTAATATTCACTATCACCATAACCTACACGATATGATATACGAACATCGTTATAGTCATCATCACCTGCAAATAAGTCCTCCCAATATTGCCAAATATTATCTGGCCACTTAGTCATATCCTTCTTTTGAGGGTTTAATCTTCTGTCTGAGAAGTACACATAATTTTTCTGACTAGAGTGTGTACCGATGCCCTGATTGTTTGTGTACCCATCACCAAACTGATTGTTGTGTGCTGAGAATGTGACGTCTTGATTATCAGATGCACCATTAGAACCACCATCAGGAATCATAAAGAACCCAAGGTTGCAAGGCATATAAGAATTGATTAGATCCTTATCAATCTTCCTATGGAATGTTCCAGATGCGTCAGTCACATTTGCTAACAGAACTCTACCTGCAATAGGCACATTGTTTTCATCTGTAACATACCATCCAAAAGCATTATCATATGCTGCACTACCACGTCGGCAAGTAAGTTGAATCTTAAGTGCACTTTCTGCCTGGGTTTCAAACCTAAAGATATTGTTCTGAAGATTTGGTGCGTTCGCTACATTACCAAGTGGTTCAATAGAATACTTATGATCTTGTCCTGCAAAACTATAGTAACGATAGAGTGGTGCAGGTTCCTCACCCTCCATCAGTTCGGATGTCATATCTTCTGCCTCTCTATACCCATAGAACAAGACCTCATCACGTGGTTGGTAACCGCCTGCGTCAAGGTCACCTGCCTCTCCAGTGATGTTTGACGTCAGCATAGTGTCTTGTGCTGAAGCAGAGAACGTCCTGTACACAGGCACACTGCGCGATGTCTCAGAGGGTAGGAGGTTTGCAAACCAAGCAGCACCTGCCAGTTGGTATCCTGCATCAGGTATATCACTTGTTCCATAGCGATGATCTCTACCTAGATTATTGTTACCTAGGATAGAGAATCTAGCGTTGGCATCGTTACCATCATTGTCTTTGTACATAATGGATTTGTTTGTACCATACCCTGCATTGTTATCAATCTGGTATCCAGAACCTGACAGACCTTGATACTGTATAGAGTAATCTCCTGCACCAAGTGTAAGTACCTCTGTTTGTTTTCCTTTCTCTCCACTCCTAGTAAATGTAGTACCACCTACAGTAATCTGATCTACTGCAGTACCTGCTGTCCTAGGATTATCATCCCATTGGAATTCTAAACTGATAGTTTGTGATACGTTACCAGTTACAGTCAGTGTATTAGGACCATTGAATATAGCAGAACCAGTTCCAGACATTCCCTTCTTCATCAGATAGATGGGGTCTCTCTTTGTCACACAGTTTCTGACACATATCTTATTTGTTGTACCATACATTGCTGCAGGCACAAATGATTCACAGTCTGCCTGAGGAGGTTTCCAAGCACCACCAACATAAGGTCTGAAGAAACAGTCCAAATGATTCTGGATACACTTTTCTATCTCAGGTTGAGTTCCTTTATCACAATCTACAGTCTCCCTAGATTCATTGGTCGTACCGTCAGGTGAGAAACATACATCACCACCGTCTTCGTCTCGTCCAATATCAAAATCTACTTGTATATCTCTAGTGTCAGGTACATCAGATCCAGTACCTAGAATAGTGTCAAGGATAGGTCCCCAATTAATATACTGTGGTGGGGGTAGAGGTTCCACCTCCAGATCAGGAAAGTTATCCTTAGTTAATGTTCCTTGGTCTCCATAACACTGACCAAGTAGTGTCTCTACTGCAGCAGCAAGAGTATTAGGTGCTGAACCACCACTGGGAGAACCTGTATTTCCACCACCAGACTGAACAACTTCTTCCTGTTGCTCTACATCTGACGGGTCACAGTTTCGTTCAAACCAATGATTGTTTCCTACTGCCATCTAATAGTATAGTCTCGTCAATATATTTAGTAGACTCTTCGGGAGGGTTCCAATGTCGAATCACTCCGCTAACAATAAAACAATTAGTGACAAGGTAACTGAGAAATAGAATAGTCCGTACCACAACCACGTAGTTATCATATTTCTCTGTCTTGTCATCAGAAAAACTTCCTAGTGAATACTTCCAGACATCCCATAGTTTTTTTGGCATAAAAAAAGGGACCATTAAGGTCCCTTTATAATAGCATATTACAGACTTCTTATCAACCGATGCTAGGAGCAACTAGAGCGACAGAAGTAGTCTCGGCAGCAGCGAGATCAAGTGGGAAGTTGTGTGCATTTCTTTCGTGCATAACTTCCATACCAAGGTTGGCACGGTTAAGAACATCTGCCCAAGTAGGTACGATCTTACCACCATTGTCAACAACTGACTGGTTAAAGTTGAAACCATTCAAGTTGAATGCCATTGTGGAAATACCCATTGAAGCGCACCAAATCCCAATCACTGGCCAGGCAGCAAGGAAGAAGTGAAGCGATCTTGAGTTGTTGAAAGATGCGTATTGGAAGATGAGTCTACCGAAGTATCCGTGAGCAGCAACGATGTTGTATGTCTCTTCTTCTTGACCAAACTTGTAACCATAGTTCTGAGACTCTTGCTCAGTGGTTTCACGAATGAGTGAAGAAGTAACAAGTGAACCGTGCATTGCAGAGAAGAGTGAACCTCCGAACACACCTGCTACTCCAAGCATATGGAATGGGTGCATTAGGATGTTGTGCTCTGCTTGGAACACGAACATAAAGTTAAATGTACCAGAGATACCGAGTGGCATACCATCAGAGAAAGAACCCTGACCGAAAGGATACACAAGGAATACTGCCATAGCAGCAGACACAGGTGCAGAGTATGCAACGAAGATCCAAGGACGCATACCAAGACGGTATGAAAGTTCCCACTGGCGACCTGCATATGCAGAGATACCAATTAGGAAGTGGAATACAACCAGTTGGTAAGGACCACCGTTGTATAACCATTCGTCAACACTTGCTGCTTCCCACATAGGGTAGAAGTGAAGACCAATAGCGTTTGAACTAGGAACAACAGCACCAGAGATGATGTTGTTACCGTAAAGCAACGAACCTGCAACAGGTTCTCTGATTCCATCGATGTCCACAGCAGGAGCAGCGATGAAAGCGATAGTGAAGCAAATAGCAGCAGCAAGCAAGCAAGGAATCATAAGGACGCCGAACCAACCGACATAAAGACGGTTGTCTGTGCTTGTGACCCACTGGCAAAATCTTTCCCAGTTGGACTCTTGCGACTGTCTTGAAACAATAGTTGTACTAGACATTGAAAATAAAGGGTATGTAATACTGCAGGGAACAGTGAAGGTAATATTCCATATCCCACCCTCGGGGATAGGTATTAGAGACTCGTTTAACCTCCCTATAGGTCTCGGTTTGCGGAGAGGAAGTATATGTAAATGTTTACATTCCGTAACATTCAACAGTATATATAATACCTGACAGGTTCAAGATTTGTCAACCCCTTGTGCCAGTTTCTTTTGTGCCTTTTGTGCCTTGATGTGACGTAGGGTCGCGAAGGCAAAATTAATCTCTTCCTGAGTGTATTGCTCAGGGTGTTTCATCGCTCGTATAATAGTATTCTTTGCTACCTTCTTTGTTGATAGTTGTTTCATAGTAGTATTCTAGATAGAGTGCTGATAATTCTGACGTAAATATCTCTTCATTATCTTCTAACTCCAAGAGTCTCTTATAAAGTCCACTACTCATAACCCAATCGCAAAAGTCATAGTGTTTGTTGGTGAGTTCTCCTCGCCATCTAATACACTCTTGTAGCATTTTGCTTCTGTACTCCATCATTTCGTCGGAGTATCTCCAATCATTAATTGCCATCTGGAATTGCCCTAACATTACAATAATATGGTACATAAGGTTCTGCCATTTCGCAAACCTTTGTATAAAAATTAGACTTTAATTCCGACAAACCCGAGTAGCGTTTCAATGTAACCCACTCGTCTTTGATTTGAACTTGTAGACTGAACTTTGATTTCATTTACGGAGACTTTCTGAAGTCGATCCAAGTAATTATATGTATATGTTTTCCTTGGTCCTTCGATACCCCATCCTAACCACCTGTACGCTGCGTTGTGGTAGGCAGTGTAGGACTGACCAGGGATCTGCCAAGTCAGTAGTGCTTGTTGAAATTGATTTTCGTTAGACATATAACGTAACTGTCCTTCGAATGTAGAAGGATCAAGTCCGTACTTCTTACAAAAGTTTCCGAGTCCGTTGTAGCGTGACAAGGTTGTCCATTGAATCAGACCGTACCCACCACGATGACAATCTTGATAGGGCACTCGTGCTCCTCCCTCACAGATATTAGGGGTGAAGTTAGATTCCTGTTTGATGTTTGCCATAACGACAGAAAGCGCCAGAGGATCTGTAATCCTTTGACGCTTCTGAAGGTACTCTAATGCTTTGGATTCGTTGAAAGAACACGTTGCACAGATGAACTCGATCATTGATCTTTGTTTCGAATAACGATGACTTGCTTAGAGTCTACCACAGCAAGACCGAACTCTAACTCATCCTCTGGTTCCCAACACAATTCTTCATAAAGAGAGTTGAGTTTACTCATATCTTCCCAGAGCGCATCAGGGTTCGGTGCCATAGTATAAAATTTTGAACTGAACGTATTTATTCTATCAGAATAATCCGAAGAACATATGTCCTGTTAACAAATCAGAACACGCTGCTGCGATCAAACCGAGCATTGCGATTCTGCCATTCCAAGTTTCTGCCCATTGCTTTTGTGGTTCGATGGCGATTGCCTTTGCTTGTGCCACTGGTTGCTGAGGAACAGAGAATTGTGATTTTGTTCTCATTAGTAAATTCCTGGTAGTAGTTGACCTGTGAATGCATATACTGTGCAGATTGTGATGAATCCCATCATTGCTGCACGTCCGTTTGCCTTCACGAAAATGTTTCTGTTTGTCATTAGACTAAAACGGTAGAGGTTAGTGTACTTGCACCCAGTGCCACCATAAAGATGTAGGGTACAAATCTAAAGGGTACTGGGTAGCGTTTCATTTAGAAAATGCCTGGGATGATTTGTCCTGTTGCTGCGTAAGCACCGACTGCTGCTACGAAACCGAGCATTGCTGCCCAACCATTAAATCTTTCTGCTTCTGGTGTCATTTGAGTTCTCCGATAGGGTGATTAAGAAAATACGAAAGGTAGTCCGTTTATTGCTGTGTAACCTAGTACACAGAGGAAGGTGATTTGATAAATCATAACTTTAGAATCCAAGGATACCAAAGAAGAAGAAATTACCAGTGGCAATGTAGGAAATGAATCCAGTTGTAAGACCAATCATTGCTAGTCTTCCATTGAGCAATTCTGCTCTCTCATTGTGTGTAACTGAAACGTCAACCAACCTCATTGGTGGTTCTTTAGCGAACATATTTTGGCGTCCGCCTTCTTCTGTGATAGTGGTCATTTGAAAGTCCGTCCTGTTTGTTTATTAAGAACTGTTACAATTATATATCATTTTGTAAACTTCTGTCAACCCCCCATATAAATACGGTTATTTCTGTACCGAAACTGTGTCATTTTCGTAGCACGGTACACCTGCAGGGTCTAACCACTTGGTGTAATCAGGATCTTCGATAGCAAGCATCATCTGATCTTGGTTATCGCAGAAGTACATATCGTTGTAGCGACGAGTGTACTCATTAAACTTTTGAATACGGCAGTCAGGTTTACCATTGATCTCAAGTAAACCACAAGTGACGTAACGGTATGGGAACCGTTCTAAAACAACATCCATAATTAAAAATCAACTGAACTTATCGTAACATATGAAAAGACCCCCTTGCGGAGGTCTGTGTGCCACTTTAGTAAGTGAACCCGATGTCTAGAGCAAGATTGTCAACCAATAGTTCATAGTCCTCATCTGGGTCTCCAAAGAACTGGACTCCACTTGACTCATAATATTTGAACAGACGTTGGAAAAGGCAGGGGTTCTCCTGATCTAACGCAACATCTCCGTTGACAACATCCCTCAAGTATGAGAGATCACTCTTACTGATAGGCATTTGTTTACCTCGAACTAGACTAACTCCCCATAAGGGGAACGGGTCAGGCAGGATTCGAACCTGCGACCGACTGCTTAGAAGGCAGTTGCACTAATCCACTGTGCTACTGACCCAACTAAACTATTGGTCTAGTTCAGCGATCTTACTTGCGATGATTTCTGCTTTGTGTAGTTCATTCTTGTCAAGATACTCGTGCATCTTATCAATCAAGATCTCCATTGTAGAATTGAGAAACAGATTGTCTGAAGCAAAGTCGTCCAGATAGTCGTTCATTGTTCTTGAGTGAACTACAGGTGATACTATATATCACTTTTGATCCTCTGTCAAGGGGTACGGAAAATAATCTTTCCTGTAGTACCGTCCTAGAATGTTGGAGTTGTAATAGTGGGGTGTTCCATCCTCTCTTGCTTCGGTAAGGACACCTCTAATGAAGAGTTCTCTAGTTTCTGCAAAGTTTGTCTGTCCAACGGTGGGGTGTAGGGATAGGATCTCTCTTCTAAATCGATCTCTACCAAGTCGCTTAACATCAAGAGTAAGTTCAGGACACGATCCGTAGTATTTTTTCCAGTCGCTTTCACTTGTAACTCTCCGACTCTTACCTCTAGGTTTTCGTTTCTGCCAGAAGTATTTTCTTCCAATGTATTCCCGACCCGATTCAATATTTGTAATCCGATAGACAAAACCGAAATTATTGTCAATGCTCTCAGATAAAAAAGGGAGTCCGTTAAAAATCCAGGGGTTTTCATAATCAATCGCAGAGTCCGTCTTCGTCGTTGATGTCAAGGTAAGTAGTAGTCTTATCACTATCACTACTTATACTGTATGCAGCAGTGTCTGAATACACTTCAGATTTTAATGCTGCCAGTGCTCTTTCGATGTCTTCTATTAAGACTTTGAGATTTCTTTTATGCATAAGATGTTGGATATGCTGAGGTCAGACCCCAATAACAAAAAATACTGATGAATCCGAAAAGCAGCAGTGCTTTAACGTAAATCATTTTTGAGTACCAATTTTTTCTGGTGCTCCTATTATATCAAATGTGTCAACCCCATAGTCTAATTTGAGGATACGCTCAATATGTCCCTTAACTTCCCAAGGAAACTTGGTCTCCGCTTCCACGAAGACCTCGCCAACCTCAGGAATTTTTACTTTCTGTTTCCAGATGTTCATTCGTCTATGTGTAATTCTTCTTGAAGTTTTGCCCAGTCGTTCTCGAACCTCTCAAGACCATTCTGTGTGAGAATGTGCTTGTACATTTTCTCGAAGACTTCATATGGCATAGTCACAATGTCTGCTCCTGCATCAAAGCAACGTGCTACGTGGTTCACTTCGCGTACAGATGCAGCGAGGATCTCAGTCTCTACGTTATGCAAACGATAGACTCTAGAGATCGCTTGGACCAGTGCAATACCTGAGAAAGAATTGTCATTCAGTCTGCCAACAAACGGAGACATCATAGATGCTCCTGCCTTTGCAGCGAGGATCGCTTGTGCGACTGAGAAGATTAGTGTAACGTTTGTACTGATACCATCTGCAGACAGATCACCACAGGCGATCAATCCTTCACGTGTGCAGGGTAGTTTGATAGTAACGTTGGGTGCAATACTAAAATATTCGTTTGCTGCTTCGAGCATTTCCTCAGCAGTATCACCCATAACCTCTGCTGAAATTGAAGCATCCCAAGAGAATAGATCACTGATCTCTTGAATAACGTCTCTTGGATTCCTCCCTGCCTTAAGCATAAGAGAAGGGTTAGTTGTAACACCGTCGATGAGGTTAGTCTCCATCGCGTGTTGGATAAGTTCGGGGTCTGAACAATCTAAAAAGATCTTCATTCAGCAGTACCTCACATAATTTCTTGTATTATATATCCTAGCATAAAAAAAGACCCTGTGAAGGGTCTTAAACTCAACAAATTTGCTTGCTTAGGACTTGGAGGCGAACTTACGCTCGACCTTAATTCCACGGTACATCATTTCGTGATTACGAATTTGATCTGCCTCGGCAAGTACCTTTGCTTTGTACTGCTCAGCGTCATACTTGACGCCACGATAAGTAATGGTTGTCATTGGTTTACTCCAAAGTAGTAGGGATTTTTGCCCCGTTCCTTCAGTCGTATGCGTCCCAAGTACAGTCAGGAGTTGCCTCTTGAATAACCTGTACCAATTCGACTTTCTCAGCGTTGCTGAGTCTATCATTGTCCACGACTCTTTGGATAATTCCAAGGGCATCCGAACAATGAATGTCCGTGTACATTAATAACAACAAGTGCATTAACATAGTGGGATGAACGCTCCGTTCCGCGACTTACTTGCGTCCACTCTGATGAGAGGATGAACGTAAAGGTATGTTAGCATACCCAGATCTATTTAGCAATATTTTTCTTTTTGTAACGGTTGTTACGGTATGAACTTCTCGATACACCTATACCTTTATCTCGTTTAAGATCCCGCTTAAGTTGCCTGAGGAACTTGAGATGTAATTTAAGTTGATTATGCATCTGTAATCGTTGTACTGCGGATTACTGCTTGCGTGAAAAGTATGACCGTCAAAGATAATAAACCTACCTTGACGTGGTTCGATCTTTTCTTTCAGCGTCAGTTTCTTTCGTGACCCATCGTACTTCTCATTGAAGAAGAAGGTAGGACCATCCGAGTCATTCACATAATACAACAGCGTTGTATGAGGGAAATCATAATCAACGTGTGGTGTGTGGTATAGATGCTTAGACTCTTTCTTTGTTAATAGATTGATCTTGATACGTCTGAACTTTTCAAAGTCTCCAAGTTCAGCATCGTAATTCTCTTGAATATATTTCCACAGTGGTTCAACCACAATATCCCAAGCGTGTTGGGATGCGATTTCTCCGTGGTTGTTTACAACTGTGTGTTGAAATTGGGGATCCTCCCCCGACATTTCATCGGGGATAGAATCGTTGAACTTAGGGTCATACCCTGTGGTTTCAGTAATCATATACCAAGGCCAATAAGGACTATTCAATAGTCTTGCCTTGATGGGTTCCGACACAGAGGTCGGGACATCACCAATAAACATAGTTAAAGTTTGAATCCAGAGAACGTATCTTTCTTGATGTCCTGTTTGATTGCACCAACAACATATGATTCAATCTCTGTTTCCTGTGGTGCATTCTGTTGACCTTTAGAGTTCAACCAATGATTAGTCCAAGGAAGAGGATTGTTTCTAGCAGGTACATCATAGATTGGATCGATGCCAATAGTTTTCATTCTTCTATTAGCGATCCATTTCACATACTGAGTAAGAAGTTTGGCATTGAGTCCGATCATAGATCCTTCTTTGAATAGATACTCTGCCCAGTCTTTCTCTTCGTTTACGCAACGCTCGAACATCTCGATAACGTTACCTTTCTCTTCGTCGATGATCTCTAGCATATCAGGATCATCACCTTTCCTCCAGTTGTTAATGATGTTTTGTGTAATCACAAGGTGCTGTGACTCATCACGTGCAATAAGAGAAATGATCTTTGCAGATCCTTCCATCTTCTTGAGTTCACCGAACCCAAAAGAACAAGCAAATGAAACATAGAAACGAATACCCTCAAGGATATTCACATTCATAATTGCTCTATAAAGTCTGCGCTTAAGTTCTTTCTTCTCCCAAGATGCAGACGGTGAATCTCTCCAACCTTCTTTCCACCAGTTACCTTGTCCCCATTGCTGAGCAAAGTTGATGAACTCATCATACGCTTCAGTAACAGATTTGGCACGAGCGATGATCTTCTCGTCATCAAGAATAGTATCAAAAATCTGCTCAGGGTTTGCATAAACATTTTTAATGATGTACGTGTAGGATCTAGAGTGGATCATTTCCATAAACTCCCACGCAATCATAGCAGATTCTAACTCGGGTAGAGAGCAATAAGGAATGAAAGCAAGACCAGGACCACGACCTTGTACGGAGTCAAGGAGGATCTGGTATCTGAGGTTTGATGTGAAGATGTGTTTTTGTGCATCAGATAAAGATTGAAAATCGGATCTGTCCTTCTGAAGTGAGACCTCTTCGGGTCTCCAGAAGAAACCAAGTTGGGAGTTAGTCAGTCTATCAAAGACTGGATACTTTGCTCCGTCGTATCTCTGAACACCCAAGGGTTGTCCAAAGAACATAGGTTGTTTTGTTGTGTCGTGTTGTGCTTGATTGAAAACTGTTACGTTCTCAATGCCTTTGCGCTGTCGTGGATCGTTCCCACCAGTTGAGATCTTAAACTTTGCAACTGTCACAGTCTTCCTCTGCCTCCAAAAGTTCGTTTACTAGTTGATCAACTTGTGATGTTGATGTGGTTGGTTCTTCTTCACCATCTTTCTTATTATCATAAGTGTTATGATAGTAACTTGTCTTCCAACCGTATTTGTAGGTTGTCAATAGGTCCATTGCCATAACGGAAGAAGGTACTTCGTTATTATCATAATTACCTGGATTATAACTCCAGTTGCCTGAGATTGCTTGGTCGAAGAACTTTTGCATCACGGCGACAATTTTTATGTAACCTTCATTAGAAGGCATATCCCATAGGAGGGTGTATTTATTTTTTAGGTATGGAAACCCTGGTACAATTTGCTTAAGTGGACCTTTCTTTGATTTCTTAATAGAAAGATAATCTCTGGGTGGTTCAATTCCATTAGTAGCATTTGACACTACCGAACTGCTCTCGCTTGGCATTTGAGCGGACAGTGTACTGTGTCTTAGACCGTGCTCTTTAACAGAATTCCTAAGACCTTCCCAATCATAAGCAAGTTCTACCGATGTTATTTCATCTACCTCACTCTTATATGTATCGATAGGAAAAATTCCATCTGCATACTTTGTGTGTTGGAATGCATCACACGGTCCTTTCTCCATTGCAATAGCATTAGATGCCTTGAGAAGGTTGTATTGGAAGGACTCAGTTAGTTGATGAACGATGTCATATGCACCCTGATCATCATACTTAAATCCATTCTTAGCAAGGTAATGTGCAAGACCAATATAACCAACACCAAGTGAACGACGTGCAAGAGTAGAACGCTCTGCTGCCTTCACAGGATACTTTTGATAATCAATAAGTTCTTCTAGTCCACGGACTGCAAGATCACATAGTTCCTCCATCTCATTGAGGTTACGAAGTTTACCTACATTGATTGCAGATAGGATACACAATGCGATCTCTCCACCATCGTCATCGATGTGTGAAATCGGGTCTGTGGGCAGTGTAATCTCTTGACATAGGTTAGACATATTAACCTTGTCTTTGAACGAACTGTGACTGTTACAGTGGTCGATATTCATAATGTAAATACGACCAGTCTCTGCTCTTTCTTTTAGTAAGGAGAGGATAATCTCGTTGGCGGAGACAGTCCTTCTAGGGATCGATTTATCCTGTTCGTACTTGGTGTAAAGTAGATCAAAATCATCAGTCCCAAAGGCATCATAAAGACCAGGAACGTCGTGAGGAGAGAATAGGGAGATTGTTTCACCTTGAATAAACCTCTCGTAGAATAGTTTACTAATTTGAATACTGTAGTCTAGTTTCCTGACTCTGTTGTCTTCGGTTCCTTTGTTGTTTTTGAGGACGAGGATGTCTTCGATTTCCTGATGCCAGATAGGAAAGTGGACTGTAGCAGAACCACCTCGGATGCCGTTTTGAGTGCAGCATCTGACAGTTGATTCAAACTTTTTAAGGAAGGGGACCACACCTGTGTGTTGTACCTCTCCGCCTCTGATCTTAGAGTTGATACCACGGATCCTGCCTGCGTTGATGCCGATACCCGCACGTTGTGCAACATATTTGCCAATCGCCATATCACTACTAAAGATACCATCGAGGGTGTCATCAACATCAACAAGAACACAAGAAGCAAACTGTCGCATCGGAGTCCGAACTCCTGCCAAGACTGGTGTTGGGAGGTTGATTTTTCCTTTGGAGGTTGCTGTGTAGTAGCGTTGTACATACTCTAAACGACTGTTTTTTGGATAGTCTTGGAAGAGTGTTGCTGCTACCATAATGTACATATACTGAGGTGTCTCATAGAGAATCCCAGTGCTTCTATCCTGTACAAGATACTTATCTACAATCTGTCTCAGACCTGCATAGGTGAACCCCATACATCTTTCGTGGTCAATAAAACTGTTGAGCAGGTCCCACTCTGGCGGACTATATTTATTTAGAATGGCAGCGTCATACACTCCTGCCTCAGCGCAACGTTGTACGTGATCGTGGAGGTGTGGGTATCCAATCTCGTCTGCCCACTCAGGGAATACCTGCTTGCGAACATCAAACAATAGAAGACGTGCAGCAACGTATTGATAGTTGGGTGTATCCATACTGATCAGATCACTTGCTGACCTGATAAGGATCTCTTGAATCTCTGAGGTCTTGATACCTTCAAAGAATTGAATATTTGCATTCATTTCAACTTGTGATTCGCTTACACCTGTAAGACCTTCACACGCTAACTCAACCATTTTATGCACTTTGTCTAGGTTGAGAGGGACAGCAGTGCCGTCTCTTTTAATTACGTTCATACTTTCTTCCATTGAGAGAGTTTAAGTTTTGCTTGTAAACCGTGGTAAGTATTTGATTCTACCAGTTTTTGTACGTCGTGTCCACCAAGGACCATATCATTGAGATCTTTTTGTTGAATCTCTGATGGAAAGATCACTACCTTGTAACCTCTGTCGATAGTGGTGGAGATTCTATCGGTGATTTGTTTGTTACGCGGTTCGTTATCAAAAACAAAAACACAATCGCGCCAACCACACGACCGAGGATCAAGATCGGACCCACACATAGCAGCACTGTTTTCCAAGAAGAGGGAATCAAACGGTCCCTCCACGAGGTAGACGGTTCTGCTAGTGTCGAGTTTGTCCTGCCCGAATACTTTAAGTTTTGATTCATCATAAAGAATAGTAATGTAGCGAAGTCTAGCATTTGGCATTAGGGATCTACCCTGCACACCAAACCAATTTCCTTCTTTGTCAATTAGTGGAATGATGATACGAGGTCTATCATTCTGGAGGTTGTCAAATGTATGTTTCTGCGAGTTGATGTACTCTTTGAACTTATCGGCATAGTAAATACGGTCAAGTTTCGACCCTGTAATGCCTCTTTGTTCAAGGTACGTCCTAGCGGGATGTTCTGTATTTAGACTAGAAATACGTGGGAGGTTACTGCCTGTATTAAATACTGGTTTGGACTTGAACACATCAGGATTTGGGTTAGCAACCCTTGTCCTTTTGCCTGTCAAACCACCCTTGTATCTTTCTATAACATACTCATCGTATATGTCGCGTGCTTGGTCCTTGAGGAAGTTCCCAAGGGTTCTCCCTACCCCACAGTTATGACACTTAAAGATAATGTCATTCTGTTTGGTAAAGAAATACCCTCTCGCCTTAGATGCTTGCTTCTGTGAGTCTCCACAGTAGGGGCATCTGAAGTTGTAGAGGGTTGATTTTTTTTCTTTGAACTTATCAAGTCTGCTGCCAACGATGCGAGCATACTTAATATCAATAAAACTCATCCCAAGCGTTCGGACTCGACGCTTCTAATGATACTTGATTCCTGACCGCCTGTCAACATAGGACCAAAAACTCGTTGACCTATGGGTGAGAGGAGGACACTGATTACTGTAAGAGAACCTGCTATGGTCCACATTTTCTTTTCAATAGCACGCAGTCTATTATCAACCAGACGGATGTCTCTCTCACATCCTTTCTTGATTGCATCGGTCTCTCTATTGATGTCTGCGTGTATCCTATCTATCTTTTCAAACAAGATAGTATCTACCTCATCTTGCTTACTCAGTTTCTCATTATGCACAGCAAGAAGTTGACCCATCTTTACAGAGTTCTCCTGTAGTGAGTCCACAACACGTTCGAGACGTTCAATAATTGCGGTGTTAATATCAGACATTACATTGCTGCTTGACGTTTCTCCCAATAATAATGCATAACCTGAGCAGGAAGCATTCTAGTGATCTTGATTCCTTTCAATCTCTCAGGACGATAAATTTTTCTCAGTCGTATCTTGACATCTGCGGGCGACTTGCCATTAAATATAAACTCAACATCATCCATCTGAACCAAGAACGATAGGTATTTTGCCTCAGTGGATTCACATACTTTATTTATACCATCGGGTGCTTTTTTACACTTGAACTTTTTCTTCTTTCCTGACACAGCACCCCTGCCTCTCAGTTTCCTTGTTCCTCCCAATGGTTCATCCAAACCTGCAGTAGGTCCGTCTGCCTCTGACTCACTTGAGAATCCTGCTGCACCTGCAGTAGAACCTGTATTCATAGTAGGAGCACCTTCTTCGTGCACAAACTTCATACCCTTAGTTGCTTTATCTCTAAGTGCCTGACGTTTCTTAGGATCCATATTCTTTTCATAGTCTGCTAGTTTGGCAGCAAACTTTTTGTTATCAAGTTTCTTGATCTGTTTCCTTTCGTCTTTGTTTGGTCCTGTGTATTCTACTCTTGCCTCATACTGTAGTCGTAAGATCTCTTCAGCAAATTTCTTTTTCTTATCTTTCTTAGTAATCTTGCCTTGTCTTGTGTTGCTATGTGACTGTGCTCCAGGGATTCCATTTGAAATCACAGCACCATAACCCATAGTACCACCCACGTACTCTTTCATATCTTCTTTCGCTTCCTCTTTATCATCGTTCTTCAACTCAGGATGATACTTGATGTGAATATTTTTAGCATCCTTGGCACAAGTCTTGCCATCGATTACAACCTCGACAGGATACTTCTCATACTTATCGTACCAATATGCTACATCATAACTGCCATCTTTGTTGACCTGTGCGAGCAGTCCTCTGTCGTAATCTTTGTTGTCTTGCTTAAGAACGTTATTAACACCTGTCTTCAATACTAAATCAACTTTATTATTCTGTACTGACTCTTCTACTTTGTCTGGTAAATTCTTTTCTTTTGTTTTTGCATACTTGTTGACTGCCTTTGCAGACATATCACCTGCAGCACGTTTCAATTCGGGAGACGGGTTCTTCATCTCACCTTTCTGGGTGGCACGTACCATCCCCATAAATTTTCTTTGTGCTTTTGATTTAGCAGGCATCAGAGGTCTCTCAACTGTTTGCTTATTACAGGATCAATTTCTACATAATCTAATGTCCCACATCCTGTCTCAGGGTATCTGTTTAAGTACACCAAATATGTTTTAAGGATGTCCCAATACTGTTTGTCAACTTTGTAAACTAACAAAGGTACTGTTGCTTCCCCGAACACATTGAATAGTACGATCAAATGATTCAGTATAAGATGGTTACGAAGAACCCCAGTCTTGATGTATCTCCCAAAGAGACGCTTCAAGTATTTGAAGCGCATCATATCCTCAAGGAAATCATCATATGTAACTGACTGGGGATTATCGTAGTGTTTCATAGCGAACATCATAAAGTTGTCCGCTGTGAGTGTATTCAAATTTTCAAACATAACAAAGGTGGTTGGTTATTATGAACCGAAGGTTAGAGTAGCAATGCTACTTACAACTTCAGCAGCACCCTTGCTTGAGTTAACTTTAACTCTGTACTGGTTGCCGTCATTCGCTGCTAATTGACCTGAAAGGACAAGAGATGCACTGGTTGCACCAGATACATTACTGAATCTTCCAGATGAAGAAGTTCTTTTCTGCCACTGATAAGTGATAGTACCTGACTGATCCACAGTTGCTGCAACAGTAAAGGTTGCTGCACCAGAAGATGTAGTCTGGTTGGAAGGTTGAGTGCCGATTGTGATTGTTTCGAGCACGTCTGCTGCCACTGTATCATCAGAGTCGTCACCAGATGTTGCTGCTGCAACTCTAAGTGCTGCAAGTTTCTCTGCCTTGTGACGTGTAGTTCCTGCTGCTGTGTTGTATGTTCTATACAACCACCATCCAGGTCCGTCGATACCACGTGACTTGTTAGATGCGATACCATCTTCAGTAGTATCAACAAAGATAAGTTGATAGTCTGAAATACTATCTCCACCTTTAACTACAAACTCTGCAACTGCCTTAGGAGGAGTTCTCCTTACAGCACCAGACAATGTAGCGTTAGTGCTACCTGCATATGCTTTGTGCAATTCGATTGCAGTTGTAGATGTAACTTGTTTGACGATGTATGCGACGTTTGCCAATTCGAGAACATCACCGACAACAACAGTGTCGGCAGCATTCTTGGTAACAGTTGCGTCACCATTTGTGACCGCGACATTATTGGAGAACGTTGCTGCGTCGATTTTGCCCAGAATGGCCATCTTGATTTTACTCCGTGAACGTTGTGTTTCCTATATTTTATTTATACAAACACGAAAGGGACCCGTAGGTCCCTAGTGTCTGAGACTATTAACCCTCAGGTGAGAGTAATGCTTTCTCAAGTGCTGCCACGAGTTGATCATCAACTGTGTTGTCAGTTCTTGATACTGCTTTCTTTGCTAGACTCACGATCAATTTCTTGATTAGTTCATCTAGATTGTCAGGAATCTTATCGACTGCTGACTCGATGATTTTAATTGCAAATGGAAGAAGGAATTTAACCATAATTAATGAAACGTACCTATCACTATATAGGTGCTTATGATCCTAATCCGCGTCCTCTATCATAGTTATCTTTACCACCGTAACGTGCCATAGTGTTCACGTAATCCCTAGTAGATTTGAATCCGCGTTTCTTAGCATCTGCAGCAGTGGTATCTTTTTGATTCTTGCGCCTGTCTGCCATTGCCTTGTACTTGCCAGTACCTGCAGTTGACTTTGCACCTTTCTGTTTCTTCATCTGACCAACTTCTCCACCTTGCATCTTCCTTACCATCCTTTTGACGGAAGCGATAGGAGAGTCCTTACCAGATCCACCCTTCTTAGTGGGTGTGCCTGCCTTAGGAGTGTTGACACCAGTACGCCCGTGACTAGGACCAGTAGATTTACCAGTCTCTTTCTCGTAACGATTCAACTCTGTAATGTACTCTTTGAAAGATTTCATTAGTGCTTATGCATTTCTTGGACAAGAACGTTAAGATCTTCAACAGGAATGTTGCTATGCATTTGTTCTGACTCATCCACGATGTCGTAGTGAGTTACTTCGTGAGTGCATCCATCGCTATGGTCTGCCTTCTCAACCAAGGTGTGTGCCTCAGGAATTGTGTAGCAAAGACCATACTCAGTATGCTCAACATACTTAGCACAGATGTGGGTTTTCTTACCCATTGCTTTAGCGACAGTCTTTCTACGATTGAGCAGATACTTATCTGACTTATCGTGGTCACCGTCGTTGTCAATATCCTTGTCTTCTTTACCGACAGGATCTAGTTTCTTTTTGGATTGTTCTTTCAGGTCAGCGAGTTCTGCCTGAAGAAGTTGGCGGATGGTTTCCTTCATCAGTTCTTCCTTCTTGGGGTTGATAATGATTTTTGTTTTTTTAGGCATTACTATTTACCAAAGTTAGGGAAGTGCTTCTTGAACATTTCAGACGCTTCCTTGTGCTTACCTTTGTTAGTAAGTTCCTTAGTTTGTTTTAGAACTTCTCTCTTCTTGAGTTGTTCTGCACTTGGTTCTTCCATAACAAATTTTGTGTACGCAAGTCTCTCTCTCCAACCCGCAGCACTAGCATCTTTTGCGTGTGCTCTATCGTGTTCAAGAGTTTCCTGCTGTAGTTTCAAGATACGACGTACCTTGTCTGTTTTTGATTCTGCCATAGATTCTCCGAGTTTCCTTGCAAGTTTGTCAGATCCTTTAGAGATTGCTCTTGATGTTTTACCAACTGCTTTCTTTGCTAGGTTAGCGCCACCTTTAACAGCACGCTTCAAACCTCTGCCGACTGCACCTGCAGCACGACTTAGCAATGAAGGACCAGATTTTTTCTGTGTACCACCTGAGGTACCCGAGGAACTTGAAGATCCAGAAGATGATCCACCTGAGTAGGATCCTCCTCCACCTGATGAACCACCAGATGATGATCCACCAGAAGATGAACCACCACCAGAGGACGATGATCCACTAGAAGATCCACCAGATGATGAACCTCTTAGACCACGCTCTCTACCTTTGGAGAATTCAGACTTAGCAGAAGATGCTGCACGTTGTGCAAGACCTGATGCATAACCTGCACCACGAACTGCTCCCTTAGCACCTGCCTTTGCTCCTGCTTTAGCAGCAGAACCTGCTTTTGCTAGTCCTTTTCTAACCACTCCACCTGCTTTCTTAGCAGCAGACTTAAGTCTGTCTACTCTTGAAGCACGGGTTGGTTTTGATCCACCCCTAGGTGCTTGAACTGCAACGTTAGGAAACGCTGAGTCTTTTGATGGTGCCTCTGTTAACAACTCACATCCGTCATCAATGATGTCGATTGCTTCAAATAGATTTTCTTGTGTATCAAAATCTAAGAGTGCTTCTACTACAACATCTTGTAGATCTTGTTCGGTAAGGTTGTCAAACTCATCTCCGAGTTCATCAACGACATCCCATACCCATTCCTCGCTTTCTTTGACACAATTAGGAACTTGTTTTCCGTTCTTCATCTTGGTGCCTTTAGCAACGTAACCGTCCCAACAGGTAGATGCTCCGACGTTCTTACGTGCTTGTTTAAGACTGCCTTTACCTTTTTGTTCTTCCACCTGAGTCTTAGGAGTTACACCCTTTGCTTTGATTGTTCTCTGGTTATCGCAGCAAGGATCTGTTGTTGACTCCTTCTCTTTAGGTGTATCGATCTTAGGAGATGCAGCACTTGGTTTCATATTAAGTGTTGCTGCATTCGCAGAGACCTGCTCCTTGAACTTCACAGGCATTGATACTGTACCCTTGCCTGGGACATACTTAGTAGTTCTTGGATTCTTAGGATCGTCAGACTTAAAATCTTTGTGAATTTTATCATACTCTTTCTTGGTCATCTCAAGCGCCTCAGATTGAGTCTTTGCTTTCGCCTTCGCTCTCAATGCTTTTGTCTTAGCAAGAATTCTATCTCTTGCTTCAGATGCTGCCTTGTTAGGACCGTCATATGCCATCGCGCCTTTCTGCATACGTGGTGCCTTTTGCTCCTCTACACTAGCAGGAGTTCCAGGTGCCTCGTCATCGTGCTCGATAACTTTACCATTAGCATCCTTTTGATGATGCTCAATGTTAAGAGTCTTGGGGTAATCCTTGTCACCTTTCTTAGCAGGTGCCTCTCCACGCTTACGCTTAGCGTGAATATTTGCCCAAAGACCTTTCTTGCCTTCGATAATAACTTCAGCGATTGCCTTCTCTGTTGGAGTGACAAGACGCTTCGCGAGATAGGCATCACGTGCCTCTCCCTCGTAGTTATGTTCTGCGTACTCAACAACGTAAGTAACTGATTGTACGTCTGAAGGTGAATACTTCAGCAGTTTCGAAGTAATTTCTAAATCCATCTGTCGAAAATTTGCGTAATACTATTTAGTTGACCCTATTTTTCTGAAGTCACTGAACTTTTTGACCATCTGTCCAGGGGTCATTGCCTGAACCGCGTGTCTATATGTATCAGTGCCGACCTTCCAGTCGTTACCACTGCCATCGTCTGCTGACTTATGCAGTTCCTTCACTTCCATAATGGAAGTTAACCAGACATTAAATTTATATTTTTCTGGTGTTTCAAAGATTACATAATTTGTTCCTTTCTTGACGATAGTTCCTCTGACACCTGTGTCCAGATGTTCAACAATAGAACCAACAGAAAAGACTTTATCTTCAAAGAACGCTTCACGGAGGTTCTCTGCATCAAGTTTAGGAGCGATGTCCCAAAGTTCTGCAACCTCTTCCTCCTGTTCCTGTTCTTGAATACCCATACCCGCTCTGACTTCCATCATTAGTTGCTCAGCAATTTTCTTTGCTGACGATGGAACTCCTTGGGCAAAACTTTCTAAGTCACCTGACGCTGCGAATGCTCGCATCTTAGATGCACTCATACCTTCTACACCATCTGCATCAGGATCTCTTTCTCCTGCAGAAATAACATTGAGTTCTTCAAACTCATATGCCTGACCGTTATACTTCTCAAGTAATGACTTGAATTCTGATACACGATCAGAACCAACAACCATAGTTACACCTGAGTAACCCTCTTGGTTAAGGTTGGAAAGTACATTGAAGATGTTAGACATATCACCATCGTTGACAATAGCATCAGAATGTTTGGGGAACATCTTTGTCATAAAATCAATCTTAACATCAGGTTCTAGTGGGTTCTTTTTAGGATCCACAGTACGTGATGGATAGATTCTATAGTTGTCAGCGTTCTGTTCAGATACAGTGTCCAGTAGTTTCTCGTGACCAACAGTAGGAGGATTGAAACGTCCAAAGGTTAGAGCAATATGTCCTAAACCTTCACCACTATTGATATGCTCGTCTTCTGCTGCACCCTGTTCAGCACCTTGTTGTGCTTTTGCTGCCTCATCAGGAGATACAGGCACCAAACGATTTCCTCCTTCAGACTTCGCAACGATATTACCCTGCCTGTCAGCATAGTATCCGTGTCCGACGTGTTGGAGTCCTCTCTTAGCAGCAACTTCACCTGCAGCGGTGCGTGCCTCAGTTATAAACTGACTGAACTTCATTGATATACTGGTGTTTTCCATATCTATTTATCAACCCCAATTTTTTTCTACTGTGAAATTCGCTCTAGAGAACTCCAAACGGTCTACAAGTTTGAGTGCAGAACCTGATTTGATTGCAACAAAACCCTCTGGTGCAGTTACCCTATAACCATTATCAGTCTTGATATATGTACCAATGTCCTGCACTTTTCCAAGTTGTTTGATGACTACAGTCTTTGCAGCGATCAGATTCATATAAGATGCGACAGTCATATAGACAGCACGTGCATTTTGCTTCAAGAATCTAAGACCATTCTGTTTAATAGTCTCATATTTTTTCTTAGTTGTATCTGTTTTCTTCATAGAGATCTCTTTGTCTAGTGCTGCGGTATAGAATTTATTGAAACCTACAGCAACTGCCTGTGCATTGACAATAGGTTTACCAGTACGGATGAATGAGTTGAAATATACTTTGAACATAGCAGAGAGCATAAACTTTCCTTCTCCTTTATCTTGTAGGATGTCTAGAAATCTTGATGCTTGCTTGAGAGAACCTTCAGCACGGTTGACTAGAAGATCATACTTGCTTTTATCTGCAGGTTTGAATACAGATGAACCTGTCGCGTCAGTAAAGTCTGAAGAGAATACTGCTACGTTAGGTGCTGCCTGCATCTTGGTCACATTTACACCAAAACCAGGGGTCATATCTCTTAGAGTAGGACCACCTGTATATGATGTATGGAATACAATACCGAGAGAACTTCTTGATACTTTCTTACCCATAGGAGTGTCTACAGGTACAGCATAGGTGATGGTATTAGGCATAAAAGTATGACACTTTTGCTTACCCATAACTTTTGTAGTGACATCACCCTTTGTGAACAATAGATCACCCTGTACTACACCATTGATAGGTAGTTGAGGAAGGAGACGCAAGCACATCTTTAATTTTTTTGCTAGTTCACCACTGTAGAACTCATCTACATCAGCATCACTCACACAAATCTTTGGCATCTTAGCAAACACACCCTTGGTTCCAACAAAAAACCTGCCAGTTGAGGGATGTTTACCACAAATGACAGCAGGGGCACCGTCCCACTTAGTTGTAATATTAACTGCAGACTGTGGTTCAGTCAGCATCTTACCAAGTTCTCTGAGGAATGCTATAGCGTTGAATCCTCCTTTAGAACCTTGGTTTAGAATGTCATCCTCAAGGTGTTCGAGGTGTGTATTCTGCTTTGCCATACCTATATTATACCTCGTATCGAATCACAATGGCATTCTGACGGACACCTGTAACTTTGTCCTTACCTCTGCCCTTCAATGCCATCCTGACACCTGCCTGTTTCATCACGTCTCTGACTGCCTTCTCATCTATAGGTTTTACACCTGTCTCTGTCAGTATATGTGTTGCTGATCTTTCATCACCATTGAATAACAAAGCACCTGTCATACATTCGTGTGTCAAATTATACTTGAAACAATCATATGCAGCAGCACCATCAGGTTTCTTCTTTGAACCTAACACTTCTTGTAACTGTTCATTCAATCCACCTGCCTTTTTTATATCACTTAGTATCTTTTTAGCAGTAGGTTGATCTACAGTTCCTTTTGCGTTCTCACATTTGTTGTTGATCTTCTCAAGGATTAGTTGTAGGTATCCAAGTGTCTGTGCATCAGTTGCACCACCTCCACAATCCTTAGCAGTCTTTGCTAATACTTTTTGAAACACTGCAGTTGACTTATCAATACCTGCAGATGTTAACTGATACGATTTACCCCATTTCATAGAGCATAGGTAGGTCGTACCACCTGACTTAAACTTGACGTCAGTCTTAGGTTCTTCTCCACCACCAGACATTTTTTCAAATGACTTGTAGTATGTTTGCCTCGCTTCAATATTATTACCTGATGGTGCCATTGACTCAACAATGCGATCAGCAGCAGCACGAATGTCGCCAGAGATAGCGTTGATTCGTCCTGCTGCTTGTTCAAAGTCTTTTTGGTTCTGAGCACTCTTGTTAATTATCTTACTCGTTGCCGAGTACATCACTGCGTGTTCAAATTGTAACCCTTTGTTTGCCATTTCGGGTGCAGATTTTTAATTATTTATCAAACCCAATCTGGTTTACGTTCTGGGATTCTAAGATAGTTATCTTTGACCCAAGGTTTTGCAGCGATATACCTTTTATATGCAGTGAATGTATCTATTGACTGGTCGTGTTTGAATTCATCGTACATCGCTCTTGCGAAGGGTGTAGGATGCTTGCCACTCCTGCCAGTAGGATCGCCACAAGGAAATATCTTACGTGCGTGTTCGATAGTAGATTGACACGAATGAATTTTACCATAGCGAAGAGTGTATTCATTGCAAAGTGCAAGACCGTGAGTGATTAACCATCGCCAGTTGAGTACAAAACTGTTTGCCCATACTGTACAGGGATGATTACGAAAGGCACCCTTGTCTGTCTTGTAAGGAGTACCGTCAAGTTTTGGTAGGTCACCGAAACCGTGACCCCACTTCTCTGATGCGACAATAGAAAGCATCTGACAGGTTTCTAAGGGCATTTTGACAATGTGCTTGTCAGGTAAAACTCTGGCAGATGCTATTGGATCAGGATCAGTAACGAAGATATTCATAGACCTGATATGTAAGGTTGGGTGGGAGGTAGGAATACATTATACCTACAAGTTATGGGAATCGCTAGTGCGAAAATTAGTACATAACAACAACAGTCCTTCTGGTAAGAAGTTCTTCCGAAGAAGCGGGCACCACCCCTGACCGTTTACATTACCCCGCCTAATTCCAACAGGGTTATTCAGTCACTCCCAGTAAAACAAGCGTCCTTGCCTTACAAATATAGTATAGCATAAAAAAGGAGGGTGTCAAGCACCCCCCAATGATCCATCTCGAACCAGTTTTATTTATCTCCTGCGTCTCTTCCATCTAGGTAGATAGAATACTGAGAAAGAACCTATCCAAAAGACTGCTAGTGCTGCTATATGATTCAGTCTGTTAGGACAAACGATCAATCCAATAGTGACTAGTGCAATCCAAGCGTAATCTAATGTACCGTGTAATCTATACCAAGCATTAGATCCAATCTTTGCGATGATGTCATCCCTTCGTCTTCCAAACCAAGGAGATACGTGACGCATCATTACAAAACCCTCATTCAAAACCATAAGGGTGAAACCAATCCAAAAAATCATTTAGTCTCTTCTATTGCCTCCTTAATAATATTCTTGAGTTGTCTTCCTTTCTTCTTACTGAGTCCAACTGATGAATCAATCTTTACCTTGACCCAGTAGAGACCAATAAGAGTAATTAGGAATGGAATAGATTCTTCCCAAGAGATTGCGTTCCACGCATTTGCTGCTTGACCAAGCATTAGAGGAATTGCATACATTTCAGCACCCATTACTTGCCCTCCTTTGCATCAAAGTATTTTGCCATAAGATAACCATAGTACATTGTTGCACCAACACACGCTGTGCCAATTAAAAGTTCCATTACCTGTCCCCCTTCTTACGGTTTTCAGATCTAACAACTGTGAACTCTCCCTCAGGATAGCGTGTTGCAAGTTTGACTGTGTTACGGAAACAAACTTCATCAAGATCAACACCGAGTGCGATACAAGCGTTAGCAACATACCACATCACATCACCCAGTTCGATGATGAGGTGTTCTTTGTTGTCCTCATTCCAGGGTTTGCCTTGGAACTTGAGTTTCTTAACGATCTCCATAAACTCTCCGCCCTCAGCAACAAGACCCGATGCAGCAGTGTCAAGACGTTCAATATCACATCCACTTTCTTTAAGTGCTTCATAACGTTCGATGAGTGTATCAAAGTCTTTCGACTCTTTGCTAGTGGTTGTATCTACAAATTTGAGATACTGTTTGTAATCAACCTCAAAGGGTTCATTTTTCTTTTTACTTTTCTTACGTCGTTCGTCAACTTTCTTTGCTTGAAACCCTTGAGGTTCACGAAACCCGTCAGGAATCCTATCGGCAGGATTTTCGAAGTCTTCCACCTTAGATTTGGCGGGTTCTTCTCGGAAGTCTGCTTCGGTAGGTTGTTCAATACCCATAATTAAATTTTGAAATCGTTAAAGTTTTTGGTGTTAGAGAAGGATAGGATGTCAGATGCATCAACTGTCTCTTCTGGTTGACCAGAATCGACAATCTTCTTTTGCTCTTCACAATCATACAGACGCATCTTCGCTCTGTCAATACCCACAACAAATCTCTTGTTGACTGTGGGGTCATTATATCTATTCTTCAGTTGTTTCACCATAATCTGATTCAACTCTTCCATCTCTTCGGTAGAGATGAGAGCAACCATAAAGTCTGCTGTTGCAGGGAGTCCAAATGACTCCGAAGTATCTGTCAGGTCAACATCAGAATTGCCATAACCACTACGAGTAGTTTGAGTAGCGGATACGATTGGGACATTATGTTCACCTGCAAGTCCACGTAGTTCTTCAGCAATCGCTTTTACAAATGTGTACGAGTTTACTATAGCACCTTTATATCTTGATGAACTACAAATGTTAAGGTAGTCCACATAGATGATGTCAGGTACAAATGATTTCTTGATAGAAAGTTCTTGTAGCAAAGACTTGAAGTGTCCTACGTGTGCAGATGCAGTTGGATATTCTTTAATTAGAAGACGACCCTGTGTTTTCTTTTGAACCTTTTCGATCTTAGAATCGAACATTGGTTTAGGTAGTGTCTCTAATTGTTGTACGTTTACATTGAGAAGGTTAGCATCAATACGCTCAGCAATCTTTTCCTCTGCCATTTCCAACGTGATGTATAACACGTTGTATCCTGCAGCAAGATTAGCAGCAGCACAATGACACATAAACAAACTCTTACCAACACCTGTACCTGCAAGTGCTACGTTCAATGTCTTCTTTGATAGACCACCCTTAGTAACCTTGTTGAGTAATTCAATATCAAAAGGAATCTTTTCTTCTACCCTGTGATAATACTGGTAACGTTGATCACTATCATCAAGATAGTCGTGACCAACAGAATTATCAAAAGAGACAGATAGAGCATTTGAAAGGATAGAAGGGATAGCATCACGACCCTGTGTCTCAGAGTTACCATCAGCAATCTGAATAGACTCTAGGAGTGCATTATAAATGGCACGATCACGGCACCATTTCTCAGAGGTGTGTACTAACCAATCAATCTCGTGTGGTTCTTCAGTTGAAAGATCAATAGTCTGTTTGATCTCAGTGAAAGTAGTTTCATTTAGATCACTACGAGACTCGATCTCAATACGAAGTGCTTCCTTAGATGGAAGACTATCGTACTCAGTAAAATAGGAACTGAGTTCCTCATAGATTACTTTGTTGTTGTAGTTTTCAAAGTATTCTGTTTTGATGTGAGGAAGTGTTTTCCTCGTGAAGTCTACGTTGTGCAATAAAGATGATACAACGAGATCTTCTACAGAATTAGACATAGTGTATGTAAGTTCCCGCGATGTATTTTGTGTTAGAGATTGCAGGAAGTCCTGCGTGAGGATATGTCCACGTGGGTGGGAACATCAATAGTCTACCACGTTTAGCAGAAACTTTCATCGTCTTGAATTCAGTTTCTCCACCCTCTTCAACGTCATTAAGATACCAGAAAAGAACCAACATACGCTTTGCCGATTGATGGTCTCCCACATCGACGTGCCATTTGAATTGGTCCTGTGTCTCTGCTCTGTATCTTTTGATTCTGAATTGTTCGAGTGATGTTCTCATAGGAAAGTATTGCCTACAATCACAATCATCCATATACTTCTGCACAAAATCGTGAGAAGATTTGATCATTTCAGTTTGAATAATATCCCAGTCTTTGTTACCAGTCTTCTCTAGTTTATCTGTGATATTAAATTGAGAGAAGGTAGGGCGACCCTCTCTATCAAACTCTTCAAGAGACTCTTCCTCGAACATTCTGATTGCATTAGTGCAAACAACTTCGGGAAGAGCGTCATCATAAACCCTGATAAAATGATCAGGATCCATATGCAAACTCAGACTTTGCTGCCTCTTCTAGTTTGGACATTATTTCTTCGGTGAAATATTTCTCAGGATTGGCAAGAATAACAGAAGGAAAAACGGAAGATTCACCAACAACAATCCTATTCCCCCTCCGCTCGAAGACTCCATACTTCTCACCCAACTCCAATAGTCCATAATATTTGTCCAGTCCCCTTGCGTCATAGAATAACCTCGTTTCTACTTTTGTGTTTTCTTTTGTGAAGCGTGACTTTTGAGTCATACACTTAATGATATTTCCAACGATCTCCTTTTTGGAGTCACGTTCCTTGGATTTGGACAGGTAGATAATTGTACTTGCTGCATACTTAAGACCTGACCCTCCACCCATTTCTTTGGTTGGAATGTAAGCACCCACTACATCATATGTATGATTTGTTACAATCAAAGGTACATCACAGCGACCAAGTTCCAGAGTAAGAACACGGAAGATTGCCTTAACAACCTGTGCACGTGTCATATCTCTAGTGTCTTTACCTTCCTCGCTGTCTGCTAGTTCTTTAGAAGTAGAAAGGTTACCAAGTGAGTCCAGACAGAACATCATAGGTTTACGATCTGCAGGATCCATCTTGGAATAGTTCTTCAGAGTCTTGAGTGCTTGAGTTCTAAACTCCTGTACAGTTACGACAGGGATGACAGCGACACGATTAGAATCGATGCCTCTGGTCTCCAACAGATCTTTAGATACAGCAGATTCAGATTCAAAATACAAGACGATACCGTCAGGATTTTTTTCTAAAAAACTACGAACAACACTCAAGGTAAAAAATGTTTTACCTGTGCTGCTCTCTCCTGCAATAGCGGTGATCCTGTTTGAAGGCAAACCTCCATAGATCGAACCACTTACAAGAGCATTGAAAATATATGAACCAGTATCAACAAACGATGTTACATCACCTGCAGCAACACCCTCGCTTACAACTGAAGCATAGTCATTGCCGATGTCTTTGATAATGGTCTGTAAGAATGTCATAGGAAAAATTCGTCTAGGTTAGCAATCTTCTCTGCTTTCCAGTTGATAGTATCCATAATAACCTGTAATGGGTCAAGGAAACTCTTCTGGAATTGTAGGTCATAATCTATGGACTTGTCAAGACCAAATTCTTTCGGCAGAGTTTGAAAGAAACTGACAACGTTCTCTTGGATTTTGTTAGGGGTCTTCAAGTAGAGGAACTTAACCTTCTCTCCCTCTTGAATCAGAGGGAACTTATGAGATAGTTTGTTCTTCTTGATATAGAAATTGTATAGGAGTGCTCCTCTCACGTGGATAGGAGTTCCCTTTGAGTATATTGTAGCAGGATTTGAGAACTTTGACAGACCATTACATCCACGTGGGAATGCAATCTCTTCTGCTGATAGTTTCTCAAATTTGTTTCTGAAGTTTGAAATGAATTCTTGGGTATCGTCTTCGGTACCATTCATAATCACCTTCATAGCATCCTTAATTGCTGTCCTGCAGGCAGCAGGTGTGGATGATTTAACTGCCTCAATACCCATCATTTTAAGTTTAGGGTCAGCAAACCTGACTCCTTCGATGTCGTAGGCATTGAGAATGTATCTTTTCTTGGCAGTCCATATACCTTTGTTGGCAATGGTCTCCCTCTTCATCTTCATTTTTTGGTCATACGCCGATACATACGACGCGAGTTCCGCGTAAGACTTATCAATGTAGGGTTCAATCTTCTCTTGGCAGATCTTGTCAAGTATCCCCACAACTGCGTCTTTATCGCCACACTTACTACCAAAAAATTTATCAACAAGAGGTCCAAGGTTAAGATAGATTGAGTCAGTGTCAGATGCAATGACATAATCCTCCTTTTCCGTGTTGAGTAGATTATTTAGATAAGTATTCATCTTATTTTCGATCCAACGGATAGAAACCTGACCCGAAAGAGTGATTGCTTCGGCATTTGCTAGGTTATAATACCTAAAGTATTGGTTACCAATAGCACCATATGCAGAGTTCAACTGAATCTTTCGCGCCATCTGTATATTGTTGAAGGCAGAAATATCATCCTGTAACTTTTTGTTACCAGTCTTCTCATATTCTTTCTTCGCCTTGATCATCTTCTTCTTATAGATCACACGTTCATCGTAGATCTTTTGCATCATCTTTGGTAGGAATCCTTGGATGTCCTTCCTGTATTGTGCTCTGTTGGCACACACACAGTAATCTCCACTGATTCGTATCTCTTTATTGAGCAGTCCATCAACACTGGCGGAGGGGTGTCTGGTGTCGATGAGGGTCTCAGGTGAAATATTATATTGCATAATGAGATGAGGATAGAGAGAGTTAAGGTCAAACGAAACCACCCATTCATAAAGACCTGGTTTAGGTTCTTTGACATATGCTCCCGCATACTTGTCATTCTTGTTGCTCTCTTGTCTGGGAGGGACACAGATCTTACGCTCCTTGAGGTAGTTGTAAATGAGAGTGTCCCACATACGAACCTGTGAGTACACATCTTCGAAGTTTACTTTGGCATCGTATGCCATAACCACAGCAAGTTCAAGTAGTTTCATCTTGTGCTCAAGACGATCTACCAGTTCAACGTCGTGGATGTTGTACTCTACAAACTTCTGCCAGTCATCCGTATAGAATGCTTTGAAGTTTTCAAACTCGCTGTGATCTAACTTGCGTTCATCTAGTTCGACGAATGCAATATGGTCAAGACGGTATGACTCTTGGTTGGTATATGTAAACTTTCGGTATAGATCAAGGTAATCCAGAATGCTAACTCCAAGGATGCTGTAAGACAAGTTCTTACGACCCTTGATGAATACCTCACGCATATTGACCTTGTTCCAAGGTGAGAGTGATTTTTGCCACTTCTCTCCTAGCACACGTTCAATACGACGGCAGATATAGGGGATGTCATACAGATTACAGTTCCAACCAGTCACTATATCAGGAGTGTTTTCTACCCACCAATTATGGAAGTCAGTCAACATCTCCTGCTCGGTCCAAAAGACACGATACTCTGTCTCTATCTTTGCCTCACGTGTACCCCAAGTGATGTACTTACCACTACTAAGATCTTTAATAGTAATAAGAAGCATCTCTTCTTGACACGCTTCGGTATCTGGGAAACCATTTTCACAAGCAACCTCGATGTCAATCGTATAGATTTTCATCTGGTCAAGGTTCGCCCTCATATCCTGAGGGTATTTCTCAGAGATCCACTGATATACAAATCGTTCGTAACCGTGCACTTCAAAACCATCAACCCCCTTGTACTTCTCAATGAATTCACGAGCACGCTTAGCACCGTCTTGTTTGACAGGTGCCATCTTCTCGCCCTCAAGAGTTCTCCACTTACCTTTCGGTGAGGGAACGTACAATGTTGGTTTGATGATTTCTTTGTATTGAATAGGTACACCATCCTCGTATCCACGACACAGGATGGAGTCGCCTAGCAATGTTACGTTTGTATAAACTGAACTCAAAGTGCCTTCTTGTAGTTTGTCAAGGTCTCTTCAGACGGTTCAACTATAGTCAAAACCACGTCAGAAGTCAAGAAGATGTCACGTTGGTCAGTGTAGAGAGGATACTTGATGTAGTTACCATCATCAATTTTCATACAGTCTGAGATGAGGTATGAAGGTTCCTCATCTAGTTCTGTGACTGCACCTATCAGGTGTGTGTGATCCTTAAGTAGGATTATTTTCAGTGGTGTCATTACCTTTGATACAAGTTTTCCATTTTGATTCCACCTCAGGGTGTGGATTGTAGATTGTAGCGACGTTGCTCAATACTACTAGTGTAGCATTATTTTTGGAAAGTGGGATCCAAGGAAACAATTCCAAGTTCAGGTCATTGATTTTCTGTGGTTCTGCTTGGGTTCCTTCAAACAGCATTTCTGCTGCAGCGTGTAGATTTACTTGATAAGGATCCTTCATCAGGTAACCAATAGGAGAGTATGCTTTCTCCTCAGGATATGCTTCTTGAACATCAGCGATGACGTCTTCGCCGTTGATCATTCTTACGATTTTTACTGTCATAATTTTCAGTTAGGTTATGGTAAACACCACGAACAATATCAGAGAATGCTCTACGAACATCCACGTTATGCTCATCGGCGAGGGTTCTTGCTAGATGCAAAACCTCTTCAACATTTTTAGTTGGAACATCGAGTGTAATCGATTCGTAATCGTCGCTCCCCCTTGGAGCGCAGTTCACATAGTGATTCATTAAAAAGACTCCATAGAAAAAGAGACCCGAAGGGGTCTCTTCTGTTGTGCATTATATAGTCACAGTTCAGAGTTCAGTTTTTCACAGTCATTCAGTCTGCAAAATTGCTTTACATAACCGTGGACATCTATCTCGTAACTCTTATGAGCACGAAGATGAGCGAATTCAATAATGATCAAAGTTCCTGAGACGATCAGGAACAGATGAGTGAATGTACTGGTGAACAGTGCGACTAGTTTTTTCTTCAATTAGAGTCAGGTTTGCAACCACATCCAATATTATACACCTTTCTCTTGTGACTGTCAGGTACCACCTTGTTCAATACGATGGTCAATAGACCGTCTTCGTAGTTGACATCACCGATCTTGACATCATCGGAAAGTGTGAATGTCCTAGCAAAGGATCTTTTTGCTACACCTTTATGCAGATAACCTCTATCATCATCGTTCTTTTCTGCGACTGTCCTGATCGATAGGACGTTAGTTTCTGTTGCGACCTCGAACTCTTCCTGTTTGAATCCTGCTAATGCTACCTCGATGACCCATCTATGATCTGTTTCTTTGATCAGGTTGTATGGAGGGTAAGATGTTTTCTCGTGGTCTGCTAGGGCACGTGCCTCTAGTCTGTGGAAGATGTTGTCGAGTCCGACTGAGTATGACCTAGATGCTTGTAAGATTCTATCTAGATCACTTGAAGTGAATTGATTCATAATTCTCCTTAAGAGCGAGATTTGGTTTAATGTCCCCGAAGGCGACAAAGTTATTTATAGTTGTGACAATGGATTACGGGTTCGGTTAAAACGGTATCATATGTGCAGTTATCAACACGCTAAATAGGCTTAGTTATAACTTTGTATTTCTAGAAGAATGAAAAGAGTAGCATTGCTCTTTGGTATGGTTTTGATGACGGCACCTGCATATGCCGATGTAACACATAAATTAAGCAGCAGTGTCCAACTCAATGTGGACGCAGCAGCAACAAATGTACAACGCATAGGTACGTCGTATAGTGTAAGTGGCAACAATGTCACCACACAATATACACCCAGTGGTGGTTCAGCAACCTCTTCTATTGGTGCACTTACCATTTCCTCAGGCGTTGGATCGATCCCTGCATTGACAGCGACCCAAGCGACTGCAGGCGAATCTTGGAGTTTTACTCAGTCATTCTTGCAAGGGGATGCAATATCTGGTAGTGCTCCTACTGTCGGTGCTGTAAGTAACTTCAGTAACCAGACCTCAACTGCTGCAGGCAGTGCGGGCAGTTTGGCAGGAACTATCGATTCCAGTTCTACTATCGGTTTAACAGCAGGTGGGGCAGGAACCAGTGCTGTCGGTCAATTTGTATCCGAGATCCGAATCGACTAGTGGAGAATGTACGTGAACATCCCTTTTGGAAAGATCGTAACGTGTATTGCAACAGGTGCACTCGTAGTCAATTCTACTGCACCTGTTCTCGCAGTGCCCGTGGTGCCAAATTTCACTCAGGGAAGTATGACGAGCCACACGGAAACGACTTCCAAGGTAACTGAGACGATAAATTCGATGGACTATGCTACGGGTTGGGTGTATTCCGTTTCTGGTACAAACGTAAAACACGATGGTGCATCTATGACACCAGGTGTAAGTGAACAATCTCAAACTATTGATGGCGTGACTTCAAAATGGACAGGATTAAACATCAACAACAAACCAAACTGGACCCAGAACAATGTGGGATCCGCATTTCAATTTACAGAAACTTACTCTGGACCTGGACTTCAAAATCAAACAATAATCCAGAGGGTAACAGAGGTTACAAGCGTCACAGACACAACCTCAATCTTCCAACAATAGGGGCACTTGCCTTATCAATCTTATCCCCTCAAGTAGTCAATGCTGAGACTGTTGGTGGTGTATCTGCAACTGCAGCGCCCATCGCAAACTCCAGTGGTAGCGTGACTAATCAGGCAATACAAGTTTTACAAGGTCCGTATATAACTAACACTTACGGTGGTGGTATTCAGTGTCAAGGTAGTACACTTAACATCACACCATATGCAACAGGTAGTGCATCTGGACAGAAACCATTTGAAGGTGAATGGTTTGATAATGTATATGATATGCGTGACCTAACAGGTACAACAGATGACGATGGTAATCAAATAGGAGACGGTGCACCTGACAATCCTGGGTCAGTGTTATATCAAATTCCTGTAAGAACGGGACAGAAAGATACATATAACCTATCCATCGGTGTATCTGCTACGTGGTCTATACCTCTCGATAAGAAGGCACAACAACAATGTAAAGAGGCAGTCCAAACCCAACTAAATATGCAACGTCAGTTGACTGCAAACAAGAGATTAGACTTTGAGATCGCGAGATTAAAAAACTGTGGTGAACTTATGAAAGCGGGAATCACCTTCCATCCAAAGTCACCATACTATAGTGTATGTGCAGACGTTGTGGTACAGGGTGTGAACTATATCAAACCACACGTGCATAGTAATTCTAAACCTATCTCTTCTTCATCCTCTTCAACTCTCGAAGTGCCCGTGTCCTCAAACGCTGCAGATCTTGGCGGTCCTTTTGAGATTGGCGTTTCGGAACCCGTCCAAACAGAGATCCAATCTTCCCAATCGTCTTCTTCACAGCAGGTTTCACAATTTTCAGAAGAAGATCGGCAAGCGGTTTTGCGAGCAACGCAGAGGTGGCAGCAACAGCAGCAATAGAACCTGTAGTAACTATCAAACCAGGGGAAGGGATGTTTTGAATAATTTGATCAGTGATATTTAATTTCTCTGTAACTTCAATACATTCTTTGCCTACCAACTCGTAAGCAACAATCTTTTTATTACCCTCTAGGATCTTTCCTATGGGGTTTTTTAATACCTGTGCCCTTGTAGGACACTCAGGTGAGTCAACCTTTGGTACCTTTGTCTCTGGTACAGAAAGGTCTGGTGATTCATTCTCAAACTTAGGTGCCTCTACAGCAGGCAACTGGAACTGTAATTTCTCTTTGTTGTACTCGATAGGGGAGAACGAAGGCAATGCAGCATCACAATACACCTTCGCTCCCTTCGGGTCATCTGACTTTAGGTTTTCATTCTTACCATCATCAAGTTCGTGTGCTTCTACACAACCTGGGATATTGATGATCGGTGTACCTAACTCTTGAGTGACAGGTGGGTAGATCGGTATCGCTTTTGGTATAGATTCGATCCAACTATAAGATCGGATCTCAGGTATGTTCAAGGAACGAATATTAATATCGTTCGTTCCGATCTCTGGGATTTCCATTCATCAGTCAATTAATTCTTCTTCACAGTCTGCCATTGCGACAGCGATTTCTCCACCTACATTTGCTCCCTTGTTACCTGCAAAGAGTGCAATGCCTCCTGCTAGGACTGGACCTATAAATGGAATGCCTGATAGAGCAGGGGCAGCAGCGGTTCCTACACTAGCGCCGATCACAGCGCCCGTTTGTTCTCCACCACCTTCCGCCTTGATACATTCTAGTTTTTTGGCAGTCAACTTTCCCACGCCTTCACCTCCTAGATGCCTGATGCCATCCATAGTGTACTCGTGAGATTTTGTGACGATAGATTTATTACCAAAGAAACCACTCTTATTAACGTAAATGTCTTCCGACATTACCTTTGGATCATTTCCTTGATAATTGATCTTATATCCTTCTCTACCAACCTCAGCACTGTAGGAACTATAAGGACCTACAGGTGGGTTGAGATGTGGAAAGGTTTGTTTATTCGCTATGATGCCGATCATCCCAAGGTGTGATACACCTAAGAGTACACCTGCAGTAGCGTAAAACCATTTCATTTTGGTAGACCGATAGGTGGAATTGCAGGACCAGTAACATCAGGAAGTCCTTTATCTACAAGACCTGGGACCATACTGCCGACTGCTTCCGCAACAAATGATGCAAGTCTTTCTCTTGATTGTTCAGCGAGTGTTTCACGATTGAACCACGTATATACGAAAGTACCTGTAACAGTACCTGCGAATAGGAAGTTGAATACAACCAGAACGTTAATAATTTTTTGCATAATTAGAGATCATACTTTTTAGGGTTATCATCGGTAGTAATTTTCAAAGGTGCTTGTTCAACACGGATGACTTGAGCAGGTGCACTTTGTGCTGCTGCTTCGATGAGTCTCTCCATATCTGCCTTTGTAATACCTACACTACCATTGGTATTTCCATTACCATTCTTCTTGGCAGTCTGGACGCCAAATGTAGCTAAAACGCCCGTGAAAACGCTAGCTATGAAAGTTGGATCGAGGTCTTGTTCGGGAAAATTTAGTGCTTTGGGAAGATCAACGTACGCTAACGTCAGGATCCCTCCGCTCCAAATGAGAATGCCGAGTCTCACGAATGTACTGAGAATCGCCAGTTGTTCCTCTTTGTCCTCAGATGCTTCCTTCAAACGACCGAAGAAACCTTTTGGTTTTTCTTCAGATTTAGGAGGTGTTTTCTTCTCCTCAGACATAGTGCTGAATGGATTGCTGACCTATTTATCTATTCTGAGACTGTACGTTTCTTACCTATATTATACTTCGATTCTAGGATCCACTCACCCTTATCCTTATATGAAATAACTTTGATCTGATTCAACGGTGCAAGTTCACCGATCTCCTCATCAACAATACCTACAAGTCCCCAATCTGATAGGAGTTTTGTAATTCTGTTACGACGTTCTACGTCATTAGAAGTTAGGTTCGCGTGCTTTCCATCCAACGCAAACAACTCCTTGAAGTGGACAATATAATACTTGCCCTTCTTATGAAGAATATGACAACTCTGAAATAATTTCTTTTCTTTTCTCGATGCTACACCGATCCTAGTAAGAGTCTCTCTGACTTTGAGAAAGTCATCAGGTTGCTTGAGACTAACCTCTACCATCATATCGGGGGACCAAGAAATCTCGATCTCACCTGCCATTGGTTTTACCTCCAGTATTCATTTTTAATTTAATCAATTCAATCTGATCGTTGGTCAGAATTCTAAGTGCATCCCGTGCTTTTTCATCTGAATACTTAAAGTATTTTTTGATGAGGTCAAGATGTTCTACCTTGTCCTTACGTTGCCAGGGAGAGAAACGGCGTTTCTTTCTCAGACTATTTAGATAAAATGAATATTGAAGGTCATTATCAAGTTGGTGGAACTCATTGACAGCATTAGCATATAGCACTGTCTCTTTGAATCCACTCAAACATTTGTTGACGATGTAAGAAGGATACTTCTTCATCCAGTCGTCTCCACGTTCACGAAGATCTTCTTTAGTATGATTGATACTGTTTAAGTAATCAGTTAAAGGGTAGTCCTTGTGGTGCTTTGACATAGTTGGTGACGAGAAGTTCTTTACGTTTGGATTGTTCGGTGTTGTAGTTGCCCACAGATCTCATTGTATATGTGAGATCCCATTCTTCTTGATTATACTCGCTGAAGAGAGCACGAGTGTTCTCATTTGAATTATAGGTGATCATCCAGTCCTGTGTAGTTTCTTTGCATACCTTTGCAAATCTGTGATGATCAAATCCTTTGTGCATTTCACCTTTAGTTCCATACAAGAAATCTTTAATGTCGTATGGAGGATCTAAGAAGGAGAATACATCTTTTTCATCTGTCATCAGTTCACTATAGTCAACATTGGTAATCTCCCAATGCTCAATGATCTGTTGATAGTGAGCAAGTTTCTTGATTCCTTTCTTGCTGAAGTTAGATACAGATGCTTGCTTAGAAAATGAACTGTTCTCTGTGAGTCCAGAGAATGAACACTTATTAAGCACGTAGAAATAAATTGCTTGTTGAAACTCAGATACGTTGGCGATGTCTGCCTTGCATTTGAGAAATAGATCTTTTGCTTTCTCCTTAGTATCGTGAGCGTTCTTGAGTGCCATCAATGTATCACTCAGATCATACCCACGATCTTGGAGTTGAATCCAAAAGTTGTACAGGTAATAGTATGTGTCATTTACCCATACAGGTGTGTCTGGATTTGCTTTTGAAAAATAGATTGCCATAGAACCACCCCCTAGGAATGGTTCTCTGTATTCTTTGATGTTGTTTGGAAACTTAGGATATAACTTCGCTGCTGCACGTGACTTACCACCTGGATAGCGCAGCGGAGTTTTATAAGATTTCATTTCACCCAGGTTCGTTAACATCATATTCAATAGTAATCACTTTGGAAGATCTACCACGAGAATCTACTCGGGTGATTCTTTCCATCTTACCACCAATTCTCTGTGCTGCATACTCTAGATCAGCAATGATCTCTCTTTCAAGATCTTCGTATGGATCATAGTATCTGTCGATTTTCATTTAGAACAAGCAGGTGGTTACGAAAAAGGTTATTGCCAAGTAGGTGAGAATGTTACGCTCTTGTCTGTAGGTATCTACTTTCTGTAGTTCCTCAAACATTTCCTTCTTGGTGTTCTTCATTGTTATTTTCATTTGGGTCGGAATGCATAATAGGGTCGTCTTTGATCAACTTCCAGTTGACCATATTTTGTCCGAAAGGACCGAAGTTAATAGGACCAGTCGGCACTGCATTGAATGCAATGTTTGCACGGTATTCTTCACCCACGTGCGGTGTTGAGAAGTGGACCAACCAACTTGGCCAGATCACCAATGTCCCAGGACGCCACTCAGGGGCGCTACAAGCGTTCTTATATGCTGATGAGACTATTTCCATCTGATTGTACGAGCGGACCCAACAGGGGTCTTGGAACTGCGTAGGGTGTCCTTCAGTAAGATTGAAGACACCTGACCAGTATGAAAGAGGGTGTCTGTGTGGTTGATGCATACCCTCGCTACGAGGCATCGATACGTTGCCCCACATCATAGAGACTTCGAACTTACCCCACATCTCAAACTCTTGATCTTTCTTTAGTTCTTCCATACATTCCTCGATCCAATCAACCAGTGGTTTGAATGAAGGAATATTGTGAAGGTTACCTTTAGTTGACTGTACAGGATGTGGGAAGTTAAACATACCACGATCAATAGGATCAAGTGCATCCAATACAGGATCTACGAGATCAGGTCGTTCAAAGGTGAAGATCTCGATAGGAAAGATGTGGTGTTTCTTCATTTTCTGAAGACCCCTACTCTAGCGAGAATGTAAACTGTGATAGTTGTCCAGAAGACAACTTCTAATCCAATGTGATTCATTTTCTCCAAGCGAACATAGAATCATATGTTGCCATATGTTTGTTAATATCATTTATGTCTCTGAACTCTGCTACACCAACATTCACTGCTTCAGCGTTATAATCGTGACCGATACATAGACCTCCCTTCTTAAGTTTGGGATACCAGTCAGTCAGTTCACGTTTAACTTGTTCGTAGTCTAACCAAGCATCAAAGAATATAAAATCAAATGAATTGTTATCCACCTCTTCGTGTAGTTCTGATGTGTTGCCCTTCCAAAGTTCGGAACGATCTGCTACACCAGACCACTTGATGTGATGTTTAGCAATCCACTCGTGTGTTTCCATCTGTGCTTCAGTTGTGGAGTTGAGTGGACCATCACCGTTAGGATTCATCCAGTCAGTATATGGTCTCCAGTTATCAACACCGTACAACTTCTTCACGTTAGGACAGTTCTGCAGGATAGTCAGATGACTCTCTGCACGAAAGACCCCAAGTTCCATACCTACAAGGTTTGGTCCGTGGAGTCCGATTAACAAAACTGCTGATCTAATATCAGTCAGAGCATCTACGAAGTGATACTCTCGTGGTCTAGTCTTCATTTGAATTGACACCTCATCATTAGTTCAGTAAGGAATGCAACAAGATTGATTTCCTGATCTGCAACAAATGCAGACTTGTATTGATACTCACCGATTAAAAGGACTGCCTCAGGAATAGACTGAGGTGCCAGATATGTATAGAGACTGTCATAAACATTCCTCATAATCTGTGTGGGTTCGTTATCAAGATTCTGTACTACCCACTTCTTCATCTTGGTAAACTCTTTACCCTTCAAGAAGGTAACTAGGTCGTCAAGTTTAGTATCAGATACAGCAGCAAGAACACCAGTGTCAATCTTACCAATGGAAGAATAACGTTGGAGTTCATTTAGAGTTCGTCTGAAATCAGGGAAATACTTTTGTACTAACGCTGCCAGAACGCGAGGTTCTGCAGTGACCTTTTGTTCTTCAAGGATGGACTGGACACGCTTGAAAAACTCTGCTGCGAGTTGTTGCTTTTGCTTTCCTGTGATGGAGAAGTCAACAACTGAGCAGCGAGAATGGAGGGGTGCGATGATTTTGTTTTTGTAGTTGCAAGTGAAGATGAATCTACAGTTGCCACTGAACTCCTCAATGCTTGCCCTGAGGAGGAGTTGAACATCAGGGGTTGTGTTATCTGCCTCATCAATGATGATGACTTTGTGTTTAGATGTTGAAGTAAGAGATACGGTCGATGCAAAATTCTTTGCATTGTTTCTGACTGTATCAAGGAACCTTCCTTCGTCTGATCCGTTGATGACATAATAATCTGCTTCTAGTTGTTCACACAATGCTTTCGCTACTGTGGTCTTGCCAATACCAGGAGGACCAGACAGTAAAAGATTAGGAATCTCTCCTAACTCTACAAACTTACTTAGCACACTCTTGATATTCTCAGGCAAAATACAATCGTCAATCTTACGAGGACGATATTGTTCGCACCAAAGAAAATCACTCATAATGAAATAGTATCTCCAGAGAGATATAAATTGAAAGAAAAAATAATCTTATCCTCAGCAGCACGATGTGGTTGCGATTGATGGATAAGATATGAAGGGAAGAAGATGATGTCTCCCTCTCTACATTGTGGATTGATCGATTCGATCTGTCCAGACCACGGATCAATCAACGGTGAGAAGAATGACGTGGGTTGATGTGCTCTACCCAGTTGAGCATAGAACACAGAGGAGTATCCGATTGCACCGTGATTGTGTGCAGAGTGACAAGTGTTAGCGGGATACCTTTGGCACCACGCATTAGTCACAAACGCTCCTGGGTTCATACTAGCAAACTCTTGAAGCGGTTGAGACAGGATGGTCATCAATTCGTCATAATAATCTGCATTACGACCTGCAGCATAGTATTTGTGGAAATCACTATAACCGCCATTGAGGTAATCATCCTGCATTAGATCCTGACACTCAGGGTCATTCCAGTCAATCTTGTTCAAGAATGATTCCTTGATCTTATCCCAGTCACGGACTGAGTGGATGTAGACTGGAACTCTGAAGAGGTCAGTTTGCTTCATTTGCCTTTTGGTTCTAGAGCGATGTAGTATTCAAGGGGTGTGCCTGTAGATTGGAAGTGTCCGATCTTGTTCTTAGCGATACGAACCTTGTAATCTCCAGGGAGCAATCTAAGATTCTCTACCTTGAAACAGTAACAGAACTCATCATCAGGATTGTTAAGAGTTCCAACTGGGACACTGAATGTATTGCTTGTTTCATTCTTCTTGTCACATACCATCAAGTTAATGTTCCCACCACCGTTGTACAAACATAGATCAGGCACTTGGTAGACGGAAGCAGCACGGAGAAGATCAGCAAGAGTATCAGTACGAAGATTAAATTCAACATCTACCCCAGGGATGTCCAGTTCTTTGGACGGCGGTTTTGTGATGATGTCTGGATCAGAGTAGTAATACTGCGTCCTCGCTTGGTGGATCTCATCTTTGATCTCAAGTTTCTGAGGGTCACTGAAGTCAAAAATCGGACTCTCAAAGAGTGAGAGACCAGAGAGGAACAGACCGAGGTCATAAATCGGGACCTGCTGAGGGAACTTTTCAGCAACCTCGACACTAGCATAAATGTTGCGGTTGACAGAGATCGTACGGATCCTACTACCAGGATCGATAACGATAGACTTGTTGATCGTAGCAAAATTCTTAAGGATTGATTGAGTTTTTTTGGAGATCTTTACTGTGCTCATTGAGGGTAAGTTTCCGTGATAGATTGTTTTTGTGAAAAGTGGTATAGAAGGACTGCGTAATGCATCACTTTCAGAAGGTCCATTTTGGCGGAACCCTTCTTATCATAACGAGAGGCATACTTTAGGATGTTGCTCCTACAGAATGCCTCAGCATCACCACACGCTTCAATTAAATCCAGTGTTTGAATTTTATCGTTGCCTGCTGAATAGTGACCTTTGTATGTGTTGCTGATGTAGTCTTTCAAATGATCGAGAGTTTCACTCTCTTCATACTTAAACGACATAACCGTATTGTTCTCGTAAGATTTTTTTGTAAGGTTTACCCAATGCTCTTAGTTCAGTAACAAGTTTTAGTTTGTTGTGAAGGGCAGTGTCGCCACCCAGTTTAAGGGCAGCGACGATAGTGACAAGTTCTTTGTCGTTAACAGGTAGATCCATAGGATAGTTTTAGTTTACCAGAGTTATCACCCTAAGTCAACATCCTCGTTACCACTCAAGGGTACAACTTTGTCTCCTTCGGGAGCGAAGTCCGCGTCAATCTTATCATAGAGTTCAAAGAATGCTTGCTTTGTCTCTTCATCAAAACGATTGATAGAGAACTTGATAGCATCTTCCTTGGAACCAAAGATGTTGAATGCTTTTGCAATGTGAACCAAGCGACGAGTAGAGATCAACTCATCGATACCACCTTCAGCAAATGTCCTGCGGATGATAGATGCCCAGTCAGCAAGACGCTTGCAGAAGTCAGCGTCATCACAGATACCTTTAAGGATTTTGGTTTCTGTGACTACAGATGGATAGTCCTGTTCAAGAGTGATAGCAAAACGCTCAAGGAATGCTTCGTTGAGAACATTTGTTCCTACGAAACGACCGTCATCAGAACCTTTACCTTTGGTGTTAGCAGTTGCGATGACGTTGAATCCTGGGGCAGGTTTGACATACTTACCGATCTTCTTAAGGAATACACCTTTACCCTCAAGGACAGACTGGAGACAAAGAATCTTGTTTGATGCAAGGTCTACTTCGTCTAGAAGCAACACAGTTCCTTTCTCCAGAGCATCGATGACTGGTCCGTTGTGCCAAACAGTATCACCATTAACAAGACGAAAACCACCAATAAGATCATCTTCGTCGGTCTCAATAGTAATGTTAACGCGAATCAACTCCCTATTTAGAGACGCACATACTTGTTCGACACCAAGTGTTTTACCGTTTCCTGACAGACCTTGGATATATGTTGGGTAGAATGCTTTACTCTTGATAACTTTCTTGATTGTGCTGTAGTTACCGAAAGGAACGTAGTTAGGATCTTTTGAAGGAACAAGTGATACGTCAGGTTGAGCAATGATTGTCTCAAGTTGCTTACGTGCCTCAGCGACAGTCAATTCCCACTTGTTGTATCCTGTCTTGTACTGCTTGAGTCTTTTCTTTACAGTAGCAAGAGAACAGTTGAAGTGATCTGATGCTGCAAGGAGATTAGGAACAGAAACTTCTGGACCGAAGTTCTCTGTAAGATAGTTGAAGAAGTCTTCTGTTGTGTGTGGGATTGGATCGAAAGGCATTTGTTTTATGTGTTTGTTTGTATGAATTAAGTATAGAGCAGATGGACCACGGATGGGAGGTCCGTGTGCCACTTATGCGATTGTCTTACTGAGGGAAGAAAGCATCTTCTTGTTGCTGTTCTTGCCTTTGTAAAGTTTCTTGAAGGCAGCACGGATCTGCTTGATCTCTGCACCGTCCTCGACTTCGATAGACTCGGACTCTTCAAGGTTGTTTGTAGGAAGTACATAGAGTACATCGTACTTAGAAGTATCGATCTGTACAAACTTGTCCTTCTTGAACTTATTGTGTGCAAGATCTACACGCTTGAGTTGACCCATAAAACCAAGTTGACGGAAGTATGAGTATGAATCTCTAGGTGCTACAAGACGGAAACCTACGATAGTTACCTCAGGGAATCTGTCCTTGAGGTTCTCAAGGAATGTCTGAAGTTGGTATGAAGGATTGTCTTCCTTTTGATAGATCTTACCGATCTTACGGTCACGAAGTTGGCACCTACGACCGTATGTGTTCTCGAACAATCTGCCTGAGAAGAGGTTAGCACGCTCACAGAAGAATGAGCAGGGTCCTGCCTCTCCATCAGATAGAACTGAGAGAGATACTTTCTGAGCACCAGTCTCTTTTTTGAACTGAGGGATGACTGAGTGCATTGCTGCAATAGACTCTAGGAGTGGTGTGCCACTAAGACCTAGACCTGGGCAGTGGTTGAAACGATAGTAACGTCCATACCAGTTACCTCTGTCGCTGCAGTTAGATGCAACGTTTCTCCAGAATGTCAAGCAAGTACGCTCGAAGTCTGCTTTTTTCTTTGCTTCAGAAGAAAGCATTTCTACAAGACAGAATCCGTTAGAGAATGAGATGTCTCCATAGGCAGGAGTGAAACGCTCATCTTGTGGTCTATCAGGATAGAATGCATTCCAAGCATAGTTGAAAGCATAGCAACGGAATGGGATGTTGATCTTTCTGCAGAAGTGTGCAAGTTGTAGGACTTGCTTTGCAGTATCGAACAGGCAGTTAGACATAGAACCTGACCAGTCGAGAAGGAAGATCATACCGTGGTTCTTACCGTCAGGTACAACAGTCACACGCTTGAAGATGTCATCGTTGTACTTGTACTGGTGCAACACAGTCGTGTTAAGAACACCAGTCTTAGATGTAAGTTGACGTGCATAGGAGTCTGCTGCTTTACGGCACTCAAACTCTTTAACAAGGAAGTTGATTTCCTTTTGAGATTTTTTGATGAACTCGTTGTAGTCAGTCTTGGACTTGGCAAGATCTGCAACTTCGTACTCATCGATTGCTGCATTCCAGTGCTCTTCAGACAACTCAACTAGTTTCTCCCAAGATACGATCATATTTTTTGTGTCAATCTTAGGAATCTGGATGTACTCAGAGTCGTATGTGTTCTCTACAAGATCCTTGACTGCCTCTTGGAATGCTTTGTCAGTCATTGCCTCAAGAGGATTCTTTGAATCTGAACCTTCATTACCACTCTGCTCCTCGATTGTAGGTTGCTGAGAGTTTGTCTCATCTACAGGTGCATCAAGGTCAGCGTCAGGATTGATGTCTTCTTGAAACTTGTCGCCTTCGCCTGCTGTGTTCTCTGACTTGTCTTCAGACTCAACAGTGTCACCTGATGGAGCACCTTGGTCTGCACCTTTAGGTGCTGCAGGAACCTCAACCTCTTGCATTTGCTCCTGCTTTTCTTTCATATACTTGAAAACTTTGAGAGCAACATCGCAAGACTCTTGGAATGTTTCTGCATCGCCAGTCTCTTTTACAAATACTTTCTCTTCAGCAGTGAAAGGAATATCTCTGTAGTTACCGATCTTGAAGAAAAGATTGATGCGGTCGATTAGGTTGCACTTCTCAGGATTCTCTGCTTGGAAGAAGTCATCGTCGTTGAGTTCTTTGTAACCTCTGTAGAATGTTTTAGGAAGACCTGCATACTTACGCTTCATCAACTTCTCGATACGTGCATCTTCAGTAACGTTTACATAGGACTGAGGGCACTTGAACTGATCTGTTGTCCACTCTGAAGGTGTAAACAAAGCGTGACCTACCTCGTGTGCAACTAGAAGATCGTAAACTTCTTCGCTTGCTTTGTCCCAGATAGGAAGAGTAAGAACACGACGCTTGACATCGAATGATGCAGTCTGACAATTCTTGTGCTCAATGATAAGGTCTTCAGTTGCGAGCAACTTAGCGAGTGTACCTTTGACTCCTTTGTTTACTGTCATTTGTTTCCGTGTGTCGTATGTACATATTATAAAACCCCTCCACCGAGATGGAAGGGTTAGTGTGCCACTTTGTCAACTGTCTACTTTGCATTGAATGCAATCGAGACTCGTAGTTTATCTGATCTGTTTTCCGATGTCTTATGTTCTAACCACGATGGAAACAATACTAATGTTCTTGGTGTGGATGGGAAGAACCTACCTTCCTCAGTATTCCACATTGCCATCTTGGAGAACGGATTGGGATTCATAAACACTATACCACCTTGCTCGGGTGTAGTGTTGTGATAATATATACCAGACAGAACTGCATTTGCGTGAGTATGTACCTCTTGCTTCGCACCCTTCGGTAATCTATTTATCCAAGACTGGAAAATTTTCGCGTCTGGAAGAACTTGCTCCATACTGTTGCGTATGAACTCACTGAGGGCAGGTAGTTCATATCGTCGGAAGAGTTGAAGACTGTACATACCCTGATGTGATCCTTCGACAATACTTGGTTTTGCCCCTGGCGATAGGTGGGATAGTATCTCAGGATCGTCAGGTATGTTTTCAATCTCTTTGTCAATCGCTGAGTTATGGTGGGAAAAAACATAGAGTGTAGTAGGGAATAGTTCTACTTTAACATTTGTCAGAGGATTCAAGAAGTCTTGGGTAAACTGGGAAATCTTATCTCTCGGATCTTCTGTGGAATTTTCAGAGTGAAACTGATAGACCATCGTTCTTGATTCTCATAATTTTGTCGGACTTCGTGGTCCTGATAACCTGGCCAGAAATACAAGTCTCGTTCTCTAGGAATCTGACAGTGTGTATAGTTCCAGTATGGTTGAATTCTATTTAGCGTATCGACAGCGTTGCTAGGATGATAGAAGAAAATATCCCCAGTATCCCCTGGTGGGACCTTGAGATAGTAGGTGCCTGCCATATCTGCGTCTGCGTGGTTGTGACGCATTTGAAACCCGCCGTGCGGATTAACGTTGACCCACATCTGGTGTATTTTGAGTTCGTGGTCAAAAGGTTCAATATTCGATAGAACCCAATCTGCAAACTCTGGATATACCAGATGATAGTTAGGGTTAGTATGAACAGTCGAGTACCCAGTTCCATAGAAAATGTTGAAGTCTTGAATAATCTTGTCACGTGATTCAAGTAGATCTACTTTCAAATCAGCGTGCTTTGGATACCCATCTGGATTGGTAAAAAATGGATGACTAAACATTACTCATACGTGAAGGATTTACTGAACCCGTTGATCTTTTCGAAACGGATTTGTTTCTCAAACTTGTCTGCAAGAACCTCACCTTTGTGTGAGATAACAAAGAAGTTTGTTTCGCTACCTAAACTCTTAAGAATTTTTAAGAGTTCATCAGTTGCTTGATTATCTAGTGATGAATCAAACACCTCATCTAGGATGAGCAGATTAGTAGCAACAGAGTTTTTTAGTTTCGCAACGTGTCTCCAAGTAAATAATAATGACAGATCAATTTTCTGCTTCTCTCCCTCACTGAATGAGGCATAGGAGAACTTGTCGCGATGGCGAGATTTTATCACCTCAGAGAATTCTTCGTCAAGGGTAAAATTGACAAAGGTGTCCATCTCTCCCAGATACTTATTGATTCTCTGGTTGATGATAGGAATATACTTTGAGATAATCTTTGCCTTGATACCACCATCCTTGAGGAGAGTTCCTACTAGTTTATAATCCAAAGTTTCTTTTGTAACTTTTGAACAAGACTCTTCTCGCTCATCATAAGTTTCTTGGAATATTTTGAGTTGTTCTTTCTCCTTAGTAATGTCAGGCAGTGTGCTTAGTTTCTGTACGTGAGATAGGATCTCACTGTTCTCTTTCATCAGATTCTTTTCTTCATTATATAAACGACGGATCTCAAACTGATCCTCAGACAACTTGTCTGTCTCAGTCTTTATGTTACTACTAATCTCTAGGGTATCTTGAATCTGTGTTTCAAGTTCTGTAATTGCACTACGCAAATCATCGTGCTTTTTAGTATAGATAGAAACCTTCATATTTCTAAATGATTCTTCAATGTCCTGAGAACAAGTAGGACAGGTTGAGTTGGTCTCAAAGAATGCTTTGTCCTTGACAAACTTCTTACTCTTGTCTTCTAGTTTGCCCTTGATCTTATTCTGTTGCATCATAAGGTTCTCGTGCTTCATCAACTCTTCTTGCATAGACTTGAGTCCGATGACACGCTGTTCGATGATAGCAATCTCTTCTTTGATTACCAACATCCTATCTTCGTTGTCCTTAAATTTTTGTTGCTGTCTATTGATACGTTCATCATTTACTGCAGACAGTTTATCAACAGTTCTCTTCTGAGAAGTAATTGCTTGTTCTGCAAGTTGTAACTGATGCTCACATTCTTTTAGTTGTTCTCTATTATCTTTTACTCTCTCCTTCAGCAGCATATTCATCTGCGAGAAGATTTGGATGTCCAACAGATCTTCGATAACCTCTCTTCTATGCGGTGCAGACAACTGCATAAAAGGAACAAAAGTTGAACTACCAAGAATAACAACCTGAGTGAAAGACTTGAAGTTAAGTTTAAGTATGCTCTGCTCCAAGTATTTTTGATAGTCTCTATTCGCTGCGTCCTGATCGACGAGGGAACCATTCCTCCAGATTTCGAAGACATTGGGTTTCATTCCTCGTACAACTTTGTACGATACAGATCCAATACTAAAATCTATTTCTACAATCGTATCTCTTTCATTAATAGTATTAACAAGTTGTGACTTGGAAACCTTACGGAAAGGTCTATTGAAGAGTCCAAAGCACAAAGCATCCAACATCGTGGACTTACCTGCACCGTTATTACCCACAACAAGAGTTGAGGATGTGTCGATGAGATCTAGTTCAGTGAAGTTTTGTCCTGTTGATAAGAAATTTCTCCATCGAAGTTTCTCAAATACAATCATAATTAATCGGTTGGAGGAACCACCACTTGATCAGGTTTAACAATAACGTAGTCATATCGATGTGCTAGACAGTTCTGTACTACGAGGTCGAACTCAACCTCAAGCACGTCTAGTTTACGATCATAATCGTTTGCCTCTAGCATTAAATTATAGCGTATCGCATCATCTTTGTCAACGAAAATTTGCACTGCCTTAGGACCCTTGGGATCGTTTTTCCCATTAGGAGTTACGGCATAGACACCACCAGTTTTTCCGTCTGTAAGAATGAACATTAAAGATTTAGTGATTCGACATAGAGTGATTTCAGAATGTTAACGACGTTTTTCTTATCAACAGTTTCCTCAAGATCCATAACGTAAGTTTCAAGGATACTCATAGTATCTTCCATCTTAACATCTTCTTTGACCTCGGGTGCATCCAGTGTCAGATCCTCAATGATCTTTAGATCTGCTACGTCTGCCTGTTGAATTGCTTTGATCATTCGATCAAACCATTTTTGATTTGATCTGTTCTGTACTATTAGTTTAACAAATGATCCTTTCAGTTGTGAGAGATCAGGAATGTCATCGTAATCATTCCTAGAATCGTCGTAGTAAAGTTTGCAAAAAATATCGTATTTGTTTTGTATAAATGTTAACTTCAACGTATCAGTATTTAGGACGTGGAATCCACGTCTCTGACCGTAATCATTCCAGTAGAGTTGGTACGGGTTTCCTAGGTATTGGATATTACCTCTCCTAGATTTCATATGATAGTGACCTGTACAAACTAGAGGGAACCTCTCATACCTTGCAGGATCTTCTCCGTGCTCCATCACGTGACCTGGGATTGCTTCGAATCCATTTAGTTCTAGATGTCCGAGAAGAACATCAGCATCAGACTTATCAACTGCGTCGCCAAATTTTTCTTTATCATCAGGACAAATCCACGGCAAGAACATAAACTTCTTACCACCGTATTCTATTTCTGTGGGTTCATCTATGACAGTAATATTATCGTACTCACCCAGTAGATGATTGGGTGCATTAACACGTAAAGTATTCTTATAGTATATGTCGTGGTTACCGATAAGGGTAGTTACTTTGACACCCATTTCTCTCAGGGGATCAAACCACATATCACGTGCTGCTTCAAGAGAAGCAAAATTGATTGACTTACGCTTGTCAAAGGTATCGCCCAGACAAAAGATCGTGTCAATCTTATTCCTCTTAATATACGGAATCACAGTGTTCGTATAGAACTGCCTGTATTTTTCTAGGAATACAGGATGATCATTACGGACACCAAAATGTTGATCTGTAATTAGTAGGACTTTCATTCTGGTTTTTTATAATCGGGGTGGTGTGTACTATTGATTGATGGTGTCCAAGGTTTCTTGGATCTATTGTTGATGACAATGAACTTGTCAGCAGCAAACGTACCTGCAACACTGACTTCAATCTCATCACCGTCTTTCCAGTTTACTGTACCATCCTTTTTGGTATGCTGTAGAGCAATCTGGATCTCATCGATTAGTTTTTGTGTAAGTCTCATTACCAAGTTTTAGCGTGTGTGTTAATGTCACCCTCAATGTGGTTGTGTTCAATCTCCTCAATGTGAAGGTGTTCAAGAGAGGAAGCAATTCTCTCAAGTGCATCTGCGATGCGTTGCAATGTTGAATCGTTCATTTGATCTTGGGTGTATCGAAGAGCATCTCGTCGATGTATCTCTTGGCAAATTCTGGATTGAACCATTGACTCAGAACAGCGAGAGTCTTCTTGTTTTGTTTCTGGGATTTACAGTACCAGATCTGGTCATCCAATCTTAACATATTATTCACCCACTTGTCATCCCTTTGTGCTGATTTGGCATAGTCTGTATATACCATCAGTATATTATTGACAAGGTTAACGAAGTCTAATTTTTCTTTCTCTGTCTTTAACCTTACAAACTTACAGTATTGAGAGAAGATCTCACCCCATAGTGGTAGTGGTCTATTCGTAGAGAAATGATACGAGTTTGCTAAGGGTGCTATACTAGCATATATGTTACCGCATTTATGTACAGGAGATACATCTACAATAGCAGCAGTAACTGTTGTCTTGGTTGCGATGATGTCAGCACCGAAGATAGGTATTGGGTATTCAAAGTCTGGAAAAAATACACAGTGCAATACATCTAGTGCACTTGTTTTTGCTATCTCAAGATGTAACTTACGAAGACCTTCACACTTATAGATCTCGTTTTTAATTACAAGATCACCGTTGAAGATATAATCTTGTGGTGTTTCAACTCGTACAGCATCCAACTCCAGAACCGCACATCGAATTACGGTTGCAAGTTGTTCTACTATCATTAGTAACGATTGTTCATTTCAATACGGGACTTAATACTATTCAGTGTAGCGGTATCTCCATCACCATCACTATGGAATACTTGATCGAAACCAGACTTCTCAATGATCTTATCCTTAATATCCATCTGTCTTTTCTCTTTAGCAATTCTTCTTAGGAAAGCATAGTAAACGATCTGAGTAAAATATGCAAAAGGGTTCTTACTCTTAGCAGGATCAAAGTTGTCAATGTACTGTACACAGTTCTCGATACCATCTGAGATCATATCTTCCTTGTACATATAGTTGATGAAGTTAGGTCTATATGAAAGGTGTGTAGCGATCTTTAGGAAACACTCTCCAATGTATTCATTGATCCTAGGTTTTGGTTTATTGCGAACTTTACTAATCTCCACACGGTCGCGGTAATCCACGATAGCAGCAAGGAACTTCTGGTTATCTACATAGTGCTGATTTTTGGTTCGCCTTGGTGCCATTAACGCCATACGGTATGGTTAATTCATAATGAAATCATAACATAGAACAGGGTTCTCGTCAATATCTATTGATACCCTTGACATTGGTCTCTAAAACAATTATGATCAACACTGTCAGGGTTGCAAAGGATATACTTAGCTATTACCGTTAAAGAGTTGTTCAAGTTTCTTTCTTGCTTCTTCAACTTTCCCGATCAGACCCATTTCCTGAGTCAGTTCAATACTCGAATCGGGGAGGTCGTCGGGATTTTTCTTGAGTTCCTGCTTACAAAAAAACTTATACATCAGAACCGCGTCGTGCGACATCGGCGCGATTGTTATGATTCTTTCTTCAGGAATGATAAAGAAATCTTCATCAGAAAAGATCATCCATTTCTTGAGACCTACAGCGACCGCCCGCTTTTCATCAATAACTTTTTCACTAGAGTGAACCTTAGCGGGGTCTTGAATGAATGCACAATAGAAACCTTTGTGCTCCTCTACTACAACAATTCGCCCAAGTAGTTCCTCTCCAGATGTAAGTTTCATACATCCAAAGAATTCTTCATCAGGTTTTATGTAATTTAGAGACATACTATTCTCCTAGTTTGATCTTTGTGATTGAATAGTCGAACTTCTCATCCTTGTAAGTACGAATACGTTCAACTAAATGGTTCAAAGTTGCATTGTGAAAATGACCATTGCTTATATCATCAGCAAAATCATATAGAGTTGCTTGACCTTTAGAGTCGTGCTTCCGTAATGCTCTACCAATAGACTGAAGATTGCGAATCCTAGACTTTGATGGAGATGCGAATATCACATTATGTAGGTTTTTTATATTGATACCAGTGGAGAAAGTACCGTACGATGCAAGGATGATTGCTTTGTCGGTGTTCTCACAAATCTGGCGTGCTTCTTCTCGTTCCTCTGTAGGAACTTTTCCGTGTATAAAGAAGATATGTTTGTCTCCTCCTTTACTATTTATCATTTCGTAAAGAGGTTCTCCGTGTTTCTCCACGTAGTTGAATAGTACCAGTGTGTTTCCAGGTAAGTCTCGCGCAAGACCAGTGATGATCTTGTTGCGTTTTTCATTGGATATGATATAGTTAATCTCTTCCTGATAATCCTCGAAGCGAGTATATCTATGCTTACACAACAGAATGTTTATCTTCAGTTCTGTCAAGTGTCCTTTCTTCTGCAGATCCTTTGTGCGTATAGCACTATTCACCTTACCAAATACACCTTCCAGTTGCAGTTGATGACACTGCATACCATCAAGGGTGCCAGTCAATCCAATCCTGTACTTGGCATTGTGGCATTTATTGAGAATACCTGTTAGAGACTTTGCTTTGTAGAGGTGCGCTTCGTCGCCGATAACAACATCAAACCTATTAAAGTAATTTTTAGATTCCTTGTAGATAGATTGCCACGTAGAAATGACAACAGGACTCTCGATATAACGGTCTCTTCCTGCGTAGATTTTGTGGATGGTATTGCGAGCGTAGAATCCATACTGTTCAATGTCCTTATAAAGTTGTTCAACCAGTGAGGTTGTGGGTACGAGTATTAATATTTCTCTCTTAAACTGTAGGTGCCATCTAATTAGGCAATAGATTATGAAGGATTTTCCTGATCCTGTGGGGGACAATAGTAGTCTACGGTTGTGCCGAAGTGCTGCGTAAACTGATTGTAGTTGGTAATCTCTTGCCTTGAAAGGAGCACCCAGAGATCGCACAAAACCATTAACTGCCTCGGGTGTGATAAGAGTGTCTTGTTCACCTGGTGTGCCACAGAATTTGTTCTCCTCTATTGTATAGGAATAATTTTTCTTTTGTAACCATTCTTCAAGATAATGAAACAATCCTAAAGGTAACTCTCCAGTCCCAGGTGAGTATAGACGGATCTTACCGTCCCAATACTTATATCTCTTCTGGGTTTTGAGGAACTTTGCTTCAGGCACCTCGAACGTAAAGTAGTCTGATAACTCCTTGTGTACGCTGAGTTCCGCCTTGATTTTCAAGAACGCTTCATTCTTTTTTTCAATGGTTACCATTAGATAGGGAATTCATACCTCTTTGCGTCAATCGCATTCTTCACTTGGAATCCGCGATTGTTAATCATCTTAAGGATGTTCTCAATATAATTTATACACGTTTCAAAATACGTGACTCTGAGAGATTGTTTCTGTACCTCCTCATCAGAATCTAGGAAGGTAGATAGATCTCCCTTCAATATCTTGAGGTCATACACCTGACCTTTCTCATCAGTTTTCTTTCCGCTGTACCATAACCACCGCTCGCGATAGATCCTCTTGAGTTTTAGTTTCTCATCCTCAAGGATTAGTTTATATTTGTTGTAGTAGATGTGATACTTTTGGTGGAGACTGGGGATATTTATTGATTCATTTCCCAAATCTGCCTCATTAAAAATAGAGTCCTTGGACCAGGACTCCTGCAACTCTTCAAGTAGCGCCATAATTTACTTTAAGTTTTTCTGTCTATCACCAGATACAGATTGTATCTCATATGATAGGTAATCAAATGATACGATTGCTTGGAAATACTCTTGGTCACTAAGCGTTCCATCGAACTCTAGTGTGCTAAGTTCCACTGGTTTCAAATTTTTGAAGACTACATTATACAAGGGTTGGAAGTTAGAGTTCAATACAACGAGTGTACCGTCTGCGAAAATCAAATCCTGTCCTAGAGACTTGGCGGTGTTAGTCTGATTTGCTTCGATGAACTGTTGACGCTCCTCGAATCTTTCAGGCACACCAAGACCACGCATCCAGTTATGCATAATCAAATAGTTCTCCATATTCTCGTCTACAAGAAACTGGAGATTGAAACGACCATAGTCGATAACACCTTCTAGATAGGTGTCTCTGTATGGAGTTGGTTGTTCAAGCAAACTTAACGAGAGGTTCGGAATGTTTGCCATCTGTGCAAAGTATGCTACCTTAGGATATTTTGCTAAGGTAAAGCGAAACCCACCTGGAGAAAGGAAATTCCTGTTGCTAATTTGCGTTTCGAAAGACATTATCTATTTTAGTGGGGTTCGCCTGTCTCTATTTAGTCACTGCCAGAACTCATCTAAAACGTCAAACACTTTGTTTAGATAATCGTTGGCACCTCTACATTCCCACTCTCCTTTCTCCCCGATTTCACATTTGTAATCGAGTTCCCTTTTCAGTTTCAACAACCTATCGGTCATTGCAACTTTGTTTAATCTGCCGTTCATTCTACTTTACCAATATGATCGATGCTGTTCGGGTGTTCGTGAATGTATGGTACATCTTCTACTGCAATATCTCTTGCTTCGAAAGAATCTTTTGCTGTCACACCAATTTCTTGATGGTTATGAGAATGGTCCATATACCCGACAATGTAATGGGTCATTGGCAAATCTCCAAATTGTAACTACCAATATTTATTAAAACTGCATAAAAAAAGAGACCCTTGCGGGTCTCTGTGTGTTGAAGTGAATATACTTCTTACATAAGGTTGTCAACAAGAACACGTCTGTAGTAACGGTTAGCGTTAGCAGTAAGAGCACCACTACCCTGATTTGTACCTTCAGCAAATGGATTGCAAACAAGACCGTATCTTGTCTTGAATCCGATTTTTGGTTGGAAGGTGTCCTGACCAACGGCGCGAACCATTTGGAGAGGAACATAAGGACAGTAGAACAGACCTGCATCATATGCAGAACTACCTTTGTAACCTGCCACGTAGAAGTGTCTGTCACTTACGTTTGCAGAATATGGGTCAACATAAACCTTGATTCTACCGTTCAACGTACCTGCAAGAGTTGAGGAGTTGTCGTCAGGAAGAAGGTTGCTGTTACCAGAAAGTGCAGGGGTGTAGTCAAGAACGCCTGCCATTGAAAGGGCGGATGCAACGTCTGCAGAACAGATGATGATGTTACCCTTCCCGCGACGAGTCTCGTGCCCGATTGCGTTCATATCTCTTTCGATGTTGAAGAGAAGACCTTTGAACTTCTCAACAGACCATCTGCCGTTTGAGTCAACGTCGAGGTCGAAGATACCTGCGGTTGCTGTGTTTGACTGAGCACCAGGTCTTGCGATCTTGTAAACAGTTCTAACAACTTCACGGTTGATCTCAGCAAGAACCTCAGTAGACAAGATGTTTGCCAACTCAGATTCAGCGTCAAGTCCGTGAACTGCTTTAAGATCCTGTGCTAGTTCCAAACTGTACTCTGCCTTGAGTGCTCTGGACTTCGCAGTCACAGTAACTTTCTCAATGCTGAAGTTCATTTCAGCGAAGGCGTTAGAACCAGTACCGAGAGTCTCAGACTCATCAGTTCTCATTCCAGTACCGTTTGTGTATGTACCAGAGTCGTTAAGAAGACCTGGGTTTGAACCTGCCTGTGCAGTAGAAGAACCGAATCCACTAGTTTGAGCAGCGTCTCTACCAGTGAAGTCAGAATCAGGTTCGTTGTAGAATGCTTCTGTACCTGAAGCACGGTCTGTACCGAATCTAGATCTCATTGCGAAGATCAATCCAGTAGGACCAGTCATAGGTTGAACGCCTGCAATGTCATAAGCAATAAGCTTAGGCATTGAACGTCTGATCAAGGAGATCAGAACAGGGTCGAAACCTGCGACAGGACCAGTTGCTGTAGCGTCTGCACTGAAACCTGCAACTGAACTTGTAGATCCAGTAGAGTTTGTAGGTGCTGCCTCAGTAAGGATTCCTCTCTCTTCTTTTAGAAATGATTCTTGGTTTTCGAGCAAGATTGCGGTTACCGCCTTCTTATAGTTGTCCTTGATGGAATCAAGACCCTCACAATTAAGAACGGGTGACCACTTCTCCTGCAGATGTTCGGATTTGAACATTGCTTGTTTACCTCTTTAGGTTATAGGGAAAAATAGTTTAATGACTAACTCACTTAGTCCAACGACGGAGGGCATCAACGTACTTAGACATTGAATCCGTCATTTCTGTATCCACAACAGGTTGTACATCCTCAGCAATCGTTTCTGCTGCTGCCTGGGGCTTGCTGCTGAAATACGACTCTCTTAGAGTCTCAACTTTGCTGCGGAATGACTCTTCATCTTCAAACTCAACACCTTCTGAAAGAGACTCAAGTTTCTCCTTCTCGGTAGATGCGAGACCTTCTGCGATCTCCTTCACGATTCCATTCTTAACATAACCTGCAACTTCGTGGTTGAGGGCAATGTTCTTATCAATTTGTTCGTTGAGTTTTGCTTCCATCGAATCAAGTTCAGTCACCATCTCAGAGATGATGTCTGCTTTTTCTTCGGGAACCTCGATATGGTTCTCGACGAAAACTTTTTTAAGTCCGCTAACTACGCTCTCTGCGATCTCTGCTTTGAGACCAGTTTCAACAGCGAGTTGGTTAGCGTCCATCCATTGCTGAGCAGCATATGTAAGATACTCATCTACTTGCTCGGCAAGGGAAGACTTAATACTTTCGACCTCTTCTGAAAGAGTCTCGGCGTATTCTTTATGAACACGATCAAGTTCCTCATTCAAACGAGAGACTACAGCAGCTTCGAAGATTGTTGCTGCCTTTTGTTTGAACTCCTCAGAAAGGTCTTCGCCTTCTGTAAGAGCAGCGACGTCTGCAGAAAGATCAACTTCGATAAGTTCATCTCCTTCAGCGTTTTCTGCTTCTACTGATTCCGCTTTCTGGGGTGAAGCAGCAGAAGGTTTTGTCTTCGGTGATGCTGCCTGGGTTTGTGATGGAGTCTTCAGTTTGTTAGACTCATCATCAGGTTTAGAGTTCTGAGGTGTAGGACCTCCGAGTACCTCAACGCCACCCAAAGAAGAACCATCAGCAACAGCACCGTCGAATTTTGCTTCGGTGACTTCCTGCTTTTCTTCGGATGCCATTACTTCATTCTCTTGTGACATTAGAGTTTTCTCCGTTAGTAGTCTTTGCTATTCGTAAAAATATTTATACTCACAGGGAGTTTAAGAATTTTGAAAACGCGGAAATCTTCCGCTCTTCAAGAATCTTGTGGTTCGCAGCATTGTCAATCTTTTGTTTCATACTTGCAATTTCAGACTCTTGAATGATTCCGTTATTCCAGATCCATTCTTTGCCTTCCATAATGCCATTAACAAAAGCATCTGGTGCTGAAGGGTCAGCAACAATATCTGCTGCGGTTGCCAACATAAAATCATCAGCAACTACTTTTGATCCATCACGAGTTTCTTGGAGTGAACCAATGCCACGTGAGGAAACTCCTAGTTTCACACCTTCACCTAAAAGGTTCTTGGCGATGTTACCCATAGGGGTATCTAGGATTCTCGCCTTGCCTCTGAAGTTATTACCTTCTTGAACAAGCGATGTAATCAAGTGTGAGACACGATCAAGGTTCACAGTAGGACCGTCAGGGTGACCCAACTCTCCAAGTGCGCGACCGTTCTTTACAAACGATTCGTTATATTTATCAACTTCACGACGGAGTGTGTTGATAGGGTACATTCTTCCATTGCGATTTTTAATCTCGCCTTGTAAGAAAGTTCCTTCTATGTATAGATTTTTCTTGCCGTTCTTTTCCTCAGTGAGGATCTGAACGTCTTCAATCTGTTCCGTGATCAGTTTCATTTGGTTCCTCTGTAGTTTCGGGTTTCATCCAACCGCCTGCGATTTCCTTTTTCTTTGCTTCTAGAGCATCGGCAGTAACCGCTTTCATTGCATCATCAACCTCTGAACTGAGATCTTTGTTCCCAGAAAAAATTTTGTTGACAATCTCTTGTGCTTGAATGGATGGCATAATAAAATGTTCTCGTTACCTAGTATTTAGAATTCTCCGCGTTTATAGTCTGCAGGAGGGATAGACTCAATGCCAGATGGACCTTCCTCTTCGGGCAGTTCACCTTCCATTCCCATTTCTCCACCTGCTAGAGGTTCGCCTGTCATAGGATCAACCGCTGCAGGATCAGGGATCTTGCCTTCTTCGATCTCTTTTTCAATCTGCTCATCAATTTCCGCCATCTCTGAATCAGTATGTTTCAGGATTTGACGACGGATATATTCAGCGGAGAAGTATCTGCCAACGAAAGGATCCATTGTCTGAACTAGGTTTAGACGCTCTGTAAGGATCTCTTTCTCTTTAAGTTCAGAGAAATAGTTGTCAGCAACATAGTCATACTGAATGTGCTCTGACATATCATCCCACTCTTCAATGGAGATGACACCTTTCAGGATTAGTTGAGTCTTCAGGAGATCGTGGAGAAGTTCAGAGAACTTTTTACGCAAACGAGTTACGAACTTTTGGAACTTAATCTCGTCACGTGTGATCTCTGCTGCGCGACCTAGGTTGAATGTTGATTCTGATTCAAGACGTGACTCAGGTACATTCAACGCCCTATAAAGTTTCTTCTGAAAATACTTAACATCTTCAAGTTCACCAAGATTCTGTCCACCTGGGAGTGTGGTAATCTCAGTTCCTCTTCCTCCTTCTCTTCTGGGTAACCAGAAATCTTCGAGCATTGACATAAATTTTCTGTCATCTCGGATCTCTCCTGTGTCTGCGTTGTAAACTAATTTGTTTCTATAACGTGACATAACCTCGCGGAGGTATTGCTCTGCCTTTTGTTTAGGAAGATTACCAACATCGATATAGAAAATTCTACGTTCTGGTGCACGTGATAGTCTGTAGATTACAAGACTGTCTTCAATCATTCTAAGTTGATTGAGTGCTTTGATTGCCTTGTGCAAATGTGACATAATCACATTCTTGTTCATATCCTTCAACCCACTGTGGGCAAAAGCGATAGCATCAGGAGCAACCTTGATACCTGCAGTCTCCATTGCTCGGAGACCTTTAGGATTGTAAACGTAATACTCTGCGGACTTAGGAGCAATCTGTGCTTCCATTGTCCTAGGGTCTACGAACTTTGCCGAATCCTTCGGACGCTCTAGTTCGATTACCTTTCTGATTTTTCTTGGATCAATATATCTAAGTTCTGTGATACCACCTCTAGGGTTCTTGGTATCAATCATTTTATGATAATAAATTTTTCCATCAATATACCAACGACGGAAAATATCATATGCTTTCTTGTCAAAGTCAAGAAGACGGAGGATATTGAAGAACTCCTCTCTAATCTTTTTCTTGATAGCGGAACTGACTTTGAGGTTTGATAACTCCACGTCAACAGGAGTATCATCTAACTCACCTGCGATTGCTTCATTAACCACATCATCAATAGCACGATCACACTCAGGGTGGATCGACATAGCGCGGTATCGACGAATCAGATCATTTTCGTCTTTGTATGTTCCATCAAGATCGATGGCGGTACCAAAATACCCACCACCTGCAACTGGTGTCGCTGCATCATCTGACTCTCTACGCACGAAAGAAGGACCCTTCGCAGAGTCCTTCTTGGCACGTTCAAGAGAATAACCAAAAAGTTGGGACATCTAATTATTAGAATTTCTATCCCAACTATTTATACGGATTCTAAAACCCTACTAAACAGAATCACTGTTTCCTGTATTGACATCAGTGTCATAAGTCCAGTATTGAACTTGGAATTCCACTGTGTATTCCTCAGGTGTATCGTTGGTTCCCCAGTCAAGATCGATTGCAGAAATGTTAGATGGCCAGATACCTTCGAACTTATATGTACGAATGATCTTACCTTTTCTATCCATCTGTCTAACCTTTGCCATTGCTTGATAGTCAGCGATGGTGTTAGAGTTTTGGAAGTTCTGCTGTAGTGCTTGAATGTTTGTTGACCAAGACTCGAAGAACGCTCTGAACTTGAATGACTGATCGTTCAATACGGTAACAGTCCAAGGTTCGAATGTTCTGTCGCCTGCAACCTTGAGGATTCTTCCTCTGTAAGGTACTTCCACAACACCAATAGTTGATGCAGGAATGTTTGCTGCCTTCACAAGGAAGGTACCGAATGCGGATGCTTCGGAGGCGTTAAGTTGTGATCCACCTGCGTCATTCTCGACGGTATCCAATGAAGATCCTAGAACACCACCTGATTGTGGTGCTACCCCATCCTGTAGGATTGGGGGTGCATAGATTTCGCATTGGAATAGATTGGGGCGGGCAAAGTCTTTGACTTGATCCCTAAAGGAAAAGATGGGAGCGCGGATTGCGCTCTGTTCCACCTGTCCTGGTTGTTGTTCTGCCATTGTTTTAACTCCTAGTTAGACTCTTGAATCAGGATGTTACTTCACTGAAACTAGAACCAGTTCTAGTAGCAGTAAATGTTAGGGTGATGAAATTGATGGAGCGTGTTGGTTTCACGAAGATCTCCGCGAAGAACTCACCTCTATCAATCGCCTCAGGTGGGTTGTTGCTGCTGTCGCAGACAACTAAGAAATCGATAATTCCTCTACGTGATTGAACACTGCGTAGGAATGGTTCCACGATATTCTTGAATGAAGCACGTGTGAACTCATCGTTCAATTCGAACAGTTGAGTCTTTGCTGCTTCAGAGATAGCATCTTCGAGTACCAAGAACAAGCGACGAACGTTGATTCTGTCGAATGCTGATTGGTAAGCAAGAGCAGTTTTGTCACCGAATAGTACGATGCCTTGACCTGGGAATGCTACGATTGGGTTAACACGAGCAGCATACAATCTATCTCTGTGATCCTTAAGAGGTGAGTAAGAAAGTTTGATTGCATTTCTCAACTGTCCTCTATTGAATCCTGCAGGTGAGAACCACGCTTCTGAGTTAAGAGTTGCGCTAAGTGTTAGACCTGCAAGGTCAGCGTTACAAGGGATGTAACGGTACTTATCGTTGTACTTGTCGTAAATGTACTTGTAGTTGTTATCGAAGACTGCGTATGATGTGCTAGAGAGTTTATTGAAGTAATCAATAGTTCTGTTAACAATCACGTTGGTATCGCTAAGACCGATCACGTCGTTACGTGAAGGTGAAACGAATGCCAAGCAATCCTTACGAGTTGCAGCGATGTCAATGATCTTCTGTGCCTTAGCGACTGTATCGCTAGTGTCTGCCATTGAAGGACCCATCAAGATGTAATCTACATCGATGGTTTCTTTGTCAGCAACGAGGTCATATGAACCGAGGATCTCAGATCTCTGTAAGGTGTATCCGTCAGTACCGCCTTGAAGACTGTACTTAAGAGTTGAACCGTCAGATGTACCGATGATCTCGCGACCAAGTGATGTTTCGTTTGTCTTGATTGCTGCTGCTTGCTTGATCAAGTCAAAATGTCTTGATACTCCTGAAGAACCGAAGTCTCCATTAGCACCTGCATCTCTATCAAAGATGCTTCCAGTTTCGTGTGAACCCCAGAAAACAAATTGTGATCTGTTCTTAATAACTTCTCTGTAGTAGATAGTCTCGCCTTGAACGCCTTTAGCGTCGTTTGACTTAGATACAAAGAGGAACTTCTCAAGAACTGCTCCAGGTGTGCCAGTAAGTTTGCCGTCTCCATCAAGGACAAGAACGTGCATTTGGTCTTTAGAACCACCACGATCTGAAACCCAAGGTGAAGTGCCTGGTCTAGGAGCAACGTTTGACCACTTCTGTGTTCCGCCGAAGAATCTTTCGTCGTATTCTGATCTTACTGCTGCGACGTTAACGTTAGGTGAACCTGATGCGTTGTCGTCAGAGAGTGTGTAGTTTGCTTCGAATCTTTCCTGTGACTGATTAGTAATAGTAAGAAGTTGTCTTTCGATTGCTTCAACCTTACCTTTGTCGCCAGTTCTTGATCCGCCAGTCTCTGCACTCCAGAGAGCAACTACATCGCCAACCTCAAGTACATCAGATGAGAGTGAGTAGTTAACATCAATCTCGATCTTTCTTGTAAGAGGATCGTATGCAACCACTTGACCTTGAACAGGAATACTTACAGGTGAAGAAGCATCTGTTTCTGCCCTCCAGTATTGTCCGTTCTCAAAGTCACCTGCGATGGATGCGGAATCCATAGTAACTACGATCTTGTAACTGTAGATCTTAGCTCCTGCATTAGCACCGCTAAAGGTTACATCAGTTGTAGTTTCGAATTCCCACTCAGCAGTGGTAGGTTGTGCAAGTGAAAGGATTTGGTCAGGACCACAGTCAGTCATTACAACTCTTAGTGAGTTACCGTAAAGACCTGGGAACCTAGCACCCCACTTCCAGTTGTTAGAGGCACCTTCTACATTGCCCTCGTACTCTTCGAGGTTTCTGATAAGAGGAGCACTTACGCCAGTAGAGGTTTGTTCATTGATTGTTGTCTTGCCTGCAGTAACAACCAAACGCTTAACGGTTTGACCATCTGTCTGTGCTGCAGCAGTTGTTTCCAACTGACCACGCTCAACAGTAAGATCATTACCTGAAATGCCAGTCACCTTGAGAATCTCGTCAGAGATCAAGATGTGGTCGTTAATAGAAACAGCAAGAGAAGCAACAGAAGTAACAGTCAATGAAGTACCACCTGCAGCGAGTGTACCGCCTTGGTTCATTGTTGTGCTATTACCTGACTCTTCGATCAAGGTGATGCTCGCGCCTGCAGCGTGCGATGTTGCTGCTGTCGCAAGTTGTCCACGTTGAACGGTAAGGTCATTACCTGAAACGTTAGTAACTCTTAAAATTTCTGCGTCGATCAGAATCAGATCGCTAGTAGCGAAGTCCGTTGCTGATGTGACTGTAAGTGTAGTGTCTGCTCCTGAGAATGTAGTGACGACAGTCTGCGCTGTGTCAATAGCGTTCTTAAGAGAAGAACTGTTTGCACGAATAACTTTTAATGTACCACCGTACAATAAAAACTGTGCTGCTGAATACCAGTATTCGAAGTTAAAATCATTTGGTCTGCCAAATGTAGAAAGTAATTCTTTCTCACTTGTAATGTCAACAATTTTGTTAACAGGACCCTTTTCAAAGGAACCGACTATCACTGCAACATTATCTAAGGTCGCATTTGCAACCGTTGTCAGATCCTTTTCAAGTACAACGACCCCTGGTGAAAGTTGGGTAGATGCCATTGGTTAGCTCCTTGAAAATCTCAATCTATTGCTGAAATTATTTAGGAAAAGGTATTGTTCAAGCGGGGAAACAGAACGTGAACATTACCAGTCAGGATACTCAGATTCCTTTCTATGCTTAGGTTTTGCTTTTCTATACTTTGTCACTCTTCTCTTGGTACAGTATTTACACTCATACGAATATGCTGACGGGTTCTGCCCCCGATCTTTTCTTGTCTTATAGAAGTTATCTAAAAGAGAAAGAGTTCTCAAACATCTCCTGCACTGTCTATCTACAAACAGGAATGCTTCTAGTTCAAACTCTTCCTCAAGACTCAAGGTTCTTCCTCACTCTTCCTTGCTGCATAACCCATTACGAATCCAAACGAGAACAACACTAATATGAATAGTGTGGTTGCCATCTGTCCTAACATTGTTTCTATCATCTGTAGTCCCACATATAAGAGCGATCACCATATTCGTCAGTATGCCACACCTGACCTTCTGGATCTACGATAGTCTCTTCTTGGAGACCATCATCCATAAAACCAAACGGTGCCATATCTGCTTCTATCGCTTCGCGTTGTTCAGCGTACATTCTAGCACGAATATCGTTATCGTGGAGTTCCTTAAAGTAATCTTGAACTGCCAACCACGAGAACATTACCAGACACATAGCAAGGTCATCATTACAACCTTCCTCTGCTGCCCAAGATTGACCCTTCTGAATGAATGTAGTTAGTTCAGAGATAATATCATAATCGTGCAGGATTAACTTATCATCTTCTAGTAACTGCTTCAAGTTGGAACAACCGACCTTCTTAACTGCGGTTGACATCTTGACACCTAGTTGTACCTTACCACCAGAGAATCCTTGACCAACAACCTGTCCTGCTCTACCACGCATTGCTGCCATCAGCAGGTTGTCATACTCAAGATCATACTGTATAATATCTGCAACTTGACCACCAATATCATTTACTTCTACAAGGATATAAGCGTGGTTGTATGCTCTTCCAACCTGACAGATAATATCAGGAAACAGCATAGGTTTGACTTCATTATTTCTATACTTAGCAACTAACTTATATGGAACGGTAGATGTATCGAATAGTGTGAATGCACTGTAGTCTCCATCAATACCTCTTGCCACGTCCACTGTCATTGTATAATTATGTCCCTCCTGTGGTTTCTCAAATACATCCAGACCATTCTTTTTCTCCAATGGTTCATCGTAAGTCATCACTCTCAACTTACTAGGAGAGATCAGAGTGTCTACAGATCCAAGGAACTCACACTCAAACTCAACACGGAACTGTTGTTCAGATGTGTTACGGATAGTTTGTGCTTTCCATTCAGCGTCTCTGCCTGGAACCTCAGACCAGTGAACCTCTGTAGGAATATATTCATTAGTACCACGCTCGGCATCGTGCCAGAGTTTGTAGTACATATTCATCCCGTGAGGTGTAGAGATGATAATAACTTTAGTGGATTTACCAGAAGAAATAGTAGGATAGACAGAACTAAAAAACTGATCCGCAATGTTATTCGGAACGAACGCGAATTCGTCCAAAAATATGACGTTAAAAGACATACCACGGACGGCACTAGCACTAGTAGATGCAGCCAGGAGTTTACTTCCGTTCTCCAGTTCCACTGACCCTTTGTTCCAACCAATAATACCTTGCTGCATCCACTTAGGAAGATTTTCGTAACTGAGTTGTAGACGCCCAAGCATCTCTCGTGCAGTTGCTGCTTTGTTTGCGAGGATTGCGACATTAACGTTATCGTTAAAAATTACATACCATAATAAGTACGCGGTAACAACAGTCGATTTACCAGACTGTCTTGGTAGTTTTGCAATATTAAATCTGTTCTCGTGAAAGCGATTCACCATAGTTTCTTGGAAGTCATACAAGTTAAATGGTATGACACCCTCATCTAGAGATACAATCTTGATGTACTTCTTGATAAAATAGATAGGATCACCTGCACACTTGATAAATTCCTTTACCTGTTTTGGTGTGAAGTTCTGTCCTACGTTTGCTTTCTTTAGATTGGGATTACCTAAGTATGCATCAAGTCCCATTCTGTTCCTTCCGTTTCAAATTATCTATACGTTTTTGTAGTTCATCGTATCCCTCTGGATACTCGTCAGCATAGTAATTAAACTTGATAGACAATAATTTCTCATCAGGATCCATCTCCTCTATCTCAGGATGCCTCGTGAAGTCACGAGGATTTCTTTTATAACCGCCCATCTCTTTTGCAATCATAAATGCTTGCAGTACCATTGAGATAGCGACGCCCACCAACACTAACCAAAGTGCTAATGGGACAAAGGAGGAATCCATTTTATTTGTCTATGTACTTTTCTAGTACCTCTAGTTGATCGTGATAATGGGAGATTTGATCGATCTCTCCTAAGATCGCTGCCACTACATCAGAGTGCTCTCCGATACCGACAGGGTTTGTTAGATAAATTTCGATATTTATCTTATGCTTTTCGATGTTACCTAAAGCGTGCAGTTTAACTGCTTCTAGGATTTCTTTTCTCATTCTACAAGGGTGCCTTTTGATTTACGGATTTCACGGAGTTCGTTAAAGTCCTTTTGTTTGGTACCGCCGTCATACTCCCACGCATAACCTTCGGTGATCATTTGTTCATTAAGGGACACATCTGAGTCCCCGACGTATAACCAACCGAGTAAGCGACCATACTTACCGACACCACCAACAAGTTCAGTCCTAATAGACAACTCATCATCACCAGAGATTGTATCTTCCAGTTTTGCTTTGAGCCATTCGGTTGCATCGATTCCAAGTGCCTTCTCCTCCAGATTACGAGTACGTTTCTCAGGAGTATCTACACCTGCGATTCTTACTCGCTCTTTTTTATATAGATCAAAACCGAGATCGATTGTTACATCAATCGTATCTCCGTCAAGAACTCTGTTCACCTCGGTCACTCGGAAGTTGTAACAACTCTTCCGACTCGGTGGCACCATTGCTCCCATCTTCTAATTCCTTGAAAGACATTCTCAATATATAGGCAATGTAAAGTGTGACTATTATTACAAGAATGGCAATCATTATGTTAACAGACCAAACAGGATCACCCATCTGAAGGATGATTCAAACGCTCTTCAACCCAATGGTCTTCGTTCTTAATTCCTGCTGCAGCAACATACCTTAAGATATGCTGATCTATTTGTTTATAGACTGGGTGCAGATCCAAGTCCATACTAATATCGTGTGCAATCTCTGCGACCTGTTGCTCTGTCAAGCAATGATCAGGGTGCAGTAAATCACAGCACGGTATTCTCTTTTCAATCAACTCATTAATATTGAGTCGAACTTTGTATTCTTTTGGTATTGTCATCTTTAACTCATTGTTTTACCATTTCAGACCTTCGTTCTACTTCAGAAATAATACTTCCGTAGTGCTTAAACATCTTATCCCCTGCAATATAGCAGCGTTGACGCTTCCATAGAGCATCAAGTATCAATCTGTAATCTTCTTTGTCGAAGTTACGTTCTTCATCACACTGGTTGCAACTCATTGTTTGTCCTTTGCGGGTTTACAAAATGCTAACGTCTATACCTAAGAATGGGGCAATTTTACCAATGACTCTCAAAAAACCATCAACGAATGCTCCTAGGAATGCGAATCCCAGTGCCATACTAATAAATGAAGCATTCCGATTATGACGACGAATCTTCGCCTCGATCATTTCATCTACTTCTTCTACAGTCGGTGGACGTTTTGCAGGAAGTATCTCCTTAAAACGATTTGTCATTGGGTAGTCTCCTAACTCAGGCATCCAATAATCAATAGATTCATTGGATTCCCAAAAGTCTTGCCAATCCTTTTCAGAATCGGTCACGTCCTTGATCGTTATCTTAGACGGGTTTTCTGGTGTTTTAGTCATCAGTTTACGTGAATTGTTCCTGTCATTCCTGCTTCCCTATGTGGTGCACAAAAGAATTCGTAATCACCTGGGGTATGGAATGTAATGTCCATAGTCTCTCCTGGGTTAAACATAAGTGCTTCCCTAGAAAGGTCTGGACGTGATTCTACTATAATATTATGTGGAGGCAACATAGTGTTCAAAAAATGAACAGTCTCACCTGCAGAGATAGTAACCTCTGAAGGTTGGAAAACTAATTTTCCATCATCTCCCATATTAATATCGACAGCAAAAACTGGCAATGCCAAGAACAGAGTTGCAAAGAATGCCAGAATGAACTTCATATAAAATGATCAACTAAGTTATCTAGTTGTGCTGCAAAAAGACGTTACGAGATATGTCAGGGATTCCTGTTCTCGAATTGTCTCATCACACCATCAACGTAACCTCGTCGATATTCCCAAGTATCACCACCGATTTCACCCCTCTTGGGGTTGATACATTTACTGTAATCGGGGTCTGTCTTGTCGATATTATTACATACTAAACCTGCCAAGTCTAGTTCGTTTCCCTTAGCGCCAGTGCCAGTCCAACGGTGTTCACCATTTAACCAAGTTGCACCACATTTTTGGCAGACTTTTTGCTCGATCTTGAACGCGAAGTCATCCGACATAGGAATCTCCCCAGTTTACTATTCAAATTTAGGATGGAATATTATATATGTCAATTAAAATACTAGCACTTCCACTTCCTAAGTGCGAGTGCTTTACGTGTAGGTCTGCCCTTCTCATCTTTCATAGGTCCTTTCACTCCACTCATACGAGCACAGAATGATCTTTTTCTAGGACCACCTTCGGGTTGTGGTGCTTTGAGATCTGAACCAGGATTCTCTCTTTCATAGGACTTGCGTCCTTTCTCGTTCAGTCCACCACTAGGATTCTTGCCTTCCTTTCTTTGCCAAGCACTTTCTTTTACTTGCTTGTCCTGTAGGAATGAAACAGGAGATTTTTCTGGTTTCTTTTTCTTCTTACTATCCTTACCACCAAGTGCTGCCTTAGCAATCTTACCTGCTGAATAGGGATCGTCTTTCTGTTTGTTCTTTTTAGTATCCTTCATAATCTCACGCATCTTTAGTGCGTGACTGATTGCCTTTCTCTTAGATGCTCTTCCGAGAGGTGGATTAGTTTTGTCAATCGCTCTCGCAATAGAAAGTCCTACCCCTTCACTCATACGACGTTTGGCAGCGTTACCTTTGCCTTGATCACTTGCACCCTTTCTTTGTTTTTGTGAAATTCGGGTCTCACTTGTGCCAGTGCCAAGTCTGAATGCTGTATCTCTATCAGCATTAGTTCTCTTACCACCACCTTTTTTGATGTCACTATCTTGCATCTCACGAGCACGTTGTGCTCTTGCACCAGTTAATCCTTCTTTGAGACCCTTAGTTTTGACACCACGTTTTTCTTTGTGTGCCTTGTGTCTTGCATCCATTGCCACGAGTCTCTCAGCAGGGTCAGCACCATTGCCACCTTGACCTGTTGCTCTGACATTACGAACAGACGCTTTACCATAGTTAGAACGACCACGTTCTTGACTTAATCTCTGGTTGTCGCTGTCCTTTTGTCTTTCTGTGAGGAACTCGCTAAATGATTTCATTTTTCCTTATTGAGTTTGGGGTTAGATGCACAATTTAATTCGTGCTTTTCGATCCAAGTTTTAGGACGCCAATGTCCTTGAGGGGAAGTGAGGTCACAATACTGACATACCCACTGTCCATTGTTGTTCTGTTCAGCCATAGTGAAATTTCCTGTCTTTAGATTTGTCTGGTAGTTTACCTGATCTCACCTTAGTTGATGAGGTTTCACCATATCCTTTTGGATGCTTGCCCACCTTCGACTTACCTAGAGTCTCAGACTTTGCTTTGCTTCCTTTTTCGGTAGTGTGTAACTTTGCAGGTTTGTCCTTGTCTTTAGTAATCACAGATTCTTGTCCGTGCTTACGACCAAGACGGCGCATCACTTTACCAAAGCGACGCTTGGACATCTTGTCGGGTTTGGAAGTGTGGTACGAAACCTCACGACCTGTCTCACCTGAATCATATTTATACTCTCCAACACCTTTCTTGTGACCAATACCGTGCTTCTTAAGATCTTTTTCAAGTCCTTTTCTTTTACTACGGTTATCCTTTTCAGAAGAACCACGGTCAGCACTGATATGTCCAGTTACTTTGGTATTGGATTTCTGCATCGCCCGAGCGAGACCGCCCTCGGAGATAAACTCTCCGAAACTTATCATAGCACAGGGATCAACCGATTGTGTCTGTAGGTGCATATCAGTGTTTCCTTTTTGTTGAACGGACTTTCTTTGAAGTTGCAACTTTCTAAGATTAATCATAAGTTGCCTGCGGTCTAGAAGTTGCTTAGTCTTCTTGATCGCTTGATCCTTTGGATTAATTTTTTCCTTTTGAGGTTGCGCTTCCATCTTAACCACCAACGATTTGTACTGTTTCTACAACTACGTCGTTACTACCTGCTGTGAGTTTTACAGTTCTCTGAATCTGAGGAACTGTGTTTGCAACAATGTCAGCATCGCTGAGAGTATATGCACTGCCCGCACCAGATGCATCAATATCTGTTGTGATTGTTAGGTCACTGATTGCAGTTACTTTCTTACCTGCTGATGCAGCAGATTCAAAGTCAGTACCAAAACCATTTGTATCTCCGCCATCTACTGTCTGAATAAAGTCACCAACTGCAAATGTATGTCTTCCACCTGCACCTGATCCGCTGCCCGCTCCACCAACGCTGAATACAGAACCGTTAGCATTGGTCGCAGCGTGGACGCCAATGTTCTTTGATTTACCAGTGTGAAGAAGGATTGCTTCGCCTGCTGCCAACGTAACCGCAGGACCATCGTCAAACTGGATAGAAGAAGCACTTGCAGCATATGCCCGTACAACACCAGTCTTCACGACAATATAAGCGGTACCTGATCCACTCACTGTCGTAGTATCTAATACATTTAATACAGACATCGACTTTTTAATACTTGTTTTTACTATTTATCATTCTTTTGTTGCTTCAAGAACTTGGCAAGTTCTGCTGTAGAACCAACAAACATAGTGTTATTAGTAACGTTTTGTGCTGATGTACCTTTCGGTCCTCCTTCAATCTCCATCATTTTCTTGTGGAGGTCTGCCAATTTATCGGCAGTATCTGCAACGTTCTTAATTAAATTACCTGCAACTTCGTATGCTCTAGGTGAATCAGACTCTTGTGCTAGTTCAAGAATACCATCAACCGCCTCCTGACCTTTCTCGATCAGTGAGTAAAAGTTTCCACGAGAATATTCATAGTCCTTGATCTGTTGATCAGTGACATTTGGTACGATTGCTTTCTTCTGTGGTTGCCCTGGTTTGACCAGAGATGTCTCCACATCAAGAGCATCCTCGATACCGTCGAACTTACTCGTCTTGTCCTGTGGTTGGGTTTCTTGATTTTCCATCTGTAAACTCACTATAAAGTTCATTAAATCCGAAGTTATCATCAGGGTCTGCTGTGATAGGATCAGGTTCAACTGTGTACCTGACTTCACGTGCAGCAGTGGGTTTGCTATCGGTAGCAGTATCCACAATCGCTTTCTTGATAAGTTTATCGGTAACGTCAGTGACAGGACCGTAAATGTATGTCTTAGCAGTAAACGATAGTGTATAGATCAGAGTCCTACGAGTGGTGAAGTCACCTTCGTAGTCATCCTCATAAACCACTGAGTTCAATGTAACTGGGAAATCTTTTACTTCACCGATTGCTTCCTGTAAGTTAAGTGTGATGTTAAACATCGGTTGGAAGAACGGTAAAATCTGTTCTAGAATCTGAAGACCATCGTCTTGATTCTTTGCTAGGATTGCCAGTTCAAAGTCCACATTATATGGTACTGGCATAAAAGATTTTCTTGTCTTACTGTCAGTGCCAGTAAAACGTAACACCTGCGTAGGTGATACTTTTCTGGTAGCATCATACGCAAATCCAGAAATCTCAAATGAGATTCTGGGAAGAGTAATCTGAACCGCTTTCTTAGTGGTTAGATCACCAGTCTGTTTGATGCGAGCGAGAAACTTATCTTTAGGACCATAGGCAAGAGGTACTTTCATAACCTCTGTCTTACTACCTTCTGTACGTTTGATTTCAATATTATTGAAAAGCGTACCGAATGCAATAACGGTCTTTCTAAAAATTTCGTTGTAGGAATACGTTCCTAACATTAGTCTTCACCTCCAAATTCGCCAAACGGGTTGCCCTGACTAAAGTCAATGATCGCGTCCCCAAGGGTCTCAAAGTCAGCGTTGGCATCAAACTCCGAGTTCGTATTATTTAGTGTATTGTAACTTGCAGTAGTCCAAGCAGCACCTGAGGTTTGACCAGTAATGGTCTCAGGTATGGAGAAAATACCAGACCTGTTGTACACTTGTAGTTGGTTATTAGTAGAGTCCCAACTCTTAACTTCAGCAGTTACATTAGATGTACCACCCACGATCTCCTCACCAACTGTGAATGCACCAGTACCACCTGCAGCAAAGTTGACGGTGATAGTTGTAGCAAGGTTTCTCTCGATAACATCGATGTCTTCGACGCCAGTATCGAGGTCCTCTCCACTGTATTCGAACAACTCACACTTGAGACCCCAGATATGAATCTTGTTTAACTGATAGAATGGTTGCTCATATTCAACATATTGAATCTGAAATAATTTTTTAGCAAGAGGGAAGTAAATCAAATCTCCTTCATTGGGTCTTCCTTCTACCACTAGTGTTGTATTATCATCAACTAGATCCTTAAATCTTTTACGTGCAATAATAAAGTTAACCTGATCAGCAATCCTTACACCAAATTTACTGAACAAATCTCCATCTCCACCAAACCCTTGTACGTTCTCAAGGTAACCTTCGATCTGATATGCAGAGTTGAAACTATTAAGTGAATCTTCACCAAGGATGTTATCCTCAGATACTAAGGTTTTAGGAATGTAGAATAGTTCTACACCGAACATCTTGATTTGTTCTACGACAAGATCCTCGACGAGTTGTTGCTCGCCAGTCGTTCCGTTAGTGAAAAAAGAATTTAATGGCATTACCCTATCATATCTAGAGGTGGCATTTCGTATGTGGTACGGAGAGTTTCATCTAGGTTTTCTAGTTCAGTAATCGCATCACTGTAAATCTTTTCTCCGTTCAAGGTGACACCACCAGGAAGTTGCACGTTTTGGAACTTCGTTAGGTTTTGTCCCCAATACTTTTTGATCATTGCAGTTGCATAATCTTTCACCCAAATTGTTCCATATATCTTGCTCCAGTTTGCAGGATCAAGAGCACGAACGCAATCGATAATCACAAACCCACCATCGACTACATCAGTCTTAGCATCGAAGTCAATATAAAGACGACCTTGTGTAGCATTAAATCTAGTTGGTTTCATACCTTCCAACAAGAAGTTGATTGTTTCAAGGTGTGTCTGAATCATATAATAATGATAGAACTGTGTTGATGTAAAATCAAACAGATCATTCAATCTCATCTGATAACGAATGTCAAACATATTACGAGTACCCTTATCAGTAAAGGTAAAGATACCGTTCACTGATGAGATATGTGGTGGCAGATCCAGATAGTTATTCTGAGTCTTGAACTCTGTACTACCTACCGTCTCAGTAGTGTCTGATTGAAATGCAGTAATCTCAGCAGCAGTAAACTGATGCTTTAGAAATACTTTTTCTGATCCACCATAATGATAGACCTGAAACTTCTCGATAGTATAATCGATAGCATCATCAATCTGATCGTCTGATACGTTAACTTCCAAGACTGGTTTGCCCAGTCTACGGAGTGCATACTCTTTGAGTTCTGCTTTAGAGGTAGGATTTGCCATTTGTTATTAGAGAGCAGCGATTGCAGCTTGGAACGCAGCATAAGTAGCGGAGTTCGCAGCAGCAGTTTTAAGTTGTGCTAATGTAATTGTTTCTGCCTGCAATGCAGAATCTGCTTTAGCACCTTGTGCAGCAGTAGCATAATCTGTAGACGCTGTAGCAGCAGCGGTTCCGAGGGTTGGTTTACCAGTCAGATCATTGTATGCTCCAGAGAAGAGCGAAGGTAGGTTAGATAGATCGTTGTAGTTACCAGAGAATACAGTCGGAAGAGTAACACTCATTACACCAGTAGAGGCGTTGTATGAGAGATCTCCACCTGCACTGATAGAAGCACGTGCCCTAGCAGTTGTATGATAAAGATTTGTTCCTTCGGAAAGGTCACTGGTAGATGCAGCAGCGATTCTCGCGTCCGCTCTAGCATCAGTAAAGTATAGATTAGATCCTTCAGTCAGATCACTTGTAGTTGCTGCAGCAATTCTTGCATCAGCACGAGCGTCTGTGTAATAAAGGTTAGATCCTTCAGTAAGATCTCCTGTATCCTTAGTTGCTAACTGGGTATCAAACCTAGCATTGGTATAGAAGATATTTGTTGAACCCTCGGTGATATTATCAGTGTTAATATCTCCTTGAGTAACAGAGAGTTCACCACTACCAGACAACTCAATACCCGTTCCGTAGGTAAAGTGCGTCCTTGATCGAGCAGCAGTGGTGAACAGGTTGGTCGATCCTTCGGTTACGTTGTCTGTATTGATGTCTGACTGAGTTGCACTCAAGGTTAGGATATTTCCTGCGTCATCATAAGTTGCAGTAATACCTGTACCACCAGTGATTAGAGCGTTAACTCTATCATCAACTCTTTCGTTAGTGAAGTATAGATTGCTTGTACCCTCAGTAAGAGCGTCAGTATTGTGGTTAGCGATAGAACCAACCTGTGACTGACCGAAGGTAATCGTTCCAGTAACGTTCATATTACCTTGAACTTCAAAGTTCGTGGTAGATGTGAAGTTGTTAACTGTTAGAGTGTTAGAGAATGGGTTGTATGTAAGGTTAGCGGAGTCAACAAACGCACCAGTATGTCCAGTGTTCGCTGCTGCAAACATTGGATAGAAGATTGTATTATTGTTTGTATTGTTGACGTCAATATTATCTGCGTTCGTTGATGTACCAGTAACATCACCAGTCAAGTTACCTGTGATCTGACCAGTTACATTCAAGGTGTTGCCCATTGTGACGGCATCAGTGAATGCACCAGTTCCAGAAGTAACCAAGTTACCTGCCATAGTAACGTGTCCAGTTGTGGACTCAAGAGTAATCTTGTCTTGACTGTTACCGTTCTGTAGTTTGAGTGACTTAGATGCACCACGAAGGATGACGTTATCTTTCAGTAATGAAGTGCTGTTGTTTACAAGAGCAGCATTCAGTGTAGTTCCACCATCAACATTCAGTGTGCTGTCAAAGTCAACTGCCTGAGTTACATTCAGTGTGTCATCAATAACGGTTTGACCAAGAACATCAAGTGAACCATCGATGTCAGTGTTACCGTTAGAAGAGTTAACGTTGAACTTGTTATTACCAACTGCAAGGTTACCACCGATAGTTACAGTAGACTGTAGATCGGCAACACCAGAAGCGGTGATAGTTGAAACTGTGGATGAACCGATAACACCAAAGTTACCGCTAACATTAGTATTACCTGTAGGACCGTCAACGGTGAAGTTACCACCACCAACATCTAGGTCATTACCAATGAATGCTTTCTTAGATACTGCCAATCCACCTTGTGTGAATACTGAGGCAACATTGCTAGATGCAGTAACAGCATCAGCATTATTATTGAATCTAACTTTCTCTGCGTAAGTTTGGATGGATGCGTATGAAACAGTTCCATCAATTACAGAGTTGCCATAGAATCTGACGTCGCCTGCAACTACCAGATTGTTTCCGATAGAAGCACCACCTGTGACTCTCAGTGCACCATCGCCAGTGTAACTACCTGTGGTAGTTGCTGAAGCGTTGTTAGTGAGAGAGGTAACTCCAGTAACACCAAGGGTATTGGTAACATTGGTTGCTCCGTCAACATCTAGAGTTCCGCCAATGTCTGTGTTAGAGGTTACTGAGAGGGTGCTAGAAAGCGTTGTAGCGTTCGTAACGCCTAAAGTACCACCGATAGTGGTATTGCTAGTTACCGCCAGTGTAGAGGACAGTGTGGCAGCACCAGTGGATCCAAAGGTTCCTGCTACCTGTGTATCGCCAGTTGCTGAGTTTACAGTAAACTTATTATTATTAACTGCGAGATCGTTAGTAACATCAAATGTTCCTGTTACTGCGAGGTTTCCTCCGATAGAAGCGTCATCGCCAACCGAAAGATCATCACCAATAAATAGATCCTCACCGATACCTGCACCGCCACCAACGATAAGAGCACCAGAACTAGAGTTAGTTGCAGAAGTGGTATCGAATAACTTGATAGATCCTGCATCGATTCCTGATCTTGTACCTGTAAATGCTTCGCTTGAATTGGTTGCAGCGTGGAAGAGAGCAAATCTTGAAGCAGAATTGTCCCAACCAAAGAATCCTATCTTGGCAGTTCCATCAAAATATCTAAACTCAACACCACGATCCTTGGCATCTGATGACTGAGGAGCGGTATCTCCACCAAGTGTGATAACAGGATCATCAAGTTGTGTTGTGGTTGAGTTGACAGTTGTTGTAACTCCATTAACAGTGAGGTTACCCTCGATCAATGCGTTCTGATTGACTGTCAAGTCTCCGTCAACAGTTGCATTATCAGTGAACTGTGTGACAGCATTGACTGTAAGAGTGTCAGAGTTCTGATTACCAATGGTTGTATTGCCATTGATTGCGACGTTTCGGTTAAATGTACCGTCACCGTGAACAGTTAGAGTACCTGCAGAGTTCGAACCTTGTCCAGTTCTACCAATCTCAGTATTACCAGACTCACCAAGTACACTAAACTCAACGGTATCACCACTGTTTAGTTTACCGATGAATAGATCGTCACCGATGTGAAGGTCGGTAGCAATACCTGCACCACCAAATACTCTCAAGTTAGAACCATTATCGGTTGCAAAACTAGGTGTGAGTGCAGCAGTTGTACCTGCTCTGAACTTATATCTTACTCTTAGGTAGTTCTGTGTACTGAATGTCTCAGTCTGAGTACCTTGGTCTTTCTGATTGATAGCACCGTTGATGTAGATGTCACTATTGAATAGAGTGTCTCCTTCAACGTAACCACCACCATCAAATCTAAATGCACCGTAATCACCACCACTGATAACAAAGTTATTGCTACCGTCAGTAGAGATTGTAGGTACATCGTTATCCTCAAGATATACAAACTGAGCAACGTTTAGAGTTCCTTCAATATCAGTGTTACCATTTGTGCTAGTAACTTGGAACTTATTAGTAGAACCATTTGTAATGGTCAGCGTCTTGCCAGTTGTATCGAGAAGAATATTATTGTGGAAGGTTGAATTACCATCAACATCCAACTCAGCATTCAATGTTGTATTGTTATCAACATCGAGAGTGCTGTTGAATGTTACTCCTCCATCAACATCAAGCGTACCATCTGTGTGGGTGTTACCATTATCTGTATCAATATCAAACTTGGATGTACCGTTAGCAGACTTAACTTCAAACTTCTTGTTATCTGCTTGAACGATTAGGTTGTCAGTAACTGTAGTTTCGAGTTGTACATCAAGAGTACCTTCGATAACTGTGTTACCTGTGTCAGTATCAACTGTAAACTTATCTACACCTGCTCCAGTCTGAATCTTAAAGTCTTCGTTATCAGACTTGATAAGAACGGTGTCATTAATTTCTGTCTGACCTGCAACTGTAACCTCTCCACCAACGTGAACATTCTCTGAGATGCCAACACCACCAGTAACTACAAGTGTACCTGTAGTAGTTGATGTAGATCCAGTGTTTGTGGTTAAGGAAAGAGCACCTGCCTTGATGTAAGCGTCAGTTCCAGTAAATGTCTCACTACTATTTGTTGCATTATAAAGGAATGCATAACCACCAGTTCCAGAATCAAGACGTGTTAGATCTTCGTCCCATCCAAAGAAACCGATTCTTGCTTGAGTGTCATAGTATTTGAACTCAATACCACGATCTAATCCATCATCGGATACAGGTGTAGTGTCTCCACCAAGGGTAAAGATAGGGTCATCAATAGTAACAGTCGTACTGTTAACAGTCGTTGTTGTTCCATCGACTTGTAGGTCACCCCAAACTCGGACTGTACCAGTGTTTGCTCTGTCATCACCTGGGTCAAGGTTAAGAGTTGAATTAGTCGTAGCAATGTAGTTGTCTTGAAGTCTGGCATCTTCGATCCAAATTTTACCTGATCCTGCAGATGCATTGATCTGTACAGTATCTTCGGCAGTAATCTTAATGTTAGAGGATCCAGATCCTGCGTTAGTAGCAAGAATATTAAGATCTCTATCAGATGTACTGTCTTGTGTAGTTTGGAATGTTAAGTTACCGTCACCTGTTTTGTCAAGTGTTTGATTTACGGTACCATCCAGTGTAATGTCAGGGTCACTATAATATGACCTTACATTAATATCAATCTCTCCACTACCAGAGTCGCCAGTATTATTAGCAGAGAATAACAGATTCCCTGAAGTATCGTTAATTTTGACATAGTTTAAGTAGTTAAATCCTCTGTATCCCGATGTGGGAGTGAGTTCGTTATCAAGTTCAAAAGTTTCGACCGTGTTACCATCTGCGAATCCAACTACATTATTCTGCAGTTGTGTGTTGTCCACTGAACTAGCAGCGATAACAACGTGTCCATTACCATCGACGTCAAAGTCTTCTTGTGCAAAAGATGCTAGTCCTTTTTGCTCAACAGCAACAGGGTTCAACCATCTCCAGTTTCCAGAGTCGCTATGTACAACATCAATGTACGCATTGTTTGCCATACCAGAATGGTAGTAGCAATAGTAATGTAGCAACTTAGGTGCATTTCTTGGTACTACAATCTCTACCTGACGTGTTGTTGCGTTGGTAAAGTTGGTAGTATCGTAGTAATCAGAGTATGATACTACTACACCATCAAGTTTATAGGTAACTCCTACATTATAGACGGATCCACCGCCGTGTGTGCCATTAGATGTTTCACTAAAGTGCAACGGATGAAGAACGTTAGAAGCATCATCCTGATTGAAGATATATGTACTTCCTCTCTTGAATGTTAGATTAGGATAGATTGATCCATCTAAGTAATACTTATTTCCATCTGGTTCTGCATTTACAGTAACAGCATAAGTTATAGTCTCAGTAGAATGTGTAGGAGCACCTTGTGCTGCTGCAATATCAGCAATCGCTTGATAAACGTTGCTTGCATTCTCAATAATATCGTATCTATTATATGGTGTACCTGCATCGTAAACTGCATACTTAGATCCTTCTGTTGCTGTGGCAATAGGCACAGTCAACGCAGCAGTCAAACGACCATATCTGTCAACTGTAAATTTAGTTGCGTTTACAGTCTCGCTAGAAGCATTACCAGTGACAGATGTCAGGGATTCAGTATTGTATGATCCAACAACGACAGCAGTATCAGCAAGATCGATGAATGGGTTCTGTGATGTTCCGTCAGGAACTGTAAATATAATTCTTCCTCCACCACCAGTTAACTGTCTGGTTATAATATTTCCTTGCGATGCACGAACAAGAATACCAACGTTCGTAAGTTGTGCAAGTGATGTAAGGTCATCATCCAATGCCTGAGCATCAGTGATACCATAGTCTGCTAATGTAGAAGCAAGTTCAGCACCCACCACACGACCTTGTGAGTTAACCCTAACTCTAGTATAAGTTGATTCAGCACTAGGGTTAGCGGGATCGTAGTGAGGCAGAGTTGTGATCAGAGACAGATCAGTATTAAGTGTCAGGTTAGAAGATCCATCAAAAGAACCTGATCCAGTAATCTGTCCTGCTAATTGTATTTGACGTGCGTTAGAGAGTCTAGTGGCAGTTGAGGCATTACCGATTAGCGTCGCCGTGACAGCACCTGCTTGGAAGTTACCGTCAGCGTCTCTCTTGACAAGCGTATTTGCAGCGTTTGATTCCGTCTCCAATGGTCGCTCATATTTCAATGAGTTCCAAGGGGTAACACCGTCACCGATTTTGATACGTGAAGTATCGATTTCGATTCCTAGTTCACCTTGTGCAAGGATTGGATTGATGTTTGCCCACTGCTGAGCACCATCACGTCTTAATTGGATTCTATTTGCCATTGTTTAACACACGTGGGGTATCCGATAACGGACAGAAAATGCCTCTCGGAATATTTATACGCAAAAAAAGAGGACCCTTTCGGGTCCAGGGATTATGCAGCGTCCACGTTGTCCACTTCGGGTGGTGCTTCTGCTTCTTCTTCCCCATTTCCGAGGCAATATTCGAGAGTTTCAATAGCACCTTGTAGTTTAAGTGCTTGTTGTTCATTATTACGAATGATCTTTGCCATTCTTTGATTATCTTCAATAAGACGCTTGTAGCGGTCTTTGAAATCTCCAAGAAGTTTCTCTTGGTCAACTGTTTCAGTTTGATCAGCGGGCATTAGCGTTGCTCCAATAATGTTTTCAGTAAGGATTTGATTTCCGACATATCTGATTTTAGCACATCTACGTCAGATTTCAAGTTATCGATAGTATCATCCCTTTGTTTACGCTTCTTAGCAGCGTTTCCAGGGGGAGTCGGTTTTGTATTTAGTACCGCTTTCGATTCGGAATCCCGAACTAAATCGGGATGTCCTTTCACGGGAATGAATTCTTTAGAGGTCACTTAATGCCATTACACGGAGGTTCTTGATTTCAGGAACGTACGCTTGATTCTTGGAGACCATAATAATTTTGATCTGTGCAGAACTAAACTCTGTTCCCTCATTGGTATATTCAAGGTCTCGGTACAGAATCCCTTCTGTCTTAGGCACAGTTTTGTCTTCCTTTCCGTTACCGTTGAAATATGTATAACCGATCTCATCAAAGGTTAATGAGGTACCCACTGGCATCGTACGATACATTACGTGGATTTCGGTGTCAGGGTGTCGCCACGCTTCGAATGCAACTCTCAAGGAGTTAGCAGGTTGAAGCAAGTTGATCACTTTGGTGATGTAGACTGCACTATTGAGATCACCTGTTCTATCTTCTGCATTAGAGTTAGCAGCAGGGATTTCATTGATTCTATTTGAAGTTGTGATGATTGAACAACGATCACGGTCAACGATTGGTGACAAGTTCTTGTTGTTTGTGCTCATCAATAACTGGAAGTTCAGTGATTTAGAACCAGATAGTTTTGCATCTTCGTTAACTTGTGAGCAAACCATCTTGGGGAATCCAAGGTAGTTGTCTTCGTTAGCGATACAATCGATGAATACACCGTCATTAATGAATGATGCTTCATCTGTATTAGCACCATCTCTTAGAGAAGTAGCAGATACAACGTTGATTCTAGGATCAACATCAGTTTCAGGATATACAGTCATCTGAATCTGAGGATAGAACTGCTCAAACTGGATGTTCTGCGTTGATGTAACTCTTGATCCACCGTTTCTAATACCATTGCTAGAAACTGATGTGACTGCAATCTTGTAAGTATCAAGTGTAGGTGAACCGATTTGTGTATGAAGTTTGTTGATCTCAACTAGAGGAATACCATCTAGGTTGTAACATTCAACAATAGTGTTGGCGTTGTGAACCAGAGCACCAGTTCCTGCCTGACCACGAGAACCTGAAGGAAGTGTTAAGATCTTACCATCATCAGAGATGTTATTATATTGAATAATCTCAAAGTGTTTCTGACCGATGTCAGGGTCACGAAGAATAATATATCCAGGGTTACTAGTAGATACTTGAGTACCATTCACTAGAGAGTGGAATGCAGATGCATCTTGTACGTGTAACTGGAATGTACCTGAGACACCATCAGATGCAGTGATACCGTTTGTATGGTATGCAGAGTCAATAATTGTAGGAGCAACTTCTGAGATAACGCCTGTAATATTAACGTTGTTAGCAGCATCGTGCATACAGTGGTTTGCGTGATGCACTGTTACTTCAGTCGCTCTGTTGAAGTATGAGATTGGAGCAGCAGGATAATCATTGATGTCATCACCAGAAAGTGCAACACCACCAGATGCAACCGTACCTGATCCAACAGTTGAACCACCGACAGTTTGTGTAATAGGATCGGCAGCGTTAAATGTACCAGTGACCGACTTAACAGTTAGGACACCTGTACCTGCATTGAATGCAGTAACCATACCAGAGGCACCACTACCATTGGTGATTGTCTCATCAACTTGGAATGTACCTGTGACACCAGTCAGTGTAAGGTTAGCGATAGATCTAGATGATACTAATCTATAGATGTAGTTTGCACCAGATGCAACACCTTCCCTGAATTCACCCTGAACATCATCAACAATGATGTAAGCGTTAGATGAACCTGAGATACCTTGTACAACTTCACGAACAATAGCAGAAGGAACTGGGTTAGTATCAGTCTGAGTAATCTCAGCACCGATTGTGAAGTTAGCAATGTGATCAGAAAGGATAATCTTAAGTTGTGGTTTCAGTGTTTCAATAGGATTGTGACGCAATCTGCTGATACCACCATTACCAAGAGCAAGTTCTGAGTTGTTGAATACTGCAGTTCCTACTTTATTCATCGTAAACTCTGCCTTATGAAGGATAAACTTAAGATCCTCATACTGGTCAGCAGTCCAAGTAGAAGCGTTCTGTGATTTGAAGAGCACACCTGCATATGGTTGCTCAGAGATCGTTCTATCGTTTGTAATATCGTCTTCACCCATTCTGGAGATCCAGAGTTTGTATTCGTTTGAGTCAGAAAGAACAACCAAACAATACTCTCTATTCTCTGTCACATATACAGGTGATGGGAATGTAAACTTAGTAGAGACTGTTCCATTCTCAGAAAGGTTAATCTGTGAAGGAAGAAGTGTAACGTCAGAGAATGCAAGAACTTTAGTGGTTGGATAACCATTTGCCATCTCTCTAACCTGTACAGATACTGGGATTCTCTCATCCTTAGTATTGAAGTACAGTTCAGCACCAGTCAAGAATGCACCACCCTTAGACTCAACCAAGAATGATTGAGCAAGAGGGTCATACCAACCTGTGTCTCTTGTAGATGTGCTAGAACTATTAACAGTTCTACCTTGAGTAACTGTGTCTCTAACGATGTCAGCGTTTCTAACAGCAAGGATAGTTGTTTGCTTAGTCTCAATAACACCAGATGCAACGTAGTTTGCAGATGCTGCAGAGTCAACCTGACCTGGAACTCTAGAGTCAGTTGCAGATGTTGTTAGTCTGACAACTCTTGTACCTGTAGCAAATCTTGGGTTGGTATCAACACCAGGATTAGGAATCCAGATAATACCTTCTAGGTCACCGTTAGTGTTTGCAACGAGACGCTTAGTCTTAACAACAGCACGAGCACCAGAGGTTTGACCAACAAGGATCTCACCTTCTAGAGGGTTACCGTAGTATTGACCTGCAACCGTCTCTGACATAATCTTAGTGTCAATGTTCAAGAGAGGGGTTGTTGATGCATAAGAACTAGGTAGTTCACTGCTATCAAATGGGTTAATATCATCATCGAATCCAACGTTAGGATCCATCAACTTCAAATGACAATCTGATGTTTGTCCAACAACTGTTTCTCCTACAACAAAAGGAGTGTTGTTTGTTCTTGTATCATCAATAGGATTCTTAATAACTTCTAACAATCTAGGAGTTGTGTAGAAATTAATATTAACATTGTCAATAAATGCATAGAATCTAGTGTTTGGTTTCAGACGCTGAATCTTAAATGCAATGTTTCTTGATCTAATGAACGGAATAACTGTACGCTCAATAACTCTGTCACCAAGAGACTGACGGTCAATCCTAGGAACAACGTTAGTTCTAATACCAGTTCTAGATTGTGATGAAACTGTGGTAGTAGTATTTGTATTGATTCTTCTAATGAACGGCCAGTGACCTCTTCTCATAAACTGAGATGAAGATGAAGTGCTGCTAGAAGACCAGTTAGTTCTCCAAGAGTTCCACTGTGTAGGAACGAAACCTGTGTTGCTATCACCACCAAGTGCTTGAACTCTTGCAGTAAAGTCACCTTCAATGTTAACAACTCTATCTGGTTCTCTTTCTTCTGCTACCCAGTCATCAGATGATGGGAATAGATCCAATCTACCGATATAAGCAAACACGTTGAATGGGTTTACATTCTCAACTCTTGATGCATATGGTTGAACAATAAACTGAATCTCATTGTATGGAAGAGTCAATGTACCAACAGAATGATTAGTCATATCTGTCGATGCAGTATCGTTATACTCAAGAGAAACGTTTGTTGTATAATGTGCTGCTCTTAAGATGCCTTCTCTGAAGTCAAGAGCACAAGCAAAGTCTTCGTGTACAGTTTGAGCAGAATCGAATGATGTAAAGTTATCAACTAGGAATCCATTCTTGAACTTATCGAAACCATCAGCATCCTTAACAGAGAATGATGCAGTTTCCATCTCAAGAAGGTTTAGAGATGTGTAATACTCAAGGTTATCAACTCTCTTTTCAATTCTACCGATGTCACGCATAGTGAATCTACGGTTGTTCTCTCTAGAGATTCTTACATCGTCAGGACTGTAACCATATGGTTTGTGGAAGAATGTTGCAAGCAACATTGCATTATCCATATCTGCAGGAAGTTCTTGGTTTTCACCAGAGATACCTTTAGCAATCTTAAATTCTTGCTGATTAGTTAGGAATAATTTGTCAACTCTACCAAGGTAATAGTCATAGTCACAACGGAAGTCAGACTCAGGTTTTGGAATATCAATAACCGTAGCATTGTTTGCAACACCACCAGAGGAGAATCCTCTATCTTTGAAGTCAAGTGATGCACAGTTTACATAATAAGGTGATCCAACAGTACCAGATCCTGAAAGAACAGGAGTAACAGCAGGTCTAAAGTCAAGAACATCTCTCAACTCTTTGGTAATACCATTCTCTGTAAATGATGGGATCCTACCATAGTCAATACCAACATAAGATTGTGCTGCAAAATAGTCACCCGTTGCTTCGTGAGTGAACCTATCAAACACAATCATCAATTTTCTTAGAGGTTTAGTTGATGATGCATAACGAATTAGTTTAGAAATGTCGTAGAAGTGACCCTTCTGGTTAGGATCGAGGAAGTAATCGGAAGTAATGTTCCTAGATCCATTATTGATACTACCTTCAGCATCGTTAATTAGACCTGTGATAACCTCATCATTAGCATCAAAACCACGAACAGTTTCACCTAACTGGAAGAACTGATCATTCTCATAAACAAAATGACAGATATATGATACAGCGTTGAAGTTTACAACACGTGCTTTTGCTTTAGATGTCTGTCCCTCAATAACAGTACCTTCCTTGAAGATAGTTGCATCTTGCATCTGCAAGTTAGGAATTACTGCAGGATTGTTATCAACTGATTCGTAGATAGCGTGAATATTATAAACGTCTGTAGATCCAAGTGAGATCTCTTCATCTTCAATACGAGTACCATACAATGAACCGTATGCAAGACCATACTTGACGCTATCAGATGAGTTACTGGTTCTCTCAACCTTCATAACTTCCATCTGTGTAGCATTCTTCAACTTCTTCTCTGCTTGGTTCTTAGAGATAGAAGCAATCAAACGACAAGATGTAACACCAGTTAGACCAGAAACAGTCAGTGAAGTTCTAGGTGTACCAGTGCTGTTAAATGCAAGACTTGATTCAATGTCAATCAATGTACCTGGGGTAGGTGCAAGAGATACTAATTGATAATGATCCTTATCATATGCAAGGAACTGTTCGTCAGCAGGTAGTGAGATCGTAAAGTCATTAGCACCTGTAACTGTGATGTCGTCAAAAGAACGTGCAACGATACAAGATTCGTCAGAAATCTGGTTGATAGATTCCTTAGGCATCTCGATCATAAGGTCAGCAGTTTCTCTATCATAGATTTGTGGACGCAATCTAACTAAGAATCCATAATCTCCTGCAGCAATGTTGTTACCAGAGTAACTAGCAGTTGTAGCAGTTGTGATCTTATTATCAATATTACCTGAGATGGTGCTAATCCTGTCAATTAACAGACTATTAGTTCCATTCTGTGTAAAGATGTCATTAGGTCTGATGTCCAAGGTAAAGTTAGACTGTGTACCAGTCAATGTACCAGTAGCACCACCAGAACTAAGATTGAAGTTTGTACCAACAATTACAACTTGAGCATCAGTTAGAAGGTCACCTGCAAATCTAATATTATTTGTATCTGGATCTCTACCGATCATTGAACGAGCATCTGTAACTTCAAACGAGAAGTGATCGTTTAGAGTACCGATTTCAATACCATCACGCTCAAGTATCTCCCCATTTCGGAATGTACCATAAACCTGATAAACATTGAAGATTTGTCCGCCACTAACATCGCCTTCAACAAATGCTTTTGCTTTAGAAGTACGTCCTCTGATAACGTGACCTTGAGTAAGTGTAACGGCAGCATCGGTCTTGAAGATTGTTAGAGGTTGTAGATCGAAAATGTATGCCTTGAAAACTGTGTTAGTTGAGTTAACAGTAGTACCACTATGATATTCGTATGCAGCGATACGACCAAGTGCAACAATCTGTCCTTGACTAGAGAGGTTACCATTCTGGAATTGATCTCTAAACTCAATAACCTGATAGTTAGCAGTAATATTGTTACCGTTGATGATAGGTGATCCCTTCACATTACTCATCAACATATACTGACCCAACTCAAACGGAATGATTGAGTTCTGTAAAGCAAGAGTATCTCTTGGTTTTGCTAAGTCAATGAATGTAGGAACAAGAGTCTCAGACTCAAAACCTCTAACGTATGCCTTACCAGGTCCAATCTCAACAGCATAGTGTGCAGAAGATGCTCCAAGTCCTGCAGGTGAATTCTCACCAGGGAGATAAACACCACCGTTAGAACCATCGTTCAAGTGTTCTCTAACACGAACATCGTAATCACGAACAGTATAGTCACCTGATTCGTCAAAGGTTCTTCTAGCAAGTTCTTTTTCTAATTCGTTATATGCAGTTCTCTCAACAAATGACTCAACTTGAGATTTGTTAATTCTTAAAAGTTCGATGAAGTTCTTGTCGGTGTCATCATCAATAACCTTCTTGACGAGGGAAGTCCTGATTCTAAACCTATGAGCACCAGGAGCAGAGTAGTTAGACGTACCAGTTGCATTGTCATTTAGACTAGGATCATCTTCAGGAGTAACAATAGATTCAAAAATTTCTAGACCGATTCTATATGAAGGGTTGTTTGTATATTGATCTAGAATAATAGTTTGAGCATTAACATCTACAAAGTGTCCTCTAATAAAATAGACACCTTGTGCTATCGCTGCAGTAGAACCTACAGCAGTAGAGTTAGTTGGAAGTAACTGTGCAAAAGGAGTTCCGATCTCAATTAGAGATGAACCGAAAGTAATTTCTGAAGCACAGATCAACTGCTCGTTATTTACAAATTGTCTGGTGTCACTATCTTCACCACCAGATGTCAAATACTTAACGTATAAAGTGATATAACCACGCTCTGATTCAGTAGAAGAAATACTGAATAAAACTTTTGCCTTGATACCAGTTGTCAAACCTTCGACAATAGTACCTGTAATCTGATCTCTATATTGTTCAACATCAGCACCCAAGAATGACCCCTGCAGGATAACTGCTTTGGCGTCGAGGTCGTAACCAATCTGACCAGGGATGACCATACTGCCATCCTTGAACATATGTGTACCAAACGATTCAACCTGATTTTGCATCAGAGATTGAAGCGTCGTCAGTTCACGAGCTTGGATAGGATACCCAGGGCGGAATAGCACTCGGTAGAAATTATTCGCCTTATCGAAATCGTCGAAATAAGGGGCGATATTCAGATTGGTATTCTGAGGCATTGTTTTAGAACTCTACTACGATCTTGATGTCTTCAATTTGGTCGCCTGCACGAGAGATTGCTCTCCTATTGTCTATGTAGATCACTTTTCCAGAGTCTTTTTTCACTTCGGGTTTGGCGTAACCAGATGTGAATGACATACCTAGGTCATACTCAGTGTTGTTAATAACACGAGTCGCTTCACCAGGAACAATAGGGAAGTTAATATCAGGGTCGGCAGAAGTACCAGAACCTGAACCAACAACAGTGTTACCACCGTCAAAGACTGTTTTATTACCAGAGATCTCAGGGAAGATACCATCGACTCTGTTTTGGTAATACTTCAGAACCTTTGTTGTGGAGTTCCAAGACACAACTCGTCCTCTAGCAGTCACTTGCTGACCACCAACAGTACGAGTTTGAGTAATAATTTCGTCAGTATTAAATGAACCTGTGAAATCGGGCGAGAAAATCACAGCGTTAGTAGCAGACAAAGTAATAGCGTCTGCCAATTCTTCAGTTCCAAACTTCAGAGGGTTGAGAACCAAACCGATACGACGGTAATCGTTGTCAGTTGGGAAATCTCCAGAACCTTCATCGTATGTGAACTTGGTGTTGATCATTACACGGAATCCACCTAACTCAATTTGTGGACCTGAACCGTGTCCACCTTTAGGAGGAATGATCACATCGATAGCACCACCAGATCCAGTACCAGAACCGATACCGTTGATCTCGTCAATAATAACTTTACCGAAGGAGTAGTTTGCACCACCAGAAGTTACAGTAGCAGAGACGATACGACCACCGTCAACCACAACAGATATTCTTCCACCAGTACCATCACCCTTGATGGGGATGTTTTCATATGTACCGTTGTTGTATCCAGAACCTGCAGATTGGATAACAACAGTGTCAATCTCACCACCCACAGCATCAGATACCACAGCAGTATCAACCAACACAGGCATATAGTCGCCTGAGAAGAACTTTAGAACCTGTCCAACAGGAATTGTGTACATATACTTCCAACGATAACCATCAGCAGTAGTGATAATTGAAGTCGAAGTACCTGTAGGTTCAACCGTAGAAGGTTTTCCGTTCGGGTCAGAGGGGGATGTACCATTGTAAATGCATTTATAAGTTTGATACGATGAGTTAACAACGTAAAAATCAGCGTCGTACAGTTTAGTAGCACCAGAAGATGCAGTTTTACTGGAACTATAATCGTGACGATACATATCGTACACATAACCCAAACCACCAGTGGTTTGTTCGGGTGGGATCCAGTCAATACGACGAATAACCTGAACAGCGTCGTTCGCAAGAACACGCTTCATCGAGATCATATCATCGAAGGAGTCAGAAAATTCCTGAAAAGAATCTACAGGAGTCGGAGGGTTGTTCTCGTTATCCCATTCTTGAGGACGTCCAATGTACACATATAGACGATCCCTATTTACACCAGCCGCGATGTCTGACTGATTTTTGTCAGGACCTTCCAGTGATTTGATGAATTTTTCCGCAGTAAAAATTCTAAATTGGTCAGTAAGTAGTGCCATTGGACAATTTCTACCTTCTCTTTATTTATGAGGGTTTTAGTCGGGTTCGTTTCTGAGGTATGAGAGATACTCAATTCTCAGTGGTGTGCCCACTGTTCCTGTCGAACCGCCAGTAACAGTTTCGTTGTTATTCCAAAGGAAGTTGCCTGAATTACCTACTACATTTTCAACTATCAATATCTTGGTTGCATTGTCCCAAGACTTCACAGTAGCAGTAATACCAGTAATGGATCCTGTAACAGTTTCTGAAACTGTAAAGTTTCCATTCTCAGGATTGGTACTACGCATTTGGAATTGCACCAAGGCAGGATGCACATCACCATCTCCAAGTTCTCCTGCTAGAGACACTGTGGGAGATAGTGGAGGATTGGAACCATCAGTCATTTGATCTCCAATCGCAAACAAAGTGGTATTAGTACCACCAACAGTTTCTTCAATACCATAAAGTGAAGAAGAAATTCCACCGTCAAGGTTGATCTCTCCTTCAAAGTCAGTATTAGTATTTACCAAATCAGGTATGCCATCACCTGCACCACTTGCTTCATCATCATCTTCAAACGCTTTATCTTGAATGAAACTAATAGGAACAGTCAAGGTTATGATCTGTGCATCAGCAAGATCAATTAGTACGTGAGGTTCAACACCAGTTGCAGATGCTGAAGCAACACCACCAGAAAAGTCAATAACCTGCGACTTAACTTGTGACGATCCACCATCAATAAATGCAAGTTCGTCAACCTCAAACACGAGGAAGAGTGCCCTTTGTGATGGGATCCAGTCATACACTCTAGCAATCTTATTACTAGAACTTTCTGTAGTTCTAATAACTCTGTCTCCAACGTTAAAGTTATAACCCGAGACACCATTTACGTCTGCTAGAGAATCAACAGTTACCTTTTGATCATATCGGAAATTGAGAGCACGGTCGCAACCAGTGAAGGAGGTAAGTGTTTTACCCGTATATCGGATAACTTCTCGACCGATAAGAATTTTGCCTGAACCAGGATAAGGAGCAGTTGTTTGTACATAAATGGTTTGATCATTCTCGTCTACGTCTGCAAGTAGACCAGATATGTTATAGAGATTAGAGTTAAATGATTGACGGTTTCTTGACTCTTTAGTCAAGTCAGTGTTTCTTGTGAACAAGACAGAGGGTGCAGACGAGTATCCACCACCAGGGTTGATAACATCGATTGATGTAATAGAACCTAGATCAATATTTGCTTTCGCAACAGAACCAGATCCACCACCACCGTTAAGTAGGATAGTAGGTGCAGTTTCGTAAAACTCACCAACGTTGGAGACGTCGATAGATTTGACAACGCCAAATTCATCCACCTCAGCAACGCCAGTTGCACCTTGCCCCCCGCCACCAGAGACAACTAAGTTGATGTCTCCCAACTCATAGTTTGATCCTTGGTTTTCCAAAGACAAACCAGTAACAAGACCAACAACAGGACGAAGTTCAGCACCAGATCCACCACCACCTTTTACTTCGGCAGTCGTGGGAGATGAGTAGTATTCATCACCGTTAGACAAAACTTGTATGTATTGAATAGAACCTGCAGGAGCAATGATAGTACCATCAGGTGCAAGTTCATCCTGTTCATACAAGATTGCCTTAGCAACTGCACCGTGACCGTCTCCTTCTGTTTCTAATTCAATTCTGAATGGATCGTACCCTTCGCCAGGATCCAAAACTCGTACAGAAGCAATTTGACCGTTACTAATGATAGGTTGCAATACTGCTTCTCTAATTGGGGTACCACAGTTACCGACTTTGAGTTGTGGAGGATCGGATGAGTTGTATCCGTTTCCACCATCTATTACATAAACCTCTCTTACTCCGAATATAGAGTTAAAGATAGGTTCAATAATCGCTCCACTTCCAGGTACTGTTCTTGGCATTTAATTACCTTATATCGAGGGTTCCAATCATTCCACTATGAATGGTGCACTGATAATAAAGAGTGTTAGGTGCATCCATCGGTACGGTGAATGTTTGGATTCCTGTGTTGGAACCACTAACACCAGTTGTGTATGTAGAACCACCAGATGAAGTTCTGATTGCTAGTGGGTGTGCACCCCCTGCTTGGTTGTGGAAGTCATATGTAAATCCACGATAGAGAACCAAAGTAGCATCAGCAGCACCACCTGAAGGCAATCCTGGTCCGTTTACTGTGTAACTGGAAGATCCAACTGCAGTAAATCTGAACAAGATTGTAGGTGAAGGTTTATGTACCGTGCCCGATGTACCTGCACCCTTGATGATTGATGATCCAACAGGAGCACTGTTGACCTGTGACTGGAATCCACCACCAACTTCAGTAAAGTTAGTACCATCATTTGCAACTTCAAGTTCACCATTGGTACCAATCTTCATTCTCTTAGTACCGATCTTGATCTCAGAAGATGCAGGAAGTTCTAAGTTATTAGATCCGTCAAATTTTATCTTCTTAGTTCCGCCAGATCCGAAACGAATTTCTGCAGTGTCTGGGACTTCAAGGTTACCAGATCCATCAAACTTGATTGACTTAGCAGCATCGCCACCAAAACGAATGTCAGTACCAACAGCAAGGTCCAAATTACCGCTACCGTCCATAGCAATGACCTTCGTAGAGCCACTATCACCAAAACGAATAGAAGAGTTTGAAGGAAGTTCAAGTGTTCCATCATCATCGAATTTAAGTTCTTTACCTGCAGCAAACTTCAGTGACTGACCACCGAGTTCGATGTTTCCACCTTCATCCTCAGATACCACACGGTTATATGATGTGATCTTAACAGCACTTGAAACCGATAGTTCTTGTGATTGGTTAGCACCTACAGCAGTTGTTGTTATATATCCACGTGCTCCACCGTTTTCAGCAGTGAATGAGTTGAAGGTAACCGTCGCTTTAGCACCAGTGGCATCTTCGATCTCTAACTTAGTGTCTCCTTTCATCGCTGAGAACCTAGTTCTAAACGCCTCTTCCTGTGTAGAATCTTCGGAAGCGAGTTTAGATGCAATAGTACGGGTAGCACCAGTGTCAATACTATTAACAGTGTGCTCCTTTCTCTTTCTGCGACTGATTTCTTGTGTTACTGAGTCAGTAGAGATACCTGTGTCACCCATCCAAAGGGTAGATTCATCAAGGTATAAGTCTCTGAACTTCAGTGAGGGTGAACCCAGATCGTATGTTGCATCTGAGTTAGGAAGGAAATGTGTGTCGATAACAACGTTACCCGATCCGTTGTTTGACAAATTAGTAATAGAAGAACCACCGCCTCCACCACCTTGTAGATCATCCCCTGCTTGCCAACGAGCGTTTGCCTCGTTCCACTTCAGAACTTGACCGTTACTGACACCGCTAACATCAATATCGGTAAGATTAGAAACAGAAAGTTGACCTTCAGTGAATACTGAACCATTCCATTTTAGAACCTGATTAGTTGACGGACTCCCGACACTAATTTGTAGGTTTGTGTTGTCTCCCAGAAAGGTATATAACTCGTTAATAACGTTATTGAGTTTAATAGCACCATCTCTTAGGGTATCACCAGTGCCGTCATTTGCTGACACACCAATGTTAAGATTTTGCTTAGCCATAGCGGTGGGGTTTTTCTACAGTTTTATTTATGTGAGGTCGAACTCATAATTGGTTTGGTCAAATCTTATAGTGTTCGTTGTGAAACCAGGATTGTTATTATCCCTGTCAAACGGAACGGAAGTCATATCATAACGTCCAACGGTACTATCCCATTTCAAAACACCTGATGTATCTTCGCCACTGGTACCACCAGTAACGGTTAGGATAGCAAGGTTAGATGATAGAGGAGAGTTCTGTGCTTGTTGAGGTTCACCAATGGGACCTGTTAGCACTACTCTATATCTATATCCAGTCATAAAAGATAGTGCGACAATCTGATAAGTTGAAGATGTTGCACCAGTGATATTGGACCAAGCAAAACCACCATCAGTGGAGACCTGCCACTGGTAGTTAATAGTTCCTGCTTGTGGTTGAACCTCTGCTAGAACAGAGAACGTTTGAGTTCCACCGTTAGCAATGGTTGCATTAGTTGGTTGGTTACTGATCACGAGAGATGGTGGGTCTGGTTCATCTCCACCACCTTGGTCTCCACCACCACCTGATTGCTGCTCCTGTTGAATACCTTGGTTGGCAGGAACATTTACCTGTTCTTTTGAAACAAGTCCAAAGATGAATGGAAACTTAGGTTCATAACTCATATCTGCAATCACAGTACCGACTGCATTATTTGCCATACCTGAATGGTTTTGGCAATAATAATATAGATTTGCAGGAGCATCTTGAGGAACTGTAATTATAGTCCTAGCACCTGCCTGACCTGGAGTTCCTTCATAAGTTACTCCGTCAGTGTATTCGGTTCCCAGATTCCAAGGTCCGTTTAGGGTTGCTGAGAGTCGAAGATTGTGTGTGGCGTTTGAAGAGTCACTTTGATCAAATATGTAAGTAGAACCCTTGGTAAGAGTTATGTCAGGATATAAAACGCCATCAAGTCTGTATTTGTTGCCATCATCTTCTGCTGAGACGGTGACAACGAAAGTTCTATTATCAGAAAGATCATCGTGAATCGACATAAAGTACGCAAACGTACCAGATGGGTATTCAGGAGTGTGACAGAAACGCCCATTATATGCGTCTAGATGTCTTCCAGTTGTATCTGCATTGTATTCATAGTCTTGAATAAATGCACCTTTTGGATATGTTGAATCGTATGCAGGTCTATTAACAGCGATATTATCACGCATCTGATAACCCGTAACCATAATCTTTACTTGTGAAAGATTGTTTGTCGGATCGTCATAACCATATGGTCCATAGATGGGGTATCCATCAAAGCAAAAACCGATGATCTTAGAATGACCATCAGGATGACGCATATTGTCACCTTGATATTGTGTTGAACCGTAGTAATCGTTGTAACCTGACATTACCTGATTCGCTTTCCAACAATTCAGGAGATGTGAATCACGGTAATGATATTGTCCAGTTGTCTCAGGATAACCACCACAGTTGTCCTCACCAAAGTCAATAGCAGTATTCGTTGCTGACGCAACCCAGTTGAAACCTTGTGGAGGTGTACCCTCTGATCCACCTGAAGGATTGTAGATAGCAACGCCGTTAGCACTAAGACCAACGATACCTACAGGTAATGTACCTGATGTTGTTGTATTATCTCCACCCCTATATGTAAAGTTATGAGAGAAAGTATATGATGTAATCGTATTTGAGTTATCAGCATTCGGGAAGGTACCAGGAACTACAGGAGTTGGAAGACCATTTCCCGTGATTGTCAGTATTTCAGTTACTGCGTTGTAACTTCCGTTTGCTGCCATTAGTCGATTTCCGTAAGGTTATATTCACAGATCATCGCAAAAGTTTGTTTCTTCAAGCGTTCGAGAAACACTTGTTCATCAGCAGGTCTCGCAGGAGAACCTGGCCACATCTTGATCGAGTAAGTAAGGTGATCGTAGAATGCACGAAGTTCGTGGATTCCCATCCTCCACTCACAATAGAATTCATTATCTTCCATTATTTAGTTGTCATCGAAGATCTGATCAGGAGTGAAGTTATCCACTGTAGTTGCTCCAATGTTGATTGTAAGAACTGCAGAGTTGGATAATGTTGGTGTTGCACCCGCTGCGGTAAGACCACATCTGAATTCATCACCACCGTCTGCCTGAGTTGTGTCTGGCGTTGTGTATGTTGGGGAAGTAGCACCGTTGATGTTATTCCAGTCACTTTCACCGTAGTTCTTCTTCTGCCACTGATAGGTGATTGTGCCACCGACAGGGTTAGTAGAAGCGACCACTGTGAATGATGCAGTATCTCCTTGGTTAACAGTTGTGTTAACAGGTTGAGATTCAATGACAATCGCCTGCTCACCCTGTGCCTGAGATTCACCTGGGGGAACGTAGTTTGGATCGTAGATGTCAATACCACCGTTGACTCCAACACCAGAAGGTGCGAAGAAACTATCAGGAACGGTAGTGTTCACGTTGATGGTTGGTTGTACATAACCCTGTCCTGCGTTCTTCACGTCGATGCGTGCTAGACCCACAAGTGCCTTGATGCGTGCACCAAAACCTGAGGAGGAGATCACGTCAATGTTAGGACGTGAAGTATAACCATCACCAGAGTTTGTAAGGATTGCTTCGATAACGCGACCCTTCTCGATGTTCGCGAGAGCAGATCCGTTACGTCCCTTAACAGCACCCGAGTATTCGAATGTGATAAGTGAGTTAGAAGATTCAATTAGAGCAACCTCTCTAGTCTCGTCCTCACCCTCAATCTGTAGAATGTCACCCGATTCAATAGGTGGTACAACTGTTGCTGCGATAACGTCAACGTCAGAACCAATGTATGAGAAGGCAACGAAGGTTGAACCTGCACGAGGTACTTCAGAGAAGATGATTCTAGAACCAACGATCTCGAAACCAATTCCAGGTTCCTGAATAACACCGTTCAACTGACAGATGATGTTGTTCTCAGGAAGAATGGTGTTGGATTGTACACCATCAGTCAGTGTAAGTGAGTAGAACACACCACCAAGTTTCAAGTTGAAGGAGTTTCTCAAGGAGTCGAAGTCGAATGAGATGTCATCCAACTGTCTCAATTTACCAACGTACACGCCGTGGAATGTAGATCCAATCGCAGGTGGTTCAGTGAACTGGATGTTATCAGAGAATGCAGTGAATGCGTTGTTACCACCTGGAGGTTGTAGGATACCATTCACGAAGATCATCATATGACCTGCAGGATCTGGGAAGTATGCAGTACCGTTTCCAGTAGTTAACTTGAAGTTCTGTTGAACACCATCAAATCCTCTGAAGAATCTCTTCACACGCCCGCGTAGAGTCTTAGCGACTGAACACGCTGCTCTGAATCCTGCATCACCAATGATCTGTGCATTCTTGAGGAATGTTCCAGAAGTGTCACCAAGGTGAATAATCAAGCGAAGACCAATTTGTTGAATCTTCTCGACCTTACCGTAGGCAGATGTTGTAGTCTGTGTAACGAGTGTGATACCAGAGGTGTAAACGCTTGGGAAGTTAGATCCAGGTGGGATCTTAGCAAGTTGATATGCTGCATCATTTGCGATCACGCTTAGATCATCACCGATAGAAACAAAGCGTCCAGTCTCATTTGCGAGGTAGATTTCGTTGTTATCAATGTCGTGCTCAGTGACCACGAAGGTGTGACCAACAGATTGTCCTGCGTTCTGGAGTTGTAACACATCACCAACGTTGAATGTGTCAGTAACTCCTGTGTCAGTAATCAATCCTGCGTATGTAAACTTAGTAATCTGAGTAGAATGAACGTACTCACCGAATCCTGGGAGGATTGTGAATGCTTCAACCTCGATAATCTGATCAGTAACAGAACCGTAGATAACATCGTTAGGTTCAAAGTTACCAACAACACTCTCAATGTCATAGGTAATTCTACCTGATTGGTTATCAATTAGAGCACCATCGTTATTTCTGACGATAAGAGCGTTTGCTTTACCACTGTCTTCCTTAGAATAGATGTTATCAGTAGCAATAAACTCACCTTGCTTGAAGTTGACGATCAATCTATCGTGGATTCCTGTGCCAACAAGACCAGTTGCACCTGAAGTTATACCCTCAATATTGTCTGTAGCAGTAAATGAACCACTGGTCATCTCTACTTTTATGTAAGTTGCGTTGTCAGTAGCGATAATCTTACCTTCATTACCTGTAGCACCTGTCTTAACAATCTGTTCACCCTGAAGGAATACCTCAGGAGCAGATGTAAGTGTGATAGGAAGGAATACAACCCTGTAATTGATAGCAGCAAGGTTGTCCTGAACACGGATAACTTCAGCGTATGCGTCAGATGTTGTACCGTAGAAGATGTCAGCAGGTTCTATACCACCAGATGTAGGTGTAGGAATGTCACGATCACCAAATGTTGTTGGGATACGCTCAATACCAGTGGTTCTGCTTACAGAGAATGTGTGGATCTCACCTGGGAGTCCTGGGGTCAGAGATGTAAGTTTGTGTCCATCAATGTACTCTGCCAAGAAGATTCTGTCCGAAGTAGTGTCTGGGTGGATGTAGTATTGTGACCTGTCAAGTTCCACAATATTTGTACCCAAGACAGTGTAATTAACTCTGTCATATGCCTCGAATGGATGATTTGGTTTGAATATTGAACCATCAGAATTCACATCAACACCAACATCGATTGCCTGCTTGATGAATACAGTTGGTAACTTGGATTCTGCAAGTGCAGTGTAAACCAAATGCCATAACTGTTCAATCTTATGGACAGCAGTCATTGTTGGACGAAGTTCTCTATCTTTGTAGAGAGGTTCCAAATTATAGGTTCCAGGTTCAGGAGCAGTTCCAGAAAGGATATGCTTAATCATATCCGTGGTTGCCTGAGCGTGGAAGATCAAATATGTTCTGAAGATGTTAGGGAATGCAATGAAGTTGCCCTCGGCATCAAACCAATTATTAATCAGTTCGACGGTTTTAGCATTACCATCAGTCAATAGGTCATAAATGTATGCCTTTCTTATATCATCACCGAATGAAATATCACCTGTATATCCAGAGTATTGGTTAACAGTTTTGTAATATGCCTCTCTATTGATGTAGAGATCATTCAGTGAAATGATACGTGATGCCTGACGATACATCTCAGGTGCTCTTCCAAGTGTATCCTCAAGAAGATCATAAAGAACGTTAGCAGCAGATGTCACGTTATAGCAGACACCACCACCAAATAGCAGGGTGTTGTTCTGTATAGGTGCGTTTCTACTAATACCTTGGTTAGTGAAGTAACTACCATTGCCTGCAGCAGCATCCTTGACAACACCGATAACGATGTCGAAGAGAGAACTGATAGTTGAGGATTCAACGTTACACTGACCAGATCCTGCCTGATCATATGTGATAGTCAGATCACGAACGGCAGCACGCTCACCTGTCAGTGGCCATTCGCCTGGCAGAGTTCTGGAGATGCCGTCGATGTAGTTTTGTGGGTTACTTGTACCACTATTGAACAGATCTATAGTGATTCCCATCAATGTTGTGATAGAAGATGCTTGAGTAGCACATCTTGTTGCTCCACCACCACCTGTGATCCAACTGATTGAGTTGGTTGTAGAACTGATGAATGTGTGATTGTAGTTACCACCACCCTGTACAGCATTAGATACAGCAGATACAAATGTATGTGGATATTGTTCGCTAGTAGGTGCAGGGTTAACGTTAACCTTAATTCTACCGTTCTTGAACTTGATTCCGTTCGCAACTGCACTGGTAAATGTGTGAGTGTAGTTACCGCCTGCAGAAATTGCATTTGGTGTGGCAGCGACAAATGTGTGTGTAGTTGTGTTGGTTGAAGGAGTTCTACCAGAGGCAAGAACGTTGACTGTGACTGTAGTTGCAGTAGCAGCAATAACTTCGAGAGGAACATCGTATGCTCTATCCTTCTTCCAAGTAACACCACTAGATGATGCTGAAATGAAGTTGTGAGCAGTAACGTTAGTTGAAGGAATACCGTCAGAAAGGAGAACCTGAACCTTGAAGGTATTAGCAGTTACGTTAGAGATTTCCAACCAAGATCCTGATGCAGGATCAGTGCTTCTTGGATATGTGTGATCAGTTGCATAGTTATCTTCAGCACATCTAAAGGTTAGAGAGTTATCAGCAATCTTGATTTGATCACCATTAGAGAACCCGTGCTGAGGAATGGTCAACGTCATAATACCAGTTGTGCCGTTGTAAGCAGCATCGGTAACAGTATGAGTTGTAGTTGTAGTTCTAGGATATGAGTGGTTGGTTGCGTTGTCGTCTTCCTCACAAGTAAAGGTGAGTGAGTTAGGTTGGATCTTAAGATGTGATCCAGTAACAAGACCGTGACCAGTACCCAGAGTCAGAACCATATTTCCTGTAATAGGATTGTAGGCAACGTTCGTAGGTGTGAAGTTGACAGTGCCTGTAGTACCAACGTTTACAGTGAATGTATTTGTAGTAACGTTTCCAACAGGAAGATACTTGTTAGCAGCAGGGTCAGATACACGAGGATATGAATGAACAGTGTAGTTGTTGTCCATATCACAAGTGAAGTTCAGTGAGTTAGTAACAATCTGAACGTTGTCCCCGTTAGCAAACCCGTGGTTAGGAACTGTAAGAGTTAGAACACCAGTTGCAGGAACGTATGCTGCATTAGTTGCAGTAAATTCTGAATCACCAATCTCAAGAACAGTTAGAGATTTACCAGATGCATAGTCACTAGGACGAGGATATGAATGGTTAGTAGCATTTCCATCCTTAGTACAAGTGAATGTAATTGCATTATCAGGTAACTTGATGTGTCTGCCAACATCTAAGGTGTTAGAACCGATGTCAAGGAATAGATTACCAGTTGCTTCTTCGTAGATTGCGTTACTTACATCGTAGTTAACGTTAGTAGTTGTTCCAACGTTGACTGTAAATGTAGAACTATTAGAAGATGTGACAGGGAGAAGAGCACCGTTTGATGGATCGAGAGGTCTTGGATAAGTATGCTCTGACTGATTACCATCAAAGTCACAAGTAAACTTCAATCCATAAGTTGCAATCTGTACAGCGTCACCTGCTACCAAACCGTGACCAGTCTTAGTCAAGACCAAATCACCTGTGGCAGGATTATAAGTTGCGTTTGTAGGAGTTAACTGACCAGTTTGTGAACTGCTAGAGTCAATAGTAATAGTAGTATCGTAAACTGGATACCCTTCTGTGTAACCATTTACAGTGACCAACTGCTGTCTCATCACCTCAATAGCGATGTCACGTGCCTGCTCGAAGATGTACTTAACTTCAGTTGCCTGAGAGTTGATATGCTGAATAGCGTTAGCATCAGTAATATAGAACTCAGTTGCATACCAAACCTTGTTATTACCACCGTGCTTGAGGTTCCACGCCATTGCCTCAAGGATGTCAATAACATCATCGACACAAGACTGATAACCGTAACCACCAAATGTAAGGTTAGGATACTGAGCATATCCACGTCCTACAGCAGTAGTAGCGATGAATCTCAAGTTATTTTCTATTTCATTGCCTGCGTCGTAGTCCTTATTAGTAGTAGCGTTATTATCATAATCACCACGAGGAACTCCTCCACCAATGGCATTTCCACCTTGTCCACCGCCACCACCTGTGGTTGCTTCCTCGAAGGGAGTAAACCCAAGTTTGTTGCGGATCGCGAGAATTGACATATCTCTCGCCATCTTGTAAGCGTAGATTGTCTCTTGTGATTGACCAGTAACGTGTGACAGACCCATATCTGTATTCAGATATAGTGCTGCAGCATCATATACCTCACTGTTAGATGAGAATCTCAAGTCGTGTGCAACAGAGTTGATGAAATCAACGATGTCGTCTTCACAATGAACTTTACCACCAGGAACTCTGAAGTTGTAGTGCTTGAATGCTGATGTCTTAGTTACAATGTCAACTGCCTCACCTGCAATAGTACGAGCATTTCTTTCAATGATATTTGCAGAATCAAGTGCTCTATGTGTACCTTGGAAGATCTTAGGATCAGGTGGATAGAAGGTGCTCTCAGTAATAACACCGCCAGTTAGATCGTAATTAACAGCAGCATCATACTCTTTTCTGTATGCTGTTAGGTCACTATACTGAAGTTGATAGAAATCATCGATAGTTTGAGGTGTTGTACCTGCAATGTTAGCAATGTTTTCGTTTCTACCAACTAAGAGGTTCTGAAGTGCTTTGTTTGAAAGGAACTTGACGTGCTCAAGAGCATCAAGCATTGCAAGCAACTCAGTCTCGATATAGTTAATATTGCTTTGTGAATCGAGATATGAATCAATCATACCTTGGATATTTGAGTTACCACCAGTGATCAAGTCACCTGCAACAGCAGGAACGATATGGTCTCTAATATCTCTTACACATTTCTCTCTGCTAGGAATGTCAATCTTATCTTGTTGGACAAAGTTGATTAGAACGTTCCATTCTTGCTCCATCATAGAGACTGCTTCATCAGCAATCGCGCCACGGTTGAAGTAAAGAAGATCAGCACCATCTCTGTATCTGTGACCTGTTGGAGACATAACTTCCAACATATTGTCAATCAAGTCAGAAATGAATGTTTGAATTGCTGATGATGCAGGAGATGAGAAATAATTAGGAACTCTAATTCTATTTGTGTACTCACCAGTTAGATCTGATTCATCTTTAGTGATAACGTCAATACAGATCTTACCAACTTCACGCCAAGTATAGATTGACTGTAGAAGTTCACCATTAACGTGCTTGAGAGCACCAGATCCTTCTAAGTATCCACGACCTGCAACGATAGTGTGGAAGTTACCACCTAACTTAAGGTCATTAATGATTGCAGGGATAATAAAGGAGTTAGTGTCACGAACACACTTGTCAGTACCTTGAGTAGATCCACCACCGTCACCTGGGATGACAAATGCAGGATATTTCTCCTTCATACGTCCAACTGCTTCTTCTGCGATCCAGAAACGGTTCTTATCAATAATATCAGCACAATCTCTATAATCATCACGAGAAACATCAATCTCCTCTGTCATAATCTCTTCACGCCAGAGTTCTACACCGTCAGCGTTAGCAGATGAGATGATAGTCTGTTGATATGTTGCGTAGACTGCAGAGAGTTCCATTGGGAACGGTGATTCACCATTGAAACCGAATGAGATGTCAAGTGCTTTGAAATCGTAAACAGTAGGGGGAGTAAACCCACTAGAGTAGCTGGCGGTTCCTTTTCTGATAATAAGGTTGTCCATATTACCTGTGAAAGTCTCACCATTTGCCCAAGATGCACCGACAGTGATTGGAGAGTTAGGATAATCAGAAGCGTCAGTGTAATCAGAACCAACGGGTTGACCGTTGACAAACATCTTAGTTACGTTAGATGCTCTAGAGATAGCAACGTGATACCACTGATTAGCAGTAGGAACTGCAGCAGATCCAGTGATATGGTCATTTACGCCAATACCAAACTTGATTGATGTTCCTTGTAAGAAGATGCTACCTGCATTGCTACTTGAAGCAGTTCTGAAATCTATAATACGTTGTGTACCAGATACAGTTGTAGGATAGATCCAGAGTTCAACTGTGTAATCACCAGTTCCAAAGGCAAATGCTGCATTGGAATCGTGTCTAAGTCTAGAACTTGTACCACTAAATTCAAGTGATCCAGTGCCAGTTCCAGGGTTCAACTTATCAGTTGTAACGTTATTATATGTGATTGTTGAGTTTGTAATGTACTCAGCAGGGTTGAATGCTCCAGTAACACCCTTTGTATAGACCCATTTGCTACCTGCATTGGTTCCAATGATCTCTGCAACAGCACCAGAGGAGACACCCTTAAGAACTTGTCCGAAGTTGAAGAATCCACCAGATGATTTGTCCTTATAAGAATGCTTGATAGAACGGATTGTCTCACCCGCTTCAAAGGTGTATGCAGGTGCAATTCTAGGAACATTGCTGATAGACCACTGATAGGTAGCAGGATCTGCTCCAGTAGGATCTGATAGAGTATCAGTAATGATTTTGAAGAAGTTTGCAACAGCAGATGTCTGAGCAACACAAGCATTTTCATTAGGAATCGTAGTTCTACCTTGTGAGTAGTCTGCCTGAGGAGCAGTTGATGTAACTGCTGCTTGGAATGCTTCTCTAGTGCCTGGGGATGCAGTTGTACCAAGAGCATTGATGAGAATATCCATCAATGTTGTGATAGAAGCAGCAACTGCCTGACAAGTTGGACTTGCAGGGTCAGCAGTGATAGAAATGGTTACCTGATTCCAATCGTGTGATCCTGCCTTGGTAACAGCAATATTTCTCATAATATCGAGAGACATTGCCTTTGCCTTTGTAAAGGAGTTGACAATAGTGTCTCTATCACCAGATGTTACACCGTAGTGAAGGATTCTATCTGTTGCTTCCCAAATGAAATCGTTACCACCGTGTGCAACGTTGTATGCAAGTGCTTCAACAACATCCACGATGTCAGAGAGGCAATGCTCATCTCCACCAGATACGTTATAACCTGGGTTTAGAGTCTTAGCATAGTGAAGTGACTCATACGCAATAAACCACTTGTTAGCAAGCAACAAGGTTCTAGCGTCACCGTGACTATTACTTACAACTTCATATTCAGGTGTAATAGTGAGATCCTTCCACTGAGACAGAGTTGTGTACTCAGTAGTGATGTCCACCATATTAATACACTTGTTAGCGAGATCTCTCGCTGCATTCATTGCATATATTGTCTGAGCAACCTGTCCATCAACGTGATATACAGTATTGTTCTGAACATAGAAGTTTGCAGCATCCCAAACCTCAGAGTTACCATCGTGCTCAAGTTGCCAAGCAATTAGATTGAGCATATCAACGATGTCGTCCTCACAATTAACTTTACCTGTAGGAACAGTAAAGGAGGGGTAGAAATTCAACATCATTCCCACCGCTTCTTCAGCGATGAATCTGTCGTTCTTAACTAGTGCCTCTGCAGCGTTATTTGCACGGGTATCGTGTACAGTTCTAATAGAAGAGTTACCAAAGTAGATCTTCTTAAGTCTGATGTTAGTTCCAGGTGCAAAGTCATTACCAGTCAAACCATCATAACGAATCTCTTGGTTACGAACAGATTCGAAATCTAGGAAGTCTTGGTTATTAGGTGATTCAATATCATAGAGTTCAGTTGGGTTAATAACTGTATCTCCAATGTTATCAAGGATAACGTTAGGATATGTGATTGAAGGAACTCTCTGGAATACAAGAGCAAAGAAACTAGATGAAGGTGAAAGGTCAACAGTGTCAATAATCTGTTCTGAAACTGCATCCTGATAAGGAGCGATAGCAGAAACTGTTGCTGCAATCTTAGATCTTGCAGAATAGATTATATCGTTGAACTTGATCTCAAATTCACCAGTTTCATACTCAGCAGTACCAGATGTTCTAGAAACAACCAGTTCATTGTTGATATTACCATCATCAAGGTTGTTCTCTTCAATGATTGCAAACTTACCATCAAGGTTAGTAATTCTTTCACCTTGTTCGAAGATTGTCTTAGATGAAAGACCGCTTACACCGTTTGAAGCAATAGTTGAGTTGAAACCAGTAGCACTATTAAGAACTGCCTCTCCTGCTTGGAAAGTTCCCTCAATATTAATTACATCGATATAATCAGTACCAGAATCGACTACAGTAGCAGTTGCCTCAGAAACAAGACCTCTGACTCTGTTACCAGATAGCGGGAAGATACCACCGATCAAATCAAAGGTGATACGAGTAATTAATAACTGAGCAAAGGTTACAGTTCTAAACTTAATTCTAGAAGGTGCCTTAGGTGGTTCAGAGAACACAATAGAAGGACCTGATGTAGAGAATGAAGTTCCAGGTGACTGTGCAACACCATTGAGTAGCACAAACATCTGATCTTCAGTTGCAGTGATAGAACTACCCTCAACATTCAGTGGGAACTGAGTTCTAACACCGTCAAAGTCATCAGAAATGTTATCGATCTTCTTAACAATAGAAGTAAGGATTTCCTCAGAGTTAGTCAGTCTCTTCTGTCTGAAGAGCACCTCAGTGTTGTTGAACTGAGTATAAATGGGTTGTGCGTTAGCAAATGATGTGATTTGGTTAATATTTGTGAACGCATTGATATTAACCTCTTTGATTAGATCAGATACAACCTTTCTTCCAGAAATATCCTTACCACCAGTAATTGCTAGTTCACCGAAGAGGTTGAAACCAACAGGGTGGTTTGTTTCTAGAACAGGTTTTCTCCAAGTGTTAATAGGTGTTTCAGACTTAATAACGTAAGAGAAGTTCTGATAGAAGTAAGAGTCTTGTATTTTCTGAACAATTTCAGATGGTTTACCAACGTCATCAATGAACTGACCAGGGGTATTGGTAAGAGAGTCAATATTAAGAGTACCACGAGCGATTGAAAGGTTATCAATCAAACCAGATGCACGGGAAACTTCACCAGTTACACGCTCACCTGCAGTCCAAACACCGTCATAGTTCTCAAGTTTAAGGATTCTAGGTCCGATCTGCCAACCTTCGTTAGTAGAAACATAACCAGTAGCAGATGCAAGTTCAAGTGATGAACCCTGATAAACAAGTTCACCCTCAAGGAATCTTGAAGTCTCAACGATTGCAGTTGCTTGACCACCAAATACTTCGGTCAAGAGAATCTGTCTACCTTCACCCTGTGTCAAGAATGTAATGTAAGAACCAGATTCAGCGTCAAGTTTAGTCAGTGAGATACGAAGTTGGTCAGATTCAAGACCATTTGCCTCACCTGCGATAGCATAGTAAGTCTGAGATGATGACAAACTAACCAAACCTGCAGAACTTGGTTTTGGAAGGATACCAACTGTAGATCCAAGATCTTCTGCTCTCAACTGGATCTCAGCACCAGTTGTAATACCGTGTGGGAAGTTAAACTGTAGATAACCTAAGTCAATGTTAACAACGTAGTTGAACTCAGACTTAAGTGTAACTGTAGGTTCAGAACTGTATCCTGCACCAGGATCCTTAATAATAACTTCAGAAAGTCTATTGTTCTTAATAACTGCTTCTGCCTGAGCACCTGTACCGCCACCACCTTCGATAACAACAGCAGGTGTTGATGTATAACCAGAACCAGGGTCTGTAATCTTGATTTCTGCAAGAATAGCGGTATTAAACAACTGAAGGTTCACGGGGAAAGTGATTTCAGGTCTCAAAGTATAGTCGTGAGAATAACCGAAACCAAATTCGTTGTTCTTAAGTTTCTTGATACGTCCGATTGACTTACCTTGTAAGAATACAGATGCACCAGATCCCTCAGAAGGAATCACAACTTCTAGTTGTGCACCTGAACCTGCAAGAAGAGGACCAAGAATTCCAGGGATAGCGTCTACATCAATCGATGCAAAGGTGTAACCCTTACCTGCAGAGGTTAAAACAACATCAGTAATGACACCAGTGAAGTCTCCGTCATCCTGAACAGTGATATTACAGGTTGCACCTTCACCATCTCCTGCAATAGGAACGTTATAGTACACACCGTTGACATATTCAGTACCACCGTTGTTAACACGGACCTTTTCAATCTCTCTATTAGATGCAATATCAGTAACAATAGGTAATTTCTGATAGAATCCACCTGGGTTTACCAGTTTAATGCTTGCAATAGGTCCAATCGCCTTGATTGAGGTTGTAGAGTAGAAGGAACGTGGGTTTCCAAACTCATTATTACCAACAGGAGCGATAGTTTTCTCAGGTTCAACAAGAAGTGGGAAGTCAAACTCCAATCCATCGGAAGAAACCTTCGAAATTGTAAATGTACCTTGGTAAGGAGACTCAATAACGTCAATAAATGACCCTTCACCAACAGGAGAGTTGTCTGCTGTGGTTCTAGATGGGTCAAAGTAGTATGAAATGTTAGTAACATCATCATTGATGACGAATTTAACCAATGGAGTTGGTGAATCATCATCAGTAAATCCAGGTGTACCCTCTCTAATGATGTTAATGAATGGATATTCAAGTTTATACTGGTTATCTTTAGAGAATGATAGGTAGTATCCAAGGTTAGAAGAATCGTCAAGGTCAAAGATATACTGATGTCCTCTAACAAATAGGAACTTAGGATGCTTAGCAAAGATATTAACGTTAGAAACAGAAGAACCTGAACCTGAGAATGTTGGATCCTGAACAGCAGTGCTTCTTAATTTGTATGTAAAGTCTCTAGAAGTGAATACTTCTTCCACAAAGAATGAACCGTTGTATTCATTAGTGGAGAATCCTTCAGTAAAGATGATGTCAGTTGCTGCAAAGTTATGTCTGGTATTAGCAGAGCAGTAAACAAGATCAGTATTTGTTAGTCCCTGTGAAGGAATAACGTCTTTATTGAGTTTTGCCTGAAGATTGAACTGCTTAACACCAACAAGACCACCAAATGTTGCGATCTTACCAGTTGCATCAACATCAAATGTCAAGTTAACAGCATCAGCATCAATGGTGTCACCCTTAATGAAGTCTGAATCATCATAGATCTGTTGGATTCTAATAGTATAGTCAGAAGCATTGAAAGGTTTCCAAGATGCAAACTGTGCAAGAGTACCTGAACCGTGTACGCTATTCGCCAAATCTACTGAGAAGGTACCTGCAACGCTTGTAAATGCCCAGTTGATGTTACCATCAGAGACAGTACCAGATGTATGATTAGGAGCAATAGGACCTGCAGTTGCAGCAGTACCAGATGTATAGATCTTACCGTTACTATAAACAATATCACCAACATCATAGTTCTGGTTTTGTTCCCAGACAGGAGTTGTAGTTAGAACTGTAAACTCTTTATCTGTCTCGTTTACATCACCTGCGGTAGATTTAAGAAGTTTAGAGGTATCAAACGAACCAATAATCTTACCGATCTTACAAGAACTAGTTCCAACCTCAACAACAGTACCATATGCTGATACAACATCGTTACCACCAATAGTAGAATACTGCTGAAGAACAGTTCCTTTTGTAAAGGTTGCAGGTTGATTGAATGTAATTGTCTTAACAAGGTCAATACTAGTGTATTTTGCGTCTCTAATATAGAACTTAGGAATAACCTTAGTAGTTAAGAGTAGTTTCTTACCACCTTGTGTAGGAATAGTAGCAGTTCTACTTGCCCACGCCTCATCAGTAGATGTTACGGTATAAACTCCAGGGACGTGAGTTGATACAACATCAGAGTAATCAAGAATCTGAATACCTGCAGGACCGATCAACCAAGGGTTAACAGATACAGGTTGGGTATTAAACGTATAATTGCTTGTGGCGGAAGTTGTAAGAGTATGTCCAGTCTCTACATCGTTTAGAGTAAATGTTCCAAGTTTTGTCTTATCCTTGTCAATCTTATAGATGAATGCTTCAGTAACTTTGTTTGTACCAGTTATCAGTCCTGCAGTGAATGCATCTGTGTACTTAGCAGAAGGTGTAACCACAAAGTTGTCAACCCAACCAATCCAGTTGTTCTGAGAACTTGGAGTTGAGATAGGACCAAGAGTTACCTGCATCATATTGACATCAACACTGGCACTAGTTACTGAATGTGCCTCTACACCGTTGACGTATATACGATAGATGTAAGAACCAACACCAGGGCGTTCCTTAGAAATAGCAACGTGAACCCACGCCTCTGAGTTAAATCCAGTCCAGAATGCTGTACCAGTTGAATATGATGTAGTTCCATTTAGATCAAGGAAGATCTTACCAAAATTAGCACTACCTGAAGTACCATCAACACCAACCTTGACTTCTTGTGCTAACTGAGAGTAAATACCGAAGAATTCAGGTTTAGATGCTTGTGCAGCATATTGAGTAGCACCAAGAGCAAACCAACCTTCCATTGTCCACTCAACACTAACATCAGCAGTTGTGCTGTATTGGAGGAGCAATGAGTTAGGTGCATCAAGTTTTACTGAAGAAGCACCGTTATAAAACTTGGTGTTATCAATAACAGCGTTACCAGTTGCATACCACTGCTTGTTAGTACCAGTTTTTAGAGTGTCATTGTATGTTTCATCAAAGAGGTTGTCTGCAGTGTTCCAGTTGAAGATTGCAAGTTGCTGTGCCTCAACCTTATTACCTGCAACCAAAGTATCACCAGAGTTGTCATTTGCAACACAAGTTGGATGATAACCAATACCAGAATCTTCTTTTGCTTCAGCAGCAGAAAGAATGTTGCCACTGTTCCAAGAAATTTTTGCAGTAACTGATTGAACATCGTTGAAATCTCTCTCAACAAGTGCACTGACGTCAATATTACCAAATACATCAAAAGCAACACCTGCATTCTTACAAGATGTGTAATTTCCTGTAGGAACGTACATCTTAGACACAGATACTGCTGTATAGTCCTGATTATCAAACTTACAATAAAGAACACCGTAATTCTTACCGTTTGTGTCAATGGCAGTTGCAGTTACATAAACTGAACCGTATTCATCAATAGTAAATGTAGGATCAGCAAACTGATAAGCAGCAGATTCAATTTGTTTAGACCATACAACCTCGATAGTTGCAGTATCATAGTATGTTTCACCAAGAATGATGTTAGCAGCACCTGCAGGGTCAGAGATACCAGTGAAGAGGAATGTATCGTCAGTTCTCCATTCGACTTGATGTAGATGCTCACTAGCAGCAGCAGAAGCGATCTTACGCTTCTCCATAATAGATCCGTCAATATCCATCAACGCAACCCACATATCGTCAGGAGCAGTTGCGTTAGAGTCTGTATAACCTGCAATCATTACACGACCATCTTGGTCAAGTCTAATGCTAGAAGCATAGTCTCTTCTAGTAGAACCAGAGATGCCTGCAATATCACGCTGCCACTGAATGATACCATCAGGGTTGTTAGCGTTATTAAATCCTGACTGATACTTAGCAACAACAATATCTGGGTTGTGAGTAAGATTACCTACATTAGGAACTGTCTCACCGATAACGTAGATGTTATGAGGATTACTGTTCTCAATATGAAGTGATTTCCACTGAAGTGACTTATCAGCAGTCTGAGGAACAGTAGGAATAAGTGTACGCTGCCAAAGCAATCTACCATCACTATTGAACTTAGCAAGAATACCTGCTACATCACCATCTGCAATCTCAGTCTTACCACAAACATAGAAGGTACGATCATCAGCAACTTTAATGTCATTAATAGTAAGAGTAGAACCTGCTTCTTTCAAGAATGATAAGAAGTAAGTTGCTTTCTTGAATCTCTGAGGATGAGAAACACGAATCTGAGGAGGATTGTTTTCGTCGTATCCTGAACCAGAGTTGATAATATTAACGTTCTCTACTCTACCACCTTCATCTCTAACGATGTCGATGTTAAAATCTTGTCCACTGTTAGTGATAACCTCGTAAGTAGGAGGAATATCCTCAGAGTATCCTAAACCAGACTGATCAACAGTAACTCTTTCAACACCAGATATGACTTTTACCTTGAAAGTCTTGTTAGTGTCATCAAGAATAGGTGTACTGGTAACAATAATCTGATCATTTACACGGAGTTCGTGCTCAGTTGCAGTGGTAATCTTACCAACTGGTTGATCACCAGTCATATAAGAAGAGTAACCTGCAATGTCTAGACCCTTAACTGCCTCAACTTTTGCAGATGCACCAAAACCATCAGTTCCTTCATTATCAAAGAACAGTTTATCATTAACCTTATAGGATATACCTGGGTTCTCAACCACGAATCCGTCAACTTTAGCGTCTTCGAATTTAGTCGTAGTCTCAATATCAATGTCAACAACAGATCTTGTAGAAACTTTAGGGTAGTAATCAAATAATTGTAGTACGGGTTCTTCAGTGATCTGAATAGGTGTGGTATCTTCTAGGTTATTAATAAGACCGTCTCTGTTAGTATCTTCGATTTCAAAGATAAGATCCTCACCAAGTTCAGTAACAAGAGTGTCAGTTGCTTGGTTAGGTGTACGATCAATATCAATATCCACATCCTCATAAGGATCACGGAATCTAACCACGTTAGATGGGATATTTGTCTGTACAGCACTCTGAGAGAAGTTCCACTCATCAGGTGAAGAGTACAGTTGAGGACCACAAATGTAAGGGAATACAGGATTACCTGCATCAGATGCGTCGATTGATACGAAATATGCGTAAACACCTTCAGGGAAGTCAGGAGTCTTACAGAAACGACCATTATATTGGTCTAGATCACCCTCTTGGAAGACATATTCGAAGTCATCAATGAATGATCCCGCAATGTAATCAGTAAGAAGAGGACCATCTGCTCTAACTGGTTCTGGGTTAGTTGCAGCGTCGAAGATAAGTGCGGGTTTGATTCTGTAAGATGAACGAATCCTTCTGACACCAGATGATTGGTTAGTAGCATCAATGTAACCATAAGGTCCGTAGATGGGGTTACCATCAAACGCCCAACCCAAAATAGGTGAGTGTTGGTATCCAGTTGTAAGTTCCTGTAACTGTTGAGTTGCCTGATTCTTGAATACGTTATCACCAAGAACGTATCTTAATTGCTTAGGATCAGAAAGGTGTGCGTACTCACCACCATACTGAGTGTTATAACCTGCAAACACGTAACCACGTGCTGTATCAAAGTTCTGTCCTAGTTCATCTTGAAGGTTTCTAGTCCACTCAAATACACTTGCAGTGAACTCTGCCAATTCACCAACCGCTTCCAAGCGGATAGTTGTATTACCAGTAGTGTAACCGATACCTCTGTTTACAACAGTAACACCGATAACCTTACCTCTATCCTCACCAACATTACCGATAGTTGCTCTTGCAATAGCACCGTAACCATCTCCGTTGATAACAATCTCAGGAGCGGTTGTATATCCTCTTCCTGCTGCAATGATAGCGATAGAAACGATTCTACCGTTAATGATGATAGGTTGTGCAACAGCACCCTCACCAGAGTTTAGTTTGATCTCAGGAGATGCCGTATATGCTGCTCCTGCAGAATCTACAGTTACAGACTGAATTGGACCACGTACCTGTGCAGTAGCAGCACAACCAGTACCACCTCCACCAGATATAGAAACGTCAGGTTGTGAAGTGTAACCCTGACCTGGGGTTTCGACGAGAATCTTGGAAACTACGCCGTTAGTAATAACAGCAGTAGCAGTTGCACCAAATCCGCCACCACCCACAATGGAAACAAGAGGAGAACTAGTATAACCAGTACCGCCAGAAGAAACTTGGATTTCACTTAGAGCACCATTAACAACAACACTTGCTTTAGCACCAGTACCACCGCCACCATTGATCTCAATGACAGGAGGGTTTGCTGCGTCATATCCTTTACCTGGGTCATCAATACTGATTCCAGTCACTCCACCAAACTTAATCTTGTTCTGTGACTTGTAAGACCAAGTTGATACACCATTGACCCAAGAACCAATAGGACCGAATGTTGTGTCTGTACGCTTAGAGATCGTATTGATAGTTCTAGGAATACGGATCAACTTACGTTGGTTTCCAGGGAGAAGCGCAGATCCTAGGAAAGGACCAACTTCATAGTTAGGAATACCTGAAGATGCAACATATGCATAATCATCATTGAAGAATGTATTCTGTACGTTAGTAGTAAAGTCTCTGATAGCAACGCTGATACCTTCTTCAGGAGACTTACCTTTGTTCAGGTCAACAGAAAGAAGAATGTTACCCTGTGGTTCGTTTGGAGCAGGTGCAGGAATGTTATATTCAAACTGTGTGTTATTGATACGGGATGTGACCAAGAAGGTTCCGTTGAACACAGTTGGGTTCGCACCGTAGATGGTAACAGTGTCACCAACCAACAGACCGTGATTATTAGAGCAGGTAACAGTTGCAGTCTGATTATTGAGACCACCAGGGATGATCTGAGTAATATTGATTAGTTTCTTAACGTTGTACAACCAAGAGGTGATTCTCTTGTCGTTAGTTGTAGAACCAAGTGATGCAACGTTTAGTTTATCTCCAGGGAGGTAATATGAACCGTTATCAGATAGAACTGTAGATTCTGCATCAGCAATACCAAGAACACGCAACTTACACTCAGTATCAGTGCCACGGTTGACATAAACGAAGATGTCAGAGTGAACAATAGTACCTGCGTCCCAATCTTCGACTACACCGTTCTTAGAACGAGTACATTCGATGAACTGGTTCAGTGTTTTCTCTTTGTACTGTACAACTTCATCGTCATTGATGCGGATTGTACCATTTCTCTCTGGCCAACCAATCGTAGAGTCAACTGTAATAATAGACTCTGTAGTAGAAAGTTCCTCAACCAGTGTGGTCTTATATGGAATTGTAAATGCACCCTGCAGTGTTTCTTCAGAAATTGCAAGTTCATACACCGTACCAACACCAGTATTGATCGCAATAACGTTCTCAACCAGTGCAGATGCACCTCTAACGTTAACATCAACGTCGTCAATGTACTGAATCAACTGTGAGTCGAGTAGATTCTCAGGAGATCCTTCTAAAAGTTCTGCTCTTAGAACCGTATCTACGTTCCAAGTTGCAGCAGATGGTTTGATAACCTCATCCTTAGGATAAGAAACATCGACATTTTCGGAGTAAAGTATCTTAAAGAGGTACTGTGTAGAGATCTTCGTACCTTTAGATGCGTAGAAATCCGAAATAGTCTTGATAATCTGCGGAGCGTTGACTTTTGTGTAGTCAATTTCCGCATTAGGAAGATATTGATTTACAAATCTTCTGTATAATTCTTTAGCAAAAAGATTATCCAGATTATGAATAACTGCTCCCTTAGCGTGAGAACTCTGTACCAGACTGGATTCTTTGCTGTAAATTTGATGACCTTTCTGGTCAAATGATGTAACACCAGAAACTCCGCGCTTTACTCCAGTAAATGCTGAAGGTTCGTATCCTGATCCGTCACTGTGGATAGTGAAACCAGTAATCTCTCCAAAACCAACGTCACAAGACGCCTCAGGTACAGGAGGAGCAGCGATAAAGACCTTAGGAGGTTCAGTATCAGAGTATCCGTTACCGAAACTAGTGATATTGATGTCAGTGATCTCACCGTTGAAGATGGTAGCAACTGCTGTTGCACCCTCACCACCAATAGGTTGACCATTAGTGTCCTTTCTATTATCAACGATATACACAGAAGGTGCATCTGTGTATCCCTTACCACCAGTCAGTAGTTCAATATTAGTAACTCTACCACCAGTACAAGACACATCAAGGATCTGTGCACCAACAGGGTCAACAATTCTTGCCCTGATAGCACCTTCATATCCTTGACCGTTAGAAATGATGTCAATACGTTCAACCCTACCGTCATCATCAAGAACTGCAATAGCAGTAGCATTGATAGCATTATCTCCAGTAGGAGGATCCATATACACCAAAGGTGGAGATGAATACCCTGAACCCCTGTCTATGACTGAGATTGATCCTGTTTTGATTGATCCTCCTTCGACGACAGGATCGGTGATAGTAGCACCACCAGGATTAACAAACTTAATTGAAGGAATGCGGTCATATCCAGATCCAGACGATGTAACACGCAGTTCCGAGACTCCTTCGATTTCATCAGATACGATTGCTGTAATTTGTGCTCTACTGCCTTCTGAATCAGCAGGATCATCCACAACTACGATAGGAGGATTGTTAGATGAATATCCTTGACCTGGGAACAAGAGTTGAGTATTCTTGATGCCATTTACGAGTGCTTCCGCAGTTGCACCCTCACCAGGACCTTTATTTGACTGAATAGTGATTCTAGGAGCAAAACTTACTCTATAACCTTGACCACCATTCTTTACAAGGATGTCACTAACAGATCCACCTTCGATTTGGGAGACTGCTGCAGCACCTGAACCAAATTCAGGAGCGATCAGTTCGACAGATCTTACGTCGATTGTAGCATTTTGTGATACATCCTGCTTGAATATGAGTTTATCGTTAAAAACTGTGAAGTCTTCGAACGGTCTTTTCTCAACTCTGTTAACAACAACGATTGAAGAAACTGTTGAAAGAGGAGTGTATGGTTGAGTATTTAATTTTAGATGAAATTCTTTTGCATCAGCATCAACTGTGATGGTGTCCAGAGAACGCACTGGAACGCTTGTGTAACCGATAAGGTAACGAATGGTATTGATAGCACCTGTCAACGCCCCTGTAGTCGCTGCAGGAGGGTTTACAAAGCGTATCCTGTCACCCTCAACAAAGTAATCCCTGTCAGGGAACATAAAATCGCCATTTACAATCACCAAAAGATGATTGGAAGACTGAGGTGTAACTGGTCTACCGAGTAATCTTAAGTTAAATTCTGTCTTTGAACTATCAAACTGATTATTGATTGGTTCGAATTCTTGTATCTTTCTGTCAAATTCTTGTTTGTTGACCCCAGGAGTGAAAACGATGTCAGGGGAATGTGTTACAGACTCATAATATAAAACTTCATCATCAATCTTTAGCGTACCATCCTTCTCTAAGAAGTAGTTTACATTCTCAGCAACGATCTTATTCTGTGTAGGATTGACCGCCTCCAACACAGCAGACTCTGATGACAAGAAATTAGGATCAAATTCACCTGATCCGATGTCGATATACGATAAGATGCTGTTTAGAACATCGTATGGGCGACCCGATTTCTCTTGTGACTTGTAATACTCTGTCAGCAAGTTGACGAACTGGTCGTGATCTTCCTTGATAAACGCAGGAATCTGACTGTTCAGTCTCTGGGAGACCTGAATTGCTGTGTTATGTGCAACCATTTTTTAACTACGGCGGTCTTAGAAACAGGAGTTGAACTCAGGAAGTTCGAATACTGTTGTTGGATAGTCAATGATATTTAGTGGAGTTCCGTCAAAGTTGATTGCAGTAAAGTCAAATGGATCAAATGCACCAATATTGCTGCCGTCAATAGTGTAGTCAACGGTTGTTACAATCGGGTTAAAGATTGTTGGGTCAACGCCAGAACCTACGTTGATATTTGGTGATTTAGGAATCACCGTTACAGGGATACGGTTTGTTCCATCAGGTGTAGAATCTACATCGATAGGACCGACACAAACAAGTCCACTCTTGTAATCCACAGTCCCCACTGAGGATTTGAGTACAACTTCCTTCTCATCTTGCTTGGTAACCATAATCAAGTTCCCATAACCATCATCACGGATGTTTACAGGTAGGAGTGCTGATGTATCTCCATCAATGAATGATGTAGCAGAAATTGAGTTAGATTCTGTGCCTTGGATAGCAAGTAAATTCTCAGAATATCCAGTTGCATAGAATGTTCCCGATTTCACACTTGAGAACTTAGGTAAACAAGTTCCTGTGCCACCAGATCCAGTGTCATTCTTAGCACCACCAGACAGGTCATTAGGATTCTCAATCTCATTCTCAAAGTCAACACATTGTGAGAAGGTTTGACCAAATTCAAATCCTTCCACATTCATACCGAGTGTCATATGAGTGATGTTACCGCTAATCGCAGGATCAGCATCATCAATCATTCTCTGATATGCAGAGATGTCAATACGTCCATTGAATCTTGCAGCAGAACCTTGTTGGTTATACTGATCGATAGATCCAAGGATAGTTGTTGCAACTTCGTTGTTAGACAACGCAGTTTTAGTACCATCAAAGAACGCCCAAGTCTTAGGTCTGATATAGAGTGAAATAGGATCGATAATTACTGGTTCAATAGCAGCAATCGCATATTTCTGCAAATTATTCTTGATACGCTTCTTAGTTGTGGTATTCAACGTTGCACCAGACTTCGTACGGATTGCAACATACACTTTTCCGTAAACAGGAGGATTAAGACGCTCTCCACCATAAGCAGTTACAGATCTTGCCTGAGGATACACCTTTTTAGTGATGTATTCGTAATCTGACTCAGTAACCGCTCTGTTCTGACTGTTAAACGCCCTAGGAGCGTTATATTTGATGCTCAAGGTAGTTTCTAACGCTTCACCATCCTGTGACCCGTCTATGGTCACTAGAGAGATGCTTGCGTTGTTGATAAAACGACCTTCGCTGTCTTGAACTCTACCAATGAAGTTAAAACGCTTACATCCGTTCGCTTCTGGACCGTCAGTGCGAACATACTTCAAACGGATGACCTCACCAGAGATCAATCTACGACAAATGACGCCATCACCGAAAATGACGTTGTAACGTAGATCATCAGTCTCTTCTAAGAAGTAACCACGAGTAGTTCCGTCTACATCTACAATATTCTGTACTAGATTGTAAGTATCGATTTCTGTTGACTGTGCATTGGGAGAAATTGACACGCTGAGGAGTTCTGTGTCAACATTCTCTGCAGGAACTAGATATTCTCTCTTATTGACGTCATCGACTGTATATTGGAACTCAAGAGTGTTACCCTGATAGATGATAACCTTATCAAACGTAGCAACACCGTCAGATTGGTTTACAGTTGCTCTGATGTCATTAGGTAGAGTAAATGTATATGCATCACCGTTAGTTGTGGACACAAACACATCACCGCTATGAAGAGTTACCTGTGTTGGGTAAGATGTGTTGTCACCTAGAAGTGCTGTCTGTACACTAAACCTAACACACGCTTTTGACGCTTTGATAGATCTAGGAGTGTAATTAAGTTGCTTGGCAATCTTTACAACGTTGTCTCTAACAGTTGCAGACTCCAAGAACGCTTCATTCATCGCCATATTAGCGTTGAACGCAGCATAGTACGTGTTATATGATAATACATCCAAAAGATAGGACGCAGCGGAACCATCGAAGTCATAATCCGTAAACTCGTCTCTGGTTCGCAGATATGATCTAATAGATTCTCTTATTTCGGAAAAATCTAATGATGTTAGATTTGAGGGAATTGCTGCCATTTTTTACGCCTTTTCTAATAGAAAGTCAACAGTTTGAACAAGTGTCTGACCGACAATAGTGTAATCAATTTCCACTGCTAGTTCGTTTCTGTCTTCTATTACAGTTCGAACGTCATTAACAATAATACGAGGTTCTAACCGACGAAGAGTGTTCTTAATCTCGTCAGTTAGACCCTCAATCATAAAGACATCGAAATTCTCAAACAGCATTCCCCTTACACGTGATCCTGTATTGGGTTGAAAAGGTCTTTCACCAAACTGCGTCAGCAGCAGGTTTTTCATTGCTTGTTTGATTGCGTTTTCATTCTTCACAACAGAAAAGTCTTCAGTATTGGGATTTGCTTTCATCCCAATACCAAAATCTCTAAACTGTCTGCTTAGATTCTTGTCTGCTTTGAACCTGTACGCCATCCTTCGATTTTGGGACTTGTTTTAGGTATTTATCAGCAACAGGATCAGTCACTAAAACCATACCAGAATCGATGAACCACTGTGCTCTGTCAACTTGTACCATTGGTCGTTCCTCCGTTTGTAAAGAAGAACTTTTAGAGCGGTTCCTATCGCTGCTGTTATTATTTAGACCTTTCGAACTCATATTCCTCCGTTGGGGGGTGAAGGGCACAATATTCATTGAAAGTGATTTTCATTTCTTTGTTTGTTAGACCACAGTGGAGTGCTGCAGTTGGCAAGTTCCATTTTGCCCCCCATAGCATCTCCATTGCGTGTCTGGTCTCTGGTCTCATTTACCTTGTCCTCGATATTTTTTCTTAGCACCATTCCTAGATGTTGCCGAGTATTTTGTGTTTTTCCCGTTTCCTTGACGGGTGCTCTTTGGAATTGCTTGGATAAAGACGCCTCCACCGAGACCGACTTTTGCCTTTGCCATTAGAGAGTAATCAAACTACTCGAAAATTATAGCATACTTATCCCGCAAGGACATTAGGTGATCCGTATGCAATCTTAGACATACACGGATACCCTATGCTGACGGGCGGTAGACTGCCTTTACCTAAGTTATCACCCAATCTACCTATGGGTATCTTAAACGCTCTCACAGACTGGTAGAACCCAGTATCAAGAACCCTAGGATGACCACCTGTAATATCTTCAGCAGTCAGTAGGGAGCAAATTGTTGGAGTAGGAATGATACAGGTTGCCTTACCACAAGGACACAAATAGTTAATAATGTTAGTTGTTGGTGACGAATGAGGAGTGAACACATCACCTTTGATCATTATAGGTATTTTATTGACCACAACCATCGCTCTGAAGGGATTTAGACCAGTCAAAGAGACTAAAGGCGTGGGTGGCCACAGACAAGTTTTGTTTTTCATCACAATTCCTAACCTAATCGGTGGTGTTCCACACGATTGTGTTGAGTGTATTGTTGACGGAATGGGTATTCCGTGTCCTGTACAGGGCAAACCGTTATGATTTGCTACTGGTTTTGCTAATCCTAGTGCCATTAGTAGGTCTCCAAGTCACATTCTTCGAAATATGGGTTCCCAAATCTATCTAGCGATCTATCAAGGAGGATAGTTGCGCCAGTCAAGTAGTTTGTATAGTTCAATCTTCCCCCAATAGGAGCAAGTTCAATGTTATTGTCAACATCTGAGATCGCACCTGGGTCAAATGCGATGGTTGAGAAGATAACACTCCTCAATGCTTCACAACTCAAGAGGTAATTATTGAATGGAGGTGACGTACACATATTTGCACCCCAAGTTACGGAAGCATTTCCCGAACTATCGTATGCATTGTACACATCAAGTACACCATCTGTGACAAAATTGTGCCAACACGGGTTAGGGAACTTACCTCCACTGCACGCTACGATCTGAATCGTGTTGTAATTCTCAGTATAAGGAACAGATGTACCAGTATTAGGGTCTGTCACAGTGTATGTTGCAGTTCCTGCACCGTATCCAGTGAAATTACCTGCACCTAACCACGTTTCTAACTGCTCTAACTCAGTACCGTAGAAGTCAAACGTGTTTTCATCCCCAGAATCAGGCACAAATGTGTATTGACCTTTGCCAGTTGAGTAACATTTACCCTCTACATTGCTTCCTCGCTTACAAGCGTGCGATTTTCCACTGGTATTTGTGGTTGGGCGCGGTCTAGTAAGGGTTGGTTTGGGTAATGTCTTCAGAAAATCAATAAAATCAGTGTTTATTGCCTCTCCTTTCTTAATTACATTACCTTCTACCTCCATTGTTACCCTAATTTGTGCACTTTCTCTGTCAGATCCGCAATATTTGTACGGCAAATAACCAAAAGTTCGTGAAACACCGTCTTTACCCAACTCAGTATAGGGACAAGGTATGTCAAAGAAGCGTCTAACACCGTAAAGTGTTGACTGAGATACCTCAAGACAGTCTCCACCGAGGAATCCAACCATCCCATTGTTCATTCTGTTGTTGATTATCTGTGATGTTTCCTCTCCTTCTGCAACAATACGTGCAAGTTCCTCCTCTTCCTTCTCCAAGTTAGGATTATACTGCTTTGCAGAAGAGAAAATTTCTGATGGATTGATGTAATTTCTTAAATTATGCCACTCACCACCGATTCCTAGATCTAAACACTTGACAGGAAGCACATCTTTACAGAACTTCATCTTCTCAGTATCGCTCTTATCGTGTGCTTCGATGTAAGAAGTGACTATATTTGTCTCAACAGTGTGATCAAACTCACCAACTACGCTATTATACGTTCCTAGACCCTCATCAAACAGTGTATTAGTCGAAACTTCGACTTTATCACCGTTTTCATTGAGAATATATGCAGGAGTATCCGCCATAGGCATATCTGGGTCGGAAAATGTGTTATTCATCTTCTCAGTTACCCCTTTCATAGGATCACCAATGAATTCATCCGCTCTAACCTCGATTTCTCGCTCCACAACGTAAATTGCAACCTTATCTCCAGGTGTGTAACCCTTTCCCTTCTCAGTAATGGTTACAGTCTTAACAGCACCTTGCTCATTCAGTGTAATACGTGCTTTTGCCTGTCTGATCTCTCTTGCGAATCCTGCATCAGTCAAAAACTTCTCATCTCTCAGTTTTCGTCCCAAAGCACGCGGTGCCTTGTCTGCAGTTTTGAATTCATCCGAAGTTTCGACGTTAATATTGTATTTTGCAAACCTTCCGTCCTCAAATGACTCCACAACGTTGTCTGCGGTGTCTGCAAACCCCTCTTCCTTGAATTCATCGGGAACTGACACGATAACATCGGGATTTATATAACCTAGACCTGCATTTATGATCTCTGCCGACGCAACACGCCCCTGTTCGTCAATAGTTGCCTCAATAATCGCTTCATCAAGCGTTCTTTTTGGTATTAACGCTCTATTATCGACTTTTATCTTAAAATATGAGATTCTTTTCGGAAATTCGTACACTCCGAAGAACGCTGCCTTGTCTTTTATGCCATAACCCGCCAAAACGAGTCCAGTTGCACCGTCCTGTGCCGTAATTACCTCATTGTAACTAAATTCCTGTCCATTTCTTGCTTTTTTGTGCTGCAAACGTATGTAACCGCACCTAAGTTCGTCTCCAAAGTACCTAACTTGGGTAATTAACCATCCTTTGAGTGTTTCTCCGACTAAAAACGCACCAGTTGACGATGTATAACGGAAAAACACCATCTGATCGTCCGTTCCTACTGCCCAGAACGAGTCAGCGATGTTATCTGCGTTAGGAGCAGAGACAGTTAAGCGTGTTTTCTGTGTTTGCCACGCATCATCACGTATTTTATAGTAAACAGAGTAGTATTGTACGTTAGGAGTCTGTACACCACCATAATCATCACCATCAAAACAAGGTGCATCAGTAGTAGTGAAGTTGATACCAAACACAGGACCATTAAAAGGTTTCTCTGTGTCATACAAGTAGTACACAAACTGCCCTTCAAAGGCATCGTGGAATCCTAAGAACCTAGGCAGTGCACACTTGACAGCACCATTCTTACCGAAGTACCATTCGAAGTTTGCATCACCTGAGATGATGTCTGCGTTGTTAGGATCACCCCATCCTTGTTGTGCAGGTGTTAGTGTTTGATCTCTATAGTCATCTTCATCATATCCACTTCCGTAACTGTACCAACTAGAGCGGTCAACCTCTCCAGTGTTCTGTGGACCACCAGTATCAATAACAGTTTTCTTCTTTCTAGGAGCAAATGCACTAAGCACATACCCATAGATGCCAACATACTGGTATTCTTGTTGGAATGGTTTAGCAGGGTCAGGAACTCCTGGGACACCAGTCTGTAGATTGACCTCATTGGCAGGATCTACAGTATAGAAATCATCATAGTGACCGTTTATATTCTTTCTATAGTGATATAAAGGTATTGTTTGTTCATTAGGATTCAATACATCACTAGGAGCACTAGAAGATGTAAAGATATATCCCAATAGTTCTATAGAACCACTAGAAGAACTAGAGAAATAAGAATTAAAGTTTGAAGAATCATAGTGCAGATATACTGGTTGCGATCCCGTCTGGGAATTTTTCATCAAATAGAACGCCCAGATTCCGTTTCGGGGTTCTCTATTATATCGTTGTGGGTTTTGAGGTGCTTTGTCAGGCATAGCAGTCTCATACCAATAAGTATGATCCTCTCTTCTACCACTGTAGAAACGATAGACTTCTCGTCTCTCTGCATCACAGTGTGCTATACAAGTCTCATTCTGAATACCAATGTAATATACCTCGTCTCGTCCGAAAGCATATGACCCTGGTCCTGCACCTTCTATCTCAATACGTCCATAGGGAGAACCATCCTCATCAGTACCTGAAAAGGACGGGTGATCATCAGTAGTGTAAAGACGTTGATAGTCAAAAGAATCAATCGGATTCTCGTAACTACGACCCGTCTCAATCAGATATATGCTCACGTTGAGATAGTTTTTCCTCCAAGGTATTTAGTCTGCCATACAGATCGTCAAATAACTGCGTCAGGTTTAGATGCTTATCCGCACCTGGGGGTTTGTACTGAATCATATCAGCACCCCTCATCAGGAATGTCTCGTGTTGCATTGACCTTTCTGCCAGATTCTTGATTGACTCTGAGATCTTCTCAAAGCGCCACTCTAGTTCTTCCTGATAGGTCTCGAACTTTGGTACACCTGGGATAGGTTGTTCATCTTTTGGGAATTCAATGCTCATACAAAAAACTCATCTAGTACAGGAACTTGCTTACTGACAAAGACATCATCGTGACTATTACTATGGTTTCCACCACGAGCAATCAGTGATTCGAAGTTATTGTCAACACCTCTCTTACGTTCGAGGTTTGTCCATCTGTTATCATAACACTTTTGGTTACAATGATCAATCTCGAAGAGAGCAGACATCTTCCGCTTTCCCTTCTTAGACATACGCTTCCATCCAATATCCTTTAGGAAGTTCTCATCTCTACAGTTAGGAGGATGATCACATATGTCAATAAAGGTAGAAGCAATAATCATATGCGCTCCAATATCTTTTGTTCCGTGCTGTGCTGCACAACTTACAAATGGAGCATACTTACCCTCCACTCCCTCAGGTAGAAGGATAGGATAGAAATACCACTTATCACCATCACGATACTTAATCTTATAGTGAACACGATCTCTCCACTTACCGTCCAGACCTTTCTGACTCTTCATCTTACCGAACGCTAGACAGTTATATTGTTTTGACCACGTTGCAGTCTGCTTAGTTCTCTTATTATGAGAAGGATGATGCACGTGACTGACAACTCGCCCTAGATTACTCACGTGGTAGTAAGGTAAGATAACCTCCTTACCAGAATCATAATGTCTCATACATCGCCAGATCTCATTCGGCAGTGTTGTGACTACGGTCCCTCTCTTACATCCTCTCAGACCTAACACTTGGATTAGTTCATCATCTCCCTTTTCTTCTAGTTCCTCCAATAATTGCTTCCGTCGCGGTGCTTGCACATCACTCCCAGAGTTCTTAGTATTCAGAGGTTGGATAAAGTTAGGTTCCCAGTCCAGATCCCACGATTTTTCATAGGGCCAGGTATAGAGTTCGTATTTCATAGTGTTTTCAGAATAGTTACGACGCTCGCGGGGTAACGTCTCAGTAGTTTAATACCTAAAAGTAATTTAAGTTTAGCACAAATCTAAATTTGCTGTTTGTTGTTGATGTACCTGCGTGTGGAATGTTAACAGGAAAGAAGACTATTCGATTCGCCTTAGATTCCACTCTAGTGCCATCCTTAAAGAATGTATAACCATCGTTATCATTTAGATAGTACACAGCGGTTGTAGCGCCTTTGAAGACGTTCTCACCACCATCAGGATGATACTCCCCACAGTCAGTATGATAATCGTATTCGATAAGTTCATCAGTATGATGATTCAAATTTGCCTTGACACGTATCAGTGCTCTGGGTTGGATTCTATTGATAAGAGGTAAGATCAGATCCCACTGTGGACTCTGTGGTCTTCCTCCTTCATAGAACTTGTGAACCATCTGCCAGTTATATATTTCCTTTGCCTGTAAGTCTGGGTCTATCATCCTTGCTACGTGCATCACCTTTGCGTGATTCAAATACCAAGGAAAACACTGATCACCACAGATCTCGTCCCTCATCTTAAGGAACTCCTCCTCTGGTAGAAAATTGTCTACAACACGTTGGTGCTGCATCTTGTGTGAATAACTCATACGAAACCCTCGGTAACTCCTAACTTCTCTCTCAGAGACCTATGCAATGCTTGAACCTTTGCTAGTTCTTTACCACCACATACCTCAGGTTTGTACATCAGTGCCCACGCACCAGAGTTCACAATCAACTGTCTCTCCTCTTTGGAGATTGTAATTGTCCACTCCTCTTTAGATGTCACATTCGAAGTCGGGATGGGTTCCAAGATCATAACGGTTCAAGGTGTCTGAGATAGAATTTAAGATCTCATCACATTTATTATACTCGGTAATAGACTGTGATGTGAGTCCGTTACCTTGATAGTAACGTATTGCAGCATAAATGACACGTTTATGTTCAATACCTAACTTATCAAATGATAAAGGTTTCTTCATACTAAGGTTCTTTGAACTTTCGAAGTGTAAGTTGATCGTCTTCAATGGAATATTCTAACTCATCACCAAAGTACCATCCCATTTCGTCAAGTAACTCGTCTGGTAGATTGAGCAGAAGTTCTCCACTTTCTTCATCCTCCTCTATGGGAAGTATATACCTATGAGACATTCTTTCGTATCACGTATAGTGTCTGCCCTATATAGGGTTTTACTTTTTCTATCCGTGATACGTCAAATGCCTTATGGTGTAATACGAATCCCTCTCCAAGATACAAAGCACCGTGATTGAGGCGATTACTCTCTAAGTTCATCAGCAATATGTCATACTTCTCCAGATCCTCGATACCGAACTCATCGCCCATCTCGGAAACCTTGATGGCAGTCCATCCTTCGTCCTCCCAGATGTTCTTGAGGAATGATCGGTGATTGAATGAGTAATCCTCCTTACAAGTGTGATACCCAGTAGCAATACCATAATCATAGAGGAGTTTGAAGCATCCTCCTCCTTTCTGTCCTTTCCATTCTCTCCCTAACCACTCCTTGTACTCTTCACGGTACGAATCGATCTTTTTGGTCATTTTTTACTTGGAAAATTTTTTTGTATATGGGGGGACCCGAAATGCGATTTCGATAATATACTCGTCCCTATACTGTTGTAGGTTATCACTAGGTTCCCTTTTTAATATGCACCGACCCGACTAAGTTGGCACCCAATAGCAACACCCCTCAGCGACGAGATACATCAATATTTTTTGATGCTTATTGAAGTGGGGTTGTAGTTCAGTATCTAGCAAGAACTGACCCCACTCGATTAACTCCGAGGGTGGGCAACTACTGGACTCGACTAACTCATTTAGAAACTCAAATCTAGTCATTGAAAATGATTGTCATTTCTGTTAAATCGTCATAGGGTTCGGGTTCGTTTTGTTCATAGTCTAATTGTATCATATCCTCGTCGGGTTCGTCAAGTAGTAGATCGATCCAGTCCTTAGTCAGTTCATTCATCTTTTTTCTTGCTTGACTTTTTACTCGGATTGTGGTAGGGTGGTTTGTACTCTGTCTGTTTGTGATTGTCTCGTTTCTCTCTTAACGATTTCGCTCTATTCGATTTGTATGTGTCATTACGTTTGTAAGTGCGTCCCATAGTATTGAATAACGACGGATTGATTCTATACCATAGGGGGGAATAATGCAACCCTCTGAAATATTACAATTTCCCCTCAGAGGTTGACAGAGTGATGTCGATATGTTAGGGTCTAAGGTTGCTATTCATCCGTGCATTACTGAGAGATATAAAACACTCAAACATATTTATTTGTACATTTATGAAATTGCTTGATTTGCTAGTTTCAGATTGTTAACGTGGTCATTCAGTTTATTACCATCCCTGTGTAATACGTTAACCTGACTAGAGTGTGCCGAGATGAATGCAAGTGCGGTAAGTTTCGCAACTCGCCTTACTACTGTCTTACCATTCTGCCTTAGGGTTACACGACGATAACCATTTTCATTTAGATGAATTTTCAATTTTTTCCATTTACCCCACTTAGTTGAATATATGTTCCCTAGGTTCGAAACATAATAATCTTCATATAGGGGGATAGGTTTGTATAGTGTGCCGTCGCTATCCTGATAGGTTGAATCATCAATTTTTTTGAATGGGTTCATTTTAGGGTGATACGTTAAAGGTTAAAGTAATTCGATTGTGCTCGCCGTTAGTCTCGTAACCGTGAGTTAAGTTACTAGGGAAAATAATAATATCCCCTTCTACCGTGGGCACACTCGCATCAAGTAAATTAAAAGGCGTTAGTCCAGTTTGCTTACATTGCATTATTGGGTAAAATGTTGACTGAGTTGTTCGCTTAAATTTTAGAGGGGCGTGCTTTTCTGCATCGTAGTTAATGAAGTAGCATCCACTATAAAGACAGTTTGAAAACTCGTGCGGGGCATAGATTGACGACTGACTAGCAACTTCGATATGAGAGTCAATTAACTCCATACTGCTTAGGTCATACTTAAGTGCATTGTCATTCACTTCATTTACTGCCGTGAGAATGCTCTGCTTGACCTCCTTAAGTAAGGGATGATCTAATACGTTATTTTGACCTATTTGCGTCACACCGTGGCATATATCGCTGTTAGGGGACTGGAATAAATCTTCTTTAGAGCATTGATTAATAAAGTCAGTAATTAATTTTTTGTCTCTATCGTGGTTCTTATTGGTAAAATTGCCTACGGGAGACATAAAAAGACCATAGACATTTGTCTGTTGGATGCCCTCGAAATCGTCGCTTAGTTCTTTAGGATTATGCATAAAAAAAGAGGACTGATTTAGTCCCCTGTATTATAGTCTATATAGTGACTTATGTCAACTATATGGTAACACCACTTACAAAATCAGATTTGTGATTTGGGTTGAAGTTTCTAGCGATAAACCAAGACCAGTTTTTTTGAAATACATAAGTGCCGTATGCAAATTCGTCAAGTAATGCATTCAAACGTGACTTAGTTGTATTAGACTGCCAACCGCCATCGAATAATTGGATTTTACGCTCAGCGTGAAAATATGTTGCGATGTGATTGCCGTGTAAGTAAACAGTTGACTCAAGACCATTATCAGAAGTAAAAACTGTGGTATTAGAACCTGCCCAGTTCTTTTGTGCTCTGATTGCTTGATTCATTTGTGTTTCGATCTTACGCATTTGTGTGTGCTCCTGTGTTGCTTATACTAATATTATAGTGGATACCGAGGCGGATGCTCGCCTGTGTGTGCCACTTTGTCAACTGTCACTTAGTGACGTTTTCAATCTGCTGCTGTCTCTCGTTTAGTAGTTCGATCAGGTTAGAATTGCTAAGATCAACAATAAGATTTAATCCTAGTAAAAAAACGATGATAGTAAAAACCACTCTCATTTGCCTACTCCATAATCGGGTGCTGTTGATTCAAGATTAGAAAATCTTTTGTTGCTTAGTTCCTCTAGTTCGCTCTCTGTAAACCCGCTCTCTTCAAATATGAGAGCATTGTCTGAAAACTCGCGAAGTTTCTCTATTACTTCATCAAATGCGAAATCGCGATTAATAGCATTATCGCCAAATGCTATTTCATAAACTTCTTCAATAAATTGATCTTTAGTCATTTGTGGGCGGATTGTGAGATTGTTTAATAAAAGTTGTGTGTTAGTGAAAATGTCGTTCATAGTTCTTAGAATGGATTTGTCCAGTTATATGCTTGATTGTCTGATACATATCCATCTTTATTCAATGCATCAACAAAATTATTCCAGTCTTCACGTTTGGCAACTACATCGCCCTTAAGTCTAGGATTCTGCATTGTAGCGACTTTCCAGTTATATCTGAACTGTGTTAGAACCTCTTGCTTAGTTGCTCTGTATGCCATCGGTGTTACTCCTGTGTTGCTTATGTAATTATTATAGAGGGGATAGAGTGAGAATAGTGGCAAGTTGTGCCACTTTCATAACTGTCACTCTGCTAAGTCCCAAAATCGCTCTTTTGCAATAAACTCGCAATGCTCCTGTAATGCTTCGGGTGTGAGTGTATCCGCTAGACCACTCTCTTGCATTGCTGCATACTCTTCTTCAAAAAGATTTTCCATTAAGATTTCATTTTGTAGGCAACTCATTTACTTGACCTCCACGATTTGAAAATGTGCATTAAGAAATTTTTCTGCTTTGTTGGCAAGACGTGCTTCGCGTCTCTGTATCATTGCTTCCCACTTTAGGAAATTTTTGTAGCGTTGTTCGTTTGTCATCGTTATCTGTGTTGTTATACTTATTATAGAGCAAATTGTACTCTTTAGTTGTTAGAGTGTGACAGTAATAAAATTGGCACATATTTGGGGGGTGTCCTAGGTCATTGTGTTAATCTAAAATTGATGAGTCTTAACTGTCTCATTTATCTTGATTAAGTGGACTATTGAAATATGCTTTATTTACTGTGTAAACTGTAAATACTGCTACTAGGATACCTAAGAACCCTAACCAAAGAATAGGACTACTAGGAAAATCGTAAGTAGGGACGGATGTAGTAATGAAAATCATTTTAGTTGTGTGGATTGTAATAGTTGACAATAATTAAAAGAATGAATACTATTAAAAGTATTGAGATAAGTGTTACCATCGAACTCCCTCGAAAATAGTTTTATTTGTAGCATTATCAACAACAAAACTAAAATCGTAGTCTTGACCAAATTCTGTTGCTAATTGCTTCGCTCTGTCTAAGTCATCCGTGAATACTTCGCTGTTGAATAACTTAGGGGTGTGGATTGTGTACTTAAAAATGTTCATAGTCTTAAGCAACTGAGTTAGGATGATTGCAAACGACATCAACAAGTGAATCAAAATCATCTTCGTTCATATCGCCACCAACTCCCAACTCATTGAAATATCTTATCATTTGAACTAGCACGTCATCTTGTGCTTGAGTGAAAGTGTAAGTGAAAGTTTTTTCTTGTGACATTTGTTTTAACCTCGTTTGTATATTCTTATTATAGTGGGTAATGTGTGAGTATGGTGTGATGATGTGACACTAGTTAAACTGTCACACCATCGCTTGACTAGTATTGAATAACTTTGTTATCTACTTGAATGATGAGATAACCGAGTTTTTTCAAAATGTTTCTATATCTTGAAACTTGTGTTGGACTACGATATGCCCAAATATCATTGCCAAATGCGATATAAGAAACTTTCGCTTTTTTGGTCTTATCGATGTGAATCGCTCTATAATCATCGGCGGATATATCCTCGGATGGCACTTCATAAACTACCTTAGCAACAACTTCGCGACCGATCAAAATATTTGAGAACATACTAGAATCGTGCTTATGATGTATTGAGACATTATTTTTCCAGTCCCCTGTTCCGTATGTGTCAATTCTGTCAACTAGTAATTTTTGATATGTGTCTAGTTTAACTGGTGTTTGTGTAGTCATAGTGTTTTTTGTCTTATACTAATATTATAGAGGATGATTGCTGTAAAATCATTATAGTGTGTGCCACTAATAAAACTGGCACTAGAACCTTTCCAAAACTTTGCATTTAGTGTAATCCTTTACTGGGTAGTAGTTAATTGAGTCATCGTTGCATATTTCAAGTTGGGGGTCACAATATTTGCCCCATCTTATAATAACTTGCCCTATGATTCTCTTGCCATTCTCATTAGTGTAGGCAACTGTATCGCCCACACTTATTTCTGAAAATGTCTCGTATGTGTTGTAATTTTTCACTTTTGAACTCCTATGATACTCAAAACTGATCTATAGTCCTTTGCTCTATTGTCCTTAATAATATCCCTTACACGCTCGCGATCAAGTGAATCGCCATCGCCCCAGTTAATATTCTCATTATCTGCACATAGGTCAAGATAGTTAAGTATTGCGATTGCGATCTCGCCCTTAGTTAATCCTTCGATAGGATATAAACAGTCAGGGTGCTCAGGGCAATAGAACATTTCGATGTAGTCTGAGAATTCTTGAAAGTTGTGCATTTTGTTTTCCTGTGTATAGTAATATTATAGAGGGTAATGGGTGTGAAGTCTATAAGGCGAGTGCCAGTTGTTGAACTGGTATCTCTTGCTCTTCGATTTCAACTGTTTTATAGTCAAATTCTTCCCAGTCCTGTAAATCCATATCATCATCCTCGATTTTCTCTTTTGCTTCCTCCATAGTTGCAGCAACAACAGTATAGTATTTGTATGTTGTGCACTTTTGAGTTACATAAAATTCGTGATCGTAATTCATTTTGTTTTCCTGTGTATAGTAATATTATAAAGGTTATGTTGATTAAATAGGATAATTGTGTGACAGTTTAATCTCTGTCACAATAAGAACCCATTAGACAATTTCCATATCTAACCTCAGCATATCCATATTCTTGTGCTAGATCATAGCAAAGACTCCAACAGTCATCCAAGTTTACAAAACTTGTATTTTCAAATGGTGCGGTTGGGACGTGGATTGAATATCTCATAATTTATTATTTAAGGTAAGTTGACTTTGCGTTACAAATAGCATCAAACATATTATCAAAAGTTTGAGTATCGATTCTAGGTCTCTGGTCATAACCTCGGTCATATGCATCGCAAACGAGATCATAAAGGTGTTGATACTGACCAATAGTCAAATCGATGTTTAGTCCTTTTGTGGGTGTTCTGTGTGATTGTGCCATTTGTGTTTTCTTTTGTATATTAACATTATAGTCACTCTGTGTGGCATATGGTAAAACTGTGTGCCACTTATGTGACTGTCACATCAACCAAATGAATGTGCGTTGTAATGTGTTCTAATTGGTTTGATTGCTTTTTTCTTCTTCGCTTCCTTTTTAGCAGCAATGTAGATTTTAAGAAGTAAATCAGTTTTCATTCTTTGGATGCTCCTTAACTAGATAATCGCCTGTTTGAATGAGTTCAAATACTGCTGTTTGCTCGTCAGTCAGTTCGAAATCCATATCTCTGAGAGTGTCCCATAATTTTATCATTTGATAGGACTGATCGAAAGTAATAGGAATATTAAGCATCTAAATTGACTCCATCGAATACTCTTAACTCAGTTGCAAAGTTAACTAATTGCTCTAAACCTACATCACTTGTTTTAATCTCATCAACTAGACTAGGGTCTGCTTCCTCATCAAGATAGCGAAATACTGCTTCAAATTGCTCTAATGCTTCGTAACTGAAACCATATCTTGCTTCAAGTTCTGTAGGGTCTGCGAAAATGTGCTGTTGTGACATTATTAAACCTCCTCCTCGTAACCGTTCTGATTCTTGATAAAGATGTCAAGATACTGAATATCCCACTCGGATAGATTATTTAAGTTCACACCTGCTAGAGTGTTGTTTGTTGTGATACCCCACTCTGCTAACTCTTGAACATACTCCGCCCAGTTAGCACATATATGGGTCAATCTGCTTAAACCATCGTTGAATAAAACTTTCTGTTTGATTCTGTTTACTGGTGTTGTGTAAATTGCCTTTGAGTTCATTGTGTTTTGTTTTGTATATTATTATTATAGTGTGTGTTGTATGTGAATAGTGTAGTTGTGTGCCAGTTATTCAACTGTCCAACATATCATCCAAAAATATCCACTCATAGTTACCATCTTCGGGGTCACATCCATTTACAACAAATTCTTTATAAATTGCGTCAGCATCATCAAATCGATTATTCTCAATTAATCCTGCAATTTGCTTCATATAGTGCTCTCCTAGCACGTCGATTGCTTCCTGCATCTTAGGATTAATCTCTGAGTCATACTCTTCGATTCTACTTAATTCGTTGTCCATAGTTTTGAATCTGTTTGAATGGGATAGTATAACCTAGTCTGGGATCTTTTCTAACTTTTGTAGAATAGAATTGCTTTTTTAGACTAGGTAAAAGCAATTTCAAGACGTCATCGCCTGACATTTGCCAGACCTCAACAACTTGACCATTTGAATAGCGTGCGAAAAAATGATCTTTGTACTTGCCGATTTTTTCCTCTTTAAGATACTTGACTTGATTGTCCCAAGTATCTTGAACTGAAATGCCGTTGTATGTAGCAGTCAGTTTCTTACCTATAGTAGATTTATACTCTACTGGGTTTCCATCAGCGTCAAATGCATCCGCACCGCTATAATCGTCAGCAACTGAGTGACCTAAAATACCTGCTAGATGAATCTCTCTAGACCTCGCGTAACTGAATGGGTCTCCCCATCCCTGTTGATCGCAAAGTTCATACATTGCTTCAAATAGTTGTTGGTATCTTGCTTCGGGTGTGGTCACTTGCATTTGTTTGTCTGTTGCTTATGTAATTATTATAGGGGTGTATGCTCCATAATAGTGTATGTGTGTGACACTTGTCAAACTGTCATATTATTTGTTGCGAAGTGCAACGAGTTCCCTAGACTCCTCTAGGCACTCATCTACAAATTCCTCGCCACCGTATCCGATCAATTCATCGATCAAATCATTCTCTGATACATTGTTAGCGTAGTCAATCATTGAATCTCGTGCAATTTGCTCTAATTGCTCAACAGTACAATTTTCAATGTAACGCTCTACAAATACCTCTTTGAATGTGTCTAGTTCACTTTGTGACATTGTGCGGATAAGGTTAGCACCTTCAAGATCTGAGTTTTGATTCATTTTTCTAATTACCATTGTGGGTCAGGGATGTTTACTTTTTTCAAGTATGTGTTTCTTTGAGTTGTGCTCATACTGTCTAGTTTCTTGCGAATAACTCGAAACCTGACTGTAAAAGTCTTCTCAAGTTGATTTAATTGTTGATGAGATGCGACTTGAGTCAATTCCCAAAGTGCGTCCAGTTCATCAAAAGTTAAATCTCTATTTGGACGACTCATAAATCAATCCCTCCTCTAGTAATAGTTGAACAGTTCTACCGTAATGCCCCTGCAACCATTGATATGCCTTAGTGTCATATATTTGTTGAAAGAGGAAAAAGAAATCATCTTCAGTTATAGTGCCATTTTCATATGAAAGTAGCAAATCAAGATCAGGTGTCATAATAATCATTGAGTTGTTTGCTTTACTCTTATATTATAGAGGATGGTGCAAGGTCTAGTGGTTCGGGTGTGACAGTTTGTGGATTGACCTTGAGAGTCATTTGTTGCCAGTCTTCGAACTGTGTGCCATAGTTAGATTCAACAAGTGGTTTAACTTGTTTGAATAATCCTAGAATCGCGTCCTTACCATAGTCATCGTGCTCTATAGTATCGTGACCAGTACAACTAGAACCCCAGTCTGTTACGTCGCTGTCAATTCTTGCAACTAGTCCTCTAGTATAGTAATGTAATAGTCCTAGTTCTCTACGAGATAGAGCGATTGTAAATTCTTTTTTGTTGTTAGTATGATTCATAAATCTCCTTCATTATGTTGACTGCATCAAATAGGTCGATGTGTGCAGCGTCGGGTTCATCGCCTGATTCTTTTAGTTCTGATTTATAAATGTCAGGTAGATCTCTGACTGCATCATAAATCTCTTCGAACTGTTCTCTTGTGAGTTTTAGGTTTATCAATCTACTATCCTCGCATCTAATACAGTTACAGGGTCAAGAAAGAAATCATTGTCAACTGCGTTGACTACTACGTTTTGTGTGATAGGGTCACCGTCAGGGCAATTAACTTCGTCCTCGGTGTCAACTTCAACTAGTAATGTGATTTGTACTCTGGTCATCGTATTAAGTTGTGTGTGAATTATGTGTTGAGAGCGAGGGTATCCCTCAGCGATTGTGAATGTGAGCAACGCTCTCAACATTTATACTATAACGTTGATTCTGCTTCCTGTGTGAGATAGGTGTGCAGTTTATCAACTGTCATAGTGGGTGTTGTAAGGGGAACAACGCGGGACTACTGTAATGAGTTTCACTCAAGAGTCCAAATTTACGCTATAGGAATCGCTTACACCTGTACCCCTACTGACTCATATCTTAGTAGGATAACCCCACAAATGAGAGTTTCGGGTATAGCAACCGTCTAAGTTGTTTCCCTTACTCTTATATAATGCCATAAAAAAGACCCCTGTGGGGGTCTAGTGGTACAGTTATTTAATTGTCCTAGTGTTTACCAGAATGTTCCCAAATGTGTTACCTTGCCAAAGAATGTCTCACGATAAGTATCGTCGAGACTGTTAGCATCTACGTTGTATAGATCTCCTTTGAGTTTCTTACATTTACCAGTAGAACCCTCAATCCAGAGTAAATCTTTTGTATGTCCGCCCCTATCCGAGGGTGCGGTAGCACTAATTTTGATGTCTTCGCCATCATCCGCCTTTGCGAATGTCCACGTTACTGAAGCATCATCCGCTACTATTTTCTCACGTTTAGTGACCAATACGTTCACACCTGAGTGCAATGTCCTAGCGATCTCAGCAGTTGTGCCAACACCTTCTGCTAGTCTTTTATCAATAGTTGCAAGGCGGTATGCCTTTGCCTTCTCAGATAATTTAGTGAGCAACTGATCTGCCCATCCATTAACTTGACTTGTTGCCATTGTCAATCTCTGTAACTGTACTTTGTTAAAGTTATTTATGCAACTAGTGACTCGGGATGAATTCCGTGTACGAAAATCGCATCTACAACGTTTTGTAAACGCTTAGCGATGTGCTTACCATAGTTCGTATAGGTAGGAACTGTAACGTAACCAGTTGGTTTACGATACATATCAAGTTTACCTGCTACGATTTCGCCTGAGCGAATACGCTTTGCGTCCTCTTTATGTAGGCGGATGACTCTACCAATAGTCTGTGCCATTTCGACGGTTTGAAGTTGTCTCAATAGAATAGTATGGGTCAATCCGTGGACGTTGATGCCCTCACTCAAAATAGAATAGTGAAAGATGATGAATTTTCTGTCATCGTCACGTCCGAATGAATCCATTGTCTCGAAAAACTTCTCACGATTTACCTTCTTGTCATTGACATATGCACCGAATTTACTGGTAACGTGTAGAACATCGTAACCGCGTTTCTTCAACTCATCAAGCAAGTTGGTCTGACCTAGCATATTACCTAGAATCTTACTGCTAGGGACGGCACATAGCACCTTCTGAGCATTCTTACTGTCAAGTGTGTCAAGTACATCTAGGACTGTTTGAGCGTCAGTATCCCAACTCATTTTCTTTACACGCTCAATATCTTGCTCAAATGGCACAATAGTAGGTGGGATGATAGAACCTGATTCAATCAATTCTGGTGCGGGTACTTGTTGAATGATCTGACCATACACCTTAGTGTTGTTCATACCTCTGTTGTGCCTACCTCTGTTGTGGATACGAGGGGTAGCAGTAAAAAAGTATGTTCTCTTTGAAATATAACTGATGTCCTCGGTTGAATCAAAGAAATTGCGTGTTACGCTGTTGTGTGCTTCATCAAAATATGCTACATCGATCTCAAGTTGATGACGTGTAACTGCTTCAACAACTCTTCTCAATGAGTGATATGTTGTAAAGATGATGTGAGTAGCAACTGCATTCTTTGCTTTGTTGTCCTTGATGAACTGAGCAAGTTTATCTGGTTTTGTACCTGACTCGTGATGAGTCTCGCCTGAGTGGACGTGATAAGGATATACCCAATCTGCCTTCATAAACTGTAGAAACTCCTCACTCAACTGATTAGCGAGTAGGATACGAGGTGCTACAACAATGATTGTGCTGTTGCTGTTGCTGTTCAACTGGCGGAGACAGTCATAAATCATACACATTGTTTTACCACCGCCTGTAGGCACGATGATCTGACCTTTTGTGTGACGCTTCATCGCGTCAACTGCTCTCTGTTGGTGCTTGCGTAGATTGACTGTCATTCACTCCCCTGTTTGATACCCAAATTATAGCACATAAAAAACCACCAGAGGGGGTGTCTGGTGGTCAGTTCTTGAATTGTCCTACTTACCAAGTGTCCCTACAAATCCGTTTGCATTCGTGTGGGTGTTGTTCAATAGAACATTCGATTAGACAGTCGAAATAGTCGTTGATTAAATCCATTTCATCGTCGGTGTGGTCAACTGACCACTCTGCCATTTGCTCCTTTGCTATTAAATTGTGCATAATACTCACTCGTAACTTGATTCATAATAATAAAGTTAGGGTTCATTTTTCCCTCCACAATTCTGATACTACTTATAAAAGTTAAGAAATCATAACAAAGTTTTATTGCTATTTAATACAACTAAGTATAAGTTCGCATAACTTTATGTGTTCCTATCTGTTTGCCAATAATAGTCAGAATGTTCAACTGTGTCAGGGACTGAGAATGTAGTGCCTGCAATGGGTGTCGTGAGATCAACTTCACCGAAGTCAATGTTCTCCCCTAGTGCATCAAGATCTCTCCTGATATGTCCACCGTTGTTTTCTTGAATGAATTTAAGTTCATCGGACTCCAGTAAGGTCTGTTGTCGTTCAAGTTCACAAATTACGGTATTTAAGTGTGATTGTAGATAGTTGACGTAATCAAGATGCGTCACTTTCTGGTTCAACAATTTCGCTAGAGAGATCAATAGATCCAAGTCCGTTTTTGATTGCTGATTCGACAAATTCCTGTACCTCATTAGTGGATAGTTTTGATAAAAAGTTCCAATGGGGGTCATTATCATCCCAATCAAGGGTAATCTGACCGTCTTCTCCTATTGCAATTTTAAGAGAATCCCCTGCTTTTCCCTCCTTTTGTTCGTTTGGCATCGATAACTTCAATGTGTGAAATGTGATGTGCGAAGTTCCACCAAGCGGTTTGCACTTCTTCATAAGACTCCACGATTTTAACTGAGTTGTCTTTGCACCATATTTTATACCAATTCCTCGAATATGGCAAGTCCGAGGTGGTTTCGAAAAACTCAGGCGATGCGTTCATAACTCCAATCGGGGTCATCGTCTCCATCGCTCCATATCCAGAATTGTGGATTGTGTTGCGATGACATAAACATACGTCCGTCTTTTCTCCTATCCTCAATTACGCAAATAGGATTGTTGTTCATATGTTCAACAAATTGTTTTTTAGTTCGGTCTGATTTAGGTGTGACCTTAACTAGTTTCCTCAAGGGCATTTTCTAATTTGAAATAAAGTTCATTGTATGAAATACCTAGCAACTTCTCCCAGTTGTCCTGAGACTGTTGGTCTAGCATTTGTAGAGCACTCATACATCCGAGTAGTTCAGTTTTACTGAGTGAGTTCGCTTCCATTTGTTTGAAGTGTTTCTTTGTCCATCTTAACAGACTTTTGTACCTTTGTTCGTAGTTTGTTTCGATTGTCATAATATACTAAGATTTCTTTGTATAGTTTGTAATCGTATTGTTTCATCTATCCTCCATATCTGGTAACATCTCATTTCCAGGGTGGTCATTGGTTTTTCCCTTGTAATTCTTTACATTTTGGAAGTGCGAATCCTCAATTTCCAGATCATCCCATTGATTAGGATATACGCAAACACAACATTTATTCATAGGTTGTCGTGAACCTACAGGGTTCGGTTTCGTCGAAACGCAAACAGTAATGTATTCTTCGCAAATGAATTCGATAGTTCCTTGAATACTACCAATCTTCGCGGGCATCCCTATTTCAAGGGACTTGAGTATTTTGTGGATTTCCAATGGAATAGATTCGGATAGGAATAATGGTGTTGTCATTCGACGTGCTTAAGATGCAGTATTTCTGCAATGGCATCAACTTCTGATAGTGATGACTGTAGAGTCTCTTCACTAATCTGACCGTTGTGTCTTCTCCTGTGTGATGAAGAAATATACAACAATAGTGCCTTTCTTAATACTGATTGTTGCGTGTCGTTTAGCATTCTGGATTTTAAGAACATCGCTCCCCCAAGCGAATGATAACACTATTTACAATAGTGGAATAAGCGAGAACTGATCGTCAGGAAGATCGGACGTTGTTTGAATATCGAACCCTAATGTTATACGAGGTGTTTCAAATTCCTCGTGGACTACAACTTGATGCTGTCTGTCCCACCCAGGCCCAAAGTAGATATTCCCCACTTCATTCTTTATATTATAAAGTGGTTGTCCGTCTTGTCTGAACTCGGTTGTAGTATTGTGCGGTTCAATACTAATATAACCGTGATAATCAAACTTGTGGTCGTGCCATCTTAAGACTTGATTAGGGTTGTGATGATTCATCCAACATTGAAACCATAGTGGTTCATCAGTTCCTAAGGTGGTTCGGACTACAGTAGTAAGATCTCTGTACAATAACCAGAATAGCGGACTAGGCGAGGTTAATGCAAATATGTTGTAAAATCTGTACCCCGAATGTTGCTCTTTCCCCATATTTCTAATAAATTCCTCGTCTTCCTTGCGTTTCTCTTCATAATTGAATAGACTAGGAAGATTTCCCAACGTTAGACCATTGTCAGTCAGCGATGAATCGAAACCTGTAAAGGTATTTTTGAATAGACGATACGCTCTACCCAGTTGTGTGACCATTTCGTCCTTTTCGTGGACGATGCAAGGTGATCTCCATAGTGACCAGTCATCACCTTTTTTAATTAATGTTGCCATAGTTAGGATTGTATGAAGTTCGGGGGTCTGTGGGTGTCTTCTCACTCACATTTATATTGACTACTAATCTTGAATTATTAGTCGGATAGGATGAACTGTGGAACAGATCGCCCTTGAATGCAACCGCTCTGCCCTTCTTAGGGGCGATACGTTGCTTTATAGTCCAGACATCCTTCGAGACCATTGCAGGGTACTCAAAGGCATCCTGAGTCCTCTCATTGTAGATGATTGTATCCCCATCGGTGTCATTTAGATAGTAAATGATATTCCAAGAGTTCGGGACGTAACTGTCAATGTGTGGCATTTGTACCTGATTGCTTCCCATCGCAGGGACTGCATTGATACGCATACGCAATAAACATTCTGCCTTCAATGCTTCACGGAACTGCAATGCAAGTGGCATAAAACCATTTGTGAGTGTTGAGCAATGTGCTTTATCAGCATACTCAATCTCATACAAATAATGTAGGTTAGCGAACCCATTGCGAGGGTCATCTATAAAGTCAGGGATGTCCGTGATCGCCTTGTCTTTACGATACCAAGCAAGATCAGGATTCTCTGCACATAACAGCAACCAATCTTGATAGACTGGTGGGATAATATCCTCGAATACGATAACATCATCCAGTTTTTTATATGCTGTGTCAAATGGATTGTTGACTGTCAGTTTCATCAGGTGTAATAAGGCGATGTGTTAATCATTGACTGTTCATTCTGTATTTTCTGACTCGCGGTTTCCCAAGGTGCTGCCAACATCGGACGTCCGTCCCATTTATTATCTGCGTATCTACCCTCTTGATCGACATAAGAGACGAATGCTTGTACTTGCAATTCTCCAGTATATTTTGGTCTCCAATGGAAATCCTTATGTCCTCTGAATATAATCATATCCCCCTGATTCATCAGTAGGTCATAGGATTTTCCCTCAATTTCGATGTAAAAGGGCCAATTAGTATCGTCTCTTGTTACACATATATTGCCAACCCATTCCCCACTTGTTCTATCTCTGTGCCTTACCAAATTAGTGCCTTTAGTATATACTCTGGCATATGAAAATGTCTGCCATAATTTACAACCAACAGTCTGTTCAACTTGTGGTTTAATTACCTGACCCATTGCTTCAAAACATACAGGACTGTACATTGCAAATGCCCCAGGCATTATGGGATCACTAGTTGGTCCAGTTGTTGTTGCTTCAATTATGTCTTTAATCATAAGGAATTCGTGTTTCAAATGTTCACAAGTTTCCTTAGGTAAAGCATTACGAATTCGCCAAAGTTTACCGTTTGCGAATTCCTCCGTTTGTTCTGTAATAATCACTTGCATATTATTGTGGTGGGTTGTCAAGTGGGTCGGTGGCAATACCGTGAAAGAACCCAACAATAGTTAGGCGAGAATCGTGTACATCATTTCCGAAGAAATCCATACCACCGTGGTATTTTCTACCATCAAAGATTAAGCAACGATTGTACCTAGACTCAACAGATATTGATGCTTGATACATTTCATTGCACTCCTCTTTATATTTCTCGTATGCCCCTGCTGCTTCCTCATCATCCTGAGCAAGTAACTGTTTCTTGAACTCTTCTTCGAATCCTTGACCTGCAAAATCTGGTGGCACATCATAAATTGTTGTCCCACGGTCTGCAACTCTACCATCATTCAAATAGATAACCATCCCCACACCTAAGTGTGGTGGGTCAGCGTGTATCCATCCACGTTTGTTCTTACCATCACATATATGAAATGCAACGTCAGCAATATCAAATCCTACAAACTGTGGTAGATGTGATTTAACTTTGCGACATATAATTTCGTGCAAGATAGGGTCTAATTTATCAAGTAAAACTGACCTCTTCCCAGGCCAATTCCCCTTATTGGGATGATCGTAACACCTAAAATATTCTTGCTGTTGTGCTAATTTTACGATTGCGGATGGTGTCTCGAAAAAGTTATCTACAACGATAGTAGGGATATATTCACTCATTTTCTAAACCACCTAAAAGGACATTTTTTATCTCTTTCACCAAAGATAATATCTTTAGCAAGAAATGGTGTGAACTGTTTAACTGACAAACGTTTATGCATTTGCAGTAACATTTCCTGTGGTGGTGCTGCTTTGGTTAACTTAAACGATTCTGTAAGGTCTCCTTCTTTATAGAAGGCAAATTTATAAATTGGATCGCCACGTTTAATCTTGACATCTTCCTTGCTATCAACGACGTTAATACCAAATGAGATAGGTCTGCACCAATCGGATAGATTAAACCAACCGTTTACTAGTGTAAAGTTATTATTTCTGCTTGTCAAGGGGTAGTCTCGTGCTTCGACCCATACACCTTTTGCTTTTGTCCACACTAACAACTGTGGGACTGATACCTGTAGAGTTTTGATAGGTGGTTCTAGATCTTCGACCTTTAGATATTTCTGGATTTGCTGATCGTTCAGTTCTTTTACTGTTACATATCCCTCGTCGTGAATTTTGAATGTCAAGTCTTTTGGACTGTACATCACAAACTCTCGTGTGTTCTTGTGAGTCCACGCGGGGCATTGCATATATGGTACGAATTTCTCTCCCTCGAATTCATCGATCACTTTCTTTGGTTCGATGCCAATACCTTCGAGACTAAGAGGAGAATCCCAACAGTTTAGGATGTCTTGACCGCCGTCGTATTGATAGTAAAATACTTCAATAGTCATAATTAAAATTTAGTGTCATTCTATTTGTAGCGGTGGTAGGGCAACTCGATGCGTGGTAGATAGAACCATCAAAAATAACGACTTTACCCTGTTCGGGTTTGACTGTCTTAATGATGTTGTTTGTTTCATCGAAAAACACGGTGTCACCATCACTCGTGTTCACATAATATAGTGCCGTTGTATGTGGTCTGTTCATATCAATGTGTGGCATATTATATCCTGTGTTTGTTGGTAACAGGAGACCACCTTTAATACGAAACAAATTATACTCTGTTGTATCTAGGAAGGAGAACAACAACGGTAGAATTATATTTACATACTCCGACGATGTGTTTGTCTCTGCATCATAAAACAGATGAGCAAAACCAGAAGTTCCTGTTGCCTGTGGAAATCTGTTCTTAACTTCATCTGTATCTCGATAGGTAACATCCTTTAGGTATCCCCAAGGAAATCCCACATCCTCCATCATTTGCTTTATTCTCATCTGATATACAGGTGAGATAACATTACGAATAATTCTCATCAGTAACTTTGTTCGACACCAGTTAGATCATCGTTGTCGCATTTCACATATTCAATCTTGTCCATATGATACGACCGATAGATACGACCCCATACAACATCAAACTCTTCTTGATCTAGGTTTTTGAATAGAACCTTACCATCGTAGTATATGTGGTATGTGTCGTTAGTGAGTGTCATTCTTCCTCCGTTTCGTTTTCCTCCGATACATTTCCGATAATTTCCATTTCAGTATCCACGGCATCCAATTCTGCCATCGGGATATTCACATCGGTATCGTCTCCCATAATATCTCGTTTCACAATAAAGAGAGCATCAATAGCACCCTCCAATCTTGATTTCTGTGCATATGCATCAGATCTCTTTTGAAACTCAATAGTGGTAACTCCATAAGGATTTAGTTTCTTGTTTGCGAAATCCTCATCATACTTAGTGATGATCTTTTCAACTTCCTCTTTTTGTAAGTGGAAGTTTTGAATCAATGCATCAAGGGTAATACTCATCGATCAACTCCGTTGCTGTGGTGTTTAATTGTTTTAACTGCACGACCGACCTTGCGAGTAACGCTGTCATCGTTCGGATACTCCGCTTTAAGTGAATAGTTAAAAGCGTTTTCGAGATCCCAGTCTTTATCTGTTGCATTATCTATACGCATATCGTACCAACTTTTTTCAAGTGTGTAACGAGGTACTGGTATAAACTGTGCTAGTGGTGTCCCTGCCTTTACAAGAGTTTCACCGTCCAAGACGTGCCAAATAAGTTGCACGTTAACTTGCATAGCGAAACGTGGATCATAGATCCCTGCAGTCGCTTCGAAACGGGACTCATTGTTCCAGTACACGGGTGTTTGTAAGAAAATAAGATCATCACTTGATCTTACTCTCCAAGGTGTTTCCAATTTAATGATGTGAGCAAGTGACTCGCGTGGACTATCCACCAAAGGAACTACCTGATCTGGAGAATGATCTCCAATAAAGTTAGCGTGCCTAGTGAACATTGTGGGTATTTCATACTCGTAACCAACTCCATCGCCGTTTGTACGGATGATGAAATCCATTGGTGCGACTACAACATAACCCATACGAGTGATCTGTTTCAGACCTGGGCAATTTGCAACATTCATACTGCCCCTAAAAGGACATTTTGCTTCCCTGCTTTCTTTCGTTAACCATCTACGTTTTACCTGTGATGTAGGTATAAGTGGATAGTTTTCGACCAACCCAGGTTCTAGAGAGAAGAAACGCAACCAAGGTTTCTTCGGTCTAAACTTATTCCTCAGGGCATTCAACATTGTCTTCACCACCATAAATGTGTTTCAATAAGAATTCATAATGTGTAGGCACTTCATCTGACTTGATGAATTCCTCCACATCTTTGATATAGTCTAGACGCTCATTTCCAATATGTGTGAGTTCTTCGACGTCTCCATATCCATTGAATCTAGTTCCCAATCTCAATCCCATACCTGCAGCGATGAAGTTCATACCTGCAATGTTTGCTCTGAGTGGTCTTCCAAGATCCAGAATATCTCCCATCCTCTCATACTCATCATTAGTTTTGATGTTGCCATCGAACTGTTCGAGCATATACTCACATCGTTGTGATGCGTGTCTCCAATATGGATTGTCAGTTCTCTTGCTTAATGCATAGTGCATTGCTACAAAATGACTGAATCCAATGACTTCACGTTGTGCAGCGTAATTGAACCATTGTCGCTCAATACCTGACACATAACCCTGACGTCGATTTAAGACATCAACCAGTCTAAGGATATTCTCGTGTGTTGTCAATAGACCTGTGGATTCCAAGGGTTCAATGAATCCATATGACATCCCGATTGCTACACAATTCAACTCCCACGCTTTTTCTCTATATCCGTGCTTAATATCAATAGTCTTGATTTCATACTCATCAGGTTCTAAGTGGAATTCATTATCAATCCACATTTCGAATTCTTGTCTTGCTTCGGTTTCCATTGCGAACCGATCAGACCAACAATAACCAACTCCGATCCTATCCCACAGAGGAATAGTCCACATCCAACCACTATTAGCACCACGACAGTCTGTCACGTTGTGCATCAGTTTCTTTCTTGCACTCTGTGAGTAATAAGGAATGCGAGCAAAGAATGCTTTATTGTTTGGTAGATACTTCTCGAAACTGATATGTCTTACTGACATCATTTCTTCAATGAGTGCACCCTTGAATCCTGTGCAGTCAATGAATAGATCTCCCTGTACTCCTACCGTTTTCTTATCTTCTGATAGTTTAACTGCAAGTTGTTTGATGATTCTGTTGCTCTGAGCGGGTGATCCACCTGCCATCACATCCTTCACCATACCTCGCACATCGCCAATGATATGTGTGAATCTATCCTGTGAAGCAAACGGATAACATATGTCATTCTTTAAGAATTCTGCAAATCTGTCAGCATCAATATGGTATGCAGTATCACTAGCAAAATCAAAATCTCTGATCCTACCATCCTTATTGCCCCACATCTTGTTATGCTCTGCCATACAAGTATTGCCTGCCAAGTAATACTTCGCAAACAATTCTGGTGGGAACTCATCAGGATATAATCTTTGAAGATCGAAGAAATCTTGAATATCGTTCTTGCAATTATATAAATCTGCAGGTCCAAATGGATACTGGAACTTAGATCCAATTTCACGGAAGTCTGTGAACTGAATACTGTTCTTGAATGTTGCTCCTACTTTGGGCATCCACTCTTCATCTTTCAGACCGAGTGCACGCAAATATTTGTTAAACTGTCCGAGCGTTGATTCTCCTACTCCGACTGGTTTATGCTTTTTGGATTCGACCAGTACAACACTAATCCAAGGGCATAATTTCAATAGTGCTGCTGCTGTCATCCATCCAGATGACCCACCGCCAACCACTACAACATTGTTAACTTGCATAACTAAGAATCTTCTGTCTTATATAGGGTAGATTGATAATACTCTAAGGGTGTAGGATAGTCTGGATCTTGCCTTTTTAGAGCATCCTCAAACATATCGTTAAACTCAGGAATCTGGTATCCTTGCTCATTTGCAAGTATATCAAACCTATCTGGTATTATATCATATTCGTATCCTCCTAGCAAATATACAGCACCCTCTGACAAATAGTTTAGATTTTGAATCTGTTCGAATCTCTGTGTCAATACATCAGGGAACTCCGACTCAAAATTCATTTGATTGTAGTGTTTCCAGAATGGTGTATCATCACGAGGACTCAAACAATAGTGTGCCAATACAAAATCCTTGAATGATTTCAGTCTTCTCTTAGAACCCCAGTTGAACTGTTCTCTTATAAAACCATTGTAGTTATCTCTATTCTTAGGAAGCACACCGATTAAATTGAATAGGAACTCGTGAACTGAGAACAACCCACCTGATTCCAAAGGTTCAATAAAACCTGCTGCTAGTCCTATAGACACCACATTCTTTTTCCATATCTCCTTCCTTACACCTGTAGGGAATGCTAGTTTCTTGTAATACTGTTTATCTACACAATTTGGACAAATACCTTTACTATCTACAAGGTGTTTCTGAAACTCTTTTAGTGCACTCTCTTCGTCTTGATGACGGGATGAATAGACATAACCCGTTCCAATTCTTGACCACGTTGGTGCTTTCCATACCCATCCACTGCTCATTCCTGTGCAGTTTGTATGTGCAACCAGTTGTTCCTGTTTATCTGTATATTCTAATCTCGTCGTTATTGCTCTGTCGCATACCAATTCATCATTCCACGATTCCCACTCACTATCTACTGCATTAGTAAGTAGAGCATCGAACCCTGTGCAATCTATAAAAAGGTCATAGTTGTGCCAATCGCCACTAGAAAGACGAACTCCGCTAACCCCATCCACGCAGGATTTAACTTCGTGGACTGTATCTTCAATGAGTTTAACGCCTCTCGGAATTGCATAGTTGTGTTTAAGGTAGTCTGCGAATAAGATTGCATCGAAGTGGTAACCAACTCGAAATTTGAGGAGATCAGGGATGATTTTACCCTTTTCTACGCTCCGTATTACATCCGAGTATATCATACCAAACGTCATACTGTGGATGGGTTTCCCCTTTCTCCAAGTATAGTAATCCGCAATCGATGCAGGTCCATTCATATCCCCAAATGGGTAATGGAATGAACCATTGGGATTAAAGTTATCGAATCGTACGCTGTGCTTATATGTTGCATCACACTTAGGCATCCAGTCTGAATCCTCCAGACCCAGATACCGTACGAATGTATTAAAAAATTGCGTTGTCGCTTCTCCTACACCGATTCTAGGTTTCGTAGGTGACTCGATCAACACAATTTCTTTTGCATCACCAAAATGTTTTGCTAGTACACTAGCGGTCATCCACCCTGCACTGCCACCACCGACAATACAGATATTATCAAATTTCATACCAAGTTACAGTTCTTCGTAGGATCTTCCCCAGTTAGAATATCTCTCCCAACAAGGTTGTTCTTGTGATGAGATCTTGCAAGGTCTGTTGACTGAAGGTTCGACTGCATCAGACATAAACTCTGCAACTTCCTCTTCCGTCATCGACGGATCCATTGGTTCTTCTACTGAAGAAGGTGAAGTTGTATTGTCTTTAACTGTCTTAATATGGTTAAACCATAGTGCATCTGCACCTGCTAAGTCTCTACCTGCTACGAGGTCTTTGTAGAGCATATCTAATTGTGCTCCCACCTCACCATATGCAACTCTTCGAGTAGTTGCAGGGTCTGCATAAGTTTCTTCTCTCTTGACCCAGATCATATCCTCTGCTGAGGGTGACCACTCAAGAGTCCAAACCTTAGTAATATCATCGGGTGCATTCACCCACATCTGTGCACAACCACGACCAAGAAATAGTGCATATTCCTCCCCTGGTTCTACGATGTCAGCGACATACCCTGTGAAATCCATCAATGCTTTTTTCATCGTGTCCCCTTATTTGTAGTTGATAACAGTAACAACACCATACTTACCGTTTGAACCACGGAAACTATGGAAGTGACCACCTGAACCACCTGAACCATATGCCGAGTGATCTTGATGGTTATGACTGAAGTTTCCTCCATTGGGCCAACCTGCAGCAACAGATCCTCCAAAGTGAGATGGTCCTCCAGTTCCTCCACCGTGTGCAGCGTGGGACTGTCCACCACCACCCCAGATGTTAAGGTCTCCACCAGAACCGTTTCGTCCTAATCCACCTGAGTGAGAGTTGTTTCTGGCAGCACCGTGTCCTCCACCTGCTGACATATATGGACCGAATGAAGATGATCCTCCGTCTCCACCACGGTTGAAGTACCAAGTACCTCCACCGCCACCACCAATAGTGATACCAACGGATGAAATGTTTGCCACACTCATCACACGTTCAGAATAACCTCCTGCACCGCCTGATTCTCCGTGACCTGCACCTCCTCCTCCACCACCTTGACAGCGAACGTGGATGTATTTAACACCACTTGGTCTGTTCCAAGTACCGTTTCCTGTCCAAACTTGTAATGATGAAATATTTTCGGAACTAACATCTGTCCAAGACATTGATGATCCGTTTGTGGTAAGAAACTTACCTGCTTGACCTGAGACACTAGGCACAATCTGACTAGATGAACCTGAAATAGTTCCGTTAATAGTGATGTTACTAACAGTCAGCGTACCATTAGCAGTGATATTACCAGATGCGAGGGTAAAACCACCAATGCCAGACAGGTCTCTAATAGATGCTACTTTAAGTGTACTCATTTTTGCCTGTTAAAATTTCCTCGTTAGTTATTTATACAATTATGTAGGTGGCACAGGGCGTTCAAAACCAGAGGGTAAGAAAGGTTGATCTCTTTCCCATTGTTCGTCGTCAGGATAGTATCCTTCGTGATAAACAACTGTACCTGCAGGGTTCACTCTTTGAGTGGTTGGATCTTGATAATCAGGGATCTCAATATCTTCCCTATGCGTTAGTGTTTTAGTATTTGTGCCTGCCCACAAATTAACCGCATACTTCATTTCAGTATTCAGCATCGGTAATGATACTGTCAACTGATACTTAGTGTCAGATGAGATAATGTTCTCAAGTGACTGTTTGAAGATCTGTGTACCATCTGGTTCTGCAACTGAAATGCCGATCCTTAGACCGTTTGACCAATTCAAATTCCATTTACCAAAATCTCTTACACCGATCTTGATAGTGACGTCTCTAGATTTTAGAGTAGAAAATCCGCCACCAACACTTGTGTCTTCCCCTATATCGAAGACTACGGAAGCAACGTTATACTGTTCGTAATCGTTGTCTGCCGTTTTAGGGTCATTTACTGTTGCCATAATTTATACTAGGTAACCAAGAGTGACGATGCCATTACCACCATTGGGTTGTGCAGCACCTTGTCTGAATTGAGAAGAGTTCTCACCTGGGGTATTCCAGTCACCATTACTTATATACCCACCAGTATGGTATGGAGAAGAGATCCAAGATTGTCCTCCACCTCCCCCTGCTGCTCCATTGCAGTCACAACCTGGGTTTCCACCACACTGACCTGCGTTATATCCACCTCCACCGCCTCCGCCACCAGAAGCGTCATTCCCTGGTCTGCCACACTCATCTCCATTGGTATCACTGTTACCTCCCATTGCTCCACCCTGTGAACCACATTGTCCGTTTGCTCCTCTCTGTCCACCTGCTCCACCGTTTCCTGCACCACCACAACCTTCACGACCTCCTCCTCCACCACCGCCTGCTGCGACTTGGAGAATATTTCCTTCATTCATATTGACACCTAGAGGTGAGAAGAGCATAGATGCTGCTCCACCTCCTCCTCCACCTGCTGAACATCCACTACAAGAAGCGTGTGTACCACGTCCTCCTGAACCATATCCTGAACCATTAGTACCATTTCCACCGCCACCCCAACATCCGTAGCAACCGTTTCCTCCTCCACCGCCACCACCGACGTAAATTCTCATCCTACCACCTTCAGAAATCCAAGAACTTTGAACCTGAATCTCTCCATATGAAAAACCACCTGCACCACCATTTGCACCACCTTGTCCACCTCTACCACCTGCAGCACCCCACATCCAAGCGTATAGAGTTCCACCTGCACCACCACGAATGTATAGACTATTATCTCCTGTACTCGTAAACCTATGGAATCTAAAGTTTTTTCCTTCGTATGCTTGATCGAAAACAGTTCCGTTATCATCAGCAATAAGTCTAACCGCACCACCTCCGCCTGCCCCTGCTCCACGAGAACCTAAGGAAGAACCAAAGGGATTAAACATCCCAGAATATCCAATATTAGTTGACATAATTATGCTTGATAATAACCAGTAGCAGAACCCATCACAGTAAATGAATGGAAGTTAGTGTTAGGTGTATAGATGAGAGCAAATGATACAACAACATAAGTATCATCGCTTCCCCAAGAAGGTTGATTACCTCCTGACCAGTATATAGTTGTTGACTGTCCGTTTATATTGACTGAAGTTGGAATACCTTCACCACCCTGCTGTTTGATAGCAACCGTCATACCATATGCGTGTGCACCATCAGTAGGAACGTTAGTGAAACTGATAGTAAAGTTACCACCTCCTGTTTTGTTGATCCAGATAGAGTTTGAATTATTGTAGTCGTGGGTTATAGAACCACTTGTTGTGTAATAGTAAACGCTTTCTTTTGTTTCACCGTAATGAAGTGTACCAGTGAAAGTAGCGTGCTGTGACTCAATGTCAACGAACTCAGCGTAGGAAAGATCGTCGTCTCCAAGCATAGTCCACGATGCTCCATTTTCAATCGTGACTGTATAACCTGAATCGATTTGTATTGGACCTGCTGAAAAACCGTTTGTGAATTCTACACCGCCGTTTGCAGTTGGACCAACAGTTAAGTTCTCTGAAATATTTGTACCGTTAGTTCTAATGATAGAACCTTCACCAATAGCAGGACCACCTCCACCAACATCAGTCCAACCAGGGTTACCTTGATTGGCATCCTGTTTGTAGATCTGTGCCATATCCTCGGTACTATTGTAGATCAAAGTACCAAAGGCAGGAGTTCCCAGAGCATTAACTGCTGACTGGTTCAGTGCGGGTAGATTTAGTTGTTCGGAAATAGACCACGCTTCGACCAAACCTCTGGTCGTCGCCTGTATCTGATTACCATTAATCTTTGTTGACATAGGATCCTACTACTTCCTGTTACTATTTAGATGACCAACTCCCTGATCTGGATCACATCACCAGTAGAAGGGGGTGTACCGATTGAGAAGTCAACAGAGTTACCGCTGACTTGGTAGTCAGTTCCTGGGATTTGAGCAACACCATTCAAGAATACAAGAACAGAATAAGAGGTGTGCCCTGGGGAAATTGCAAAGGATGATGTAGATCCGTTGCCATTGTATGTGACCCCGTTATTATTGTTAGCAAGACCCGTTGCGAGTCTATACTTATCAGCAGAACCATACTTACCAGTAACATCAAGGTCACCAGAAATGAATGTATTACCACTGATCTTCATTCTATTGGAAGCATCAGGTGCCATTCCAATACCATAGTTAGTAACACCTGAGAACCTACGAGCAGTGATAGGTCCAGTATCTGTCATACCGAACTTGTACCACACACCTGCATCATAGATCCAACCAAGTGAATCACCTGCCTGCCAGTCAATGTTATAGATAATATCACCATCATTAAATGCCAATGCAGAGTCAATATCTGGTTGACCTGACCCATCATCTTCTGCAAGGAACGTCTGCTTTAGTACAGTTCCATCGTCGTTGGAGTAAGTCAACTTCAGAGTCTGAATATTCTCCTGAGCAGTAATTCTCTTTTGGAATGTAACTGGACCAGAGAAGACTGATTCTAACTGGTTGGATGCACCACCAATAACAGTCAACTTATCAGTAAGAACGATCTCGGAGAAGGTTTCAATAGTTGTTCCTTCTTCACCCAAGACGTTCAACTGTGCAATATCTTCGTTGGTGATCTGACCTGTAACTGGGTTGATAACTTGGTTACCAACGAATAGTTCACCGTCAGAGTTAACACCTGAGTAGTATGCAACACCTGCTGCTTCTTTCAGAGACTGTGACAGTCTGACCTGTGCAGGTGATAGAACTTCCACCTGTGTAGATGGGAACGCTGTTGAGTAGTTCCCTGGTCCGAAACCAAGATACTCAAACGTATGTCCAGATGCTCTAAGGATGGAGTATCTTCGTAGTTCACATAGAATAGGTGCTACTGAGTTATCAGCATTCAGTTTCAGAGGGATCTTTCTCTCTTCTTCATCACCAAGACGTCCTGTAACAACAATACTATTCAGTGTATTAGATGTTGTGTTATATCCTAAGTTGTTTTCCTGTTCAAGTAAGAAGAACTGTGTTGTTTCTTTGGTGATAGAAAGTTTGGTATTCTGATTAGGTGTTGGTGAAGCACCGTCAGTTGTAGTAACAACACCAAGTACATCGTTGTCAGCAACTGATACAGCAGGACCTGGGTCTGCAACTGGGTTATCTCTATCAAATGCGGGATATAGATCGACTGTTTGTTGAGAGAATGCAAAGTCATCGAAGTTAGAAGTTGAAGGTGAAACCGACGCATTCAAGAATGTAAGATAATAGATACCATCCCTGACACCTCTTTCAAACTCTTGATAGGTTTCTACTTCATAGATGTAATATGTTTTGTCATATGCAGGTGAGTTAGTCTCTGAAGATCTAGGTTGTACCACGAAACCAGTAATGGGTTGTCTAGGAATCGGGAATGCATCCTTGTCCAGTACATATCTAAATCTGTAGATTCTATCTTTGAGGTCTCTTGCGTCGGGTACTCTTCTAATGAATGATGTGGGTGTGAATCCAAGATTTTGATACTGACTATTTGCGATTAGAGTTGTATAGATGTCATTCTGGTTTGAGTCAACCTGAAGATACCAGTTGGACTGGTTGGCATCATACTTGATAGGTGAGTTGTCATCACCTGGGGATGTACCTGTGACATCCTGTCCAGATGGATCAATCTTCGCTGTGTGAGTTGTAGGTGAGTTCGCACCTGAAGCGATCAACAGAACGTTAATCTTGTCAGGAAGTGTAGGTGAATCTCTACGAGCACCAATGGTATAACCCTGAATCTTAGAAGGGGGTTTCGCATTCTCGTTTGTGTATCCGTAGAGATATAGTTTAGTTGGGTCTGCTGCAGCACGAATCTTGTTAATATCAAATGTAACCCAGTTGATAGAGATCTCTGCTACGTCTGATATATCCTTGGGGGGTATGACGTGGGTGATCTGTCCTGCTTTGTCTTTTGTGAATGCTGCTGATTTGAATCCTTTGGAACGAAGACTTGTATTTCCGAAATTACTGTTTGAGTTAGTAATCGAAAGGTCGCCACCGCTATCGCTAAAGAAATGATCACCAAATCCAACAGCAAAGACAGAAACAACCTGAATGAACGAGTCGTTTGATGCTCTGATATGGACGTGACGCCATCCTTTGCGGTACTTACAAAGTCCGTTAATGTGTGCACCAGAACCTGAAGCTTGTGCTTCATAGTTTCCAGTAGAGGGGTTGTATAAAACGAATGCTCTGTCATCTTTCTGAAGTGAGATACCAGTGAACTGGGCAACCACCATCGATTTGAAACCAGTTGCCTTTGAACCATCTGCGTGCATACCACAAATACCCCACACTGAGCGGAGTGAGCAGTTGAACACATATGGTGATGCAGAGTCAACAGTATCAATTTCAACCTTCACCAACACGTTGGATCCGATTGCATTACCTGACGGTTCTGCTGACATCTGATACGTGAACTGATTACCTTGTGCTGAGGTAACTAGGAATGATCCGTTGTATAGATTAGAGTCCGCTTCAGTCGGTCCTGTTACACCTGAAATATTAACAGCAACACCAACTGAGAATCCGTGGTTGACAGGGTTGTCCTGAATATCAACTGTAAATGCTGTAGCAGTCTGACCGTTTCTAATGATCTGAGAAACTCGGAATTCGTCGGAGATCGGACCAACGATTCTGTTTTCCTCGACCCTTGCCTGTAACTGGTCTTGTGCGATAGTACCAGAGGTATCTGGAATTGTTGCGTATGCCTTTGAGATCTTTTGATAGAATAGATCTAGGTCATTAACCGTAGCATACTCAAAACAAGTAATCTTGTGGTGTGAGAAGTTAGGTGCAATGGTATCTGCAACATCTCCTCTATAATATACACCGTTATTGTCCCCATCAAAGAAGGACATCTGCCAGAAATAAGTACCACCAGTCAGTCTGAAGATTGCTGACGCTGTTGGTTCGTTTGCACCTGTGATACCAAGTGATGCGTTAATAGTAGGATATGGAACATACTTAGGAATGATCTTAGTTCTTCTAAGGTCAGATCCCACAACAGAACAACCCCTTGGGACGATGATACCACCATCTACGGAGTTGAACTTGTAAAGAATATTGTTAGGAGAAGTGAGATCAAAGTTAGTGTTCTCGTCAAATGGTGTGATCTCGTTAAAATTACTTGTCCCTGGTCTGTTATCTAGAACGTATTCGGAAGGGTAAAGGTATATACTGAAAGCGTCAAATTCGTCATTACTAAGTCCAACTCTATATGAAAATCTCGATACCTCAAGGAAGGCACGTTGCAACGTCTTAAATGGACGCAATGCTGAGTTACCTCGGTTGTCATATGCATCCGATGCATCAAAGTCGTCAGGGTTGACGTATATAATACGACCCGTCCTAGACGTGATGATATTTTTAAGACGTGTTAGTGCCATCTATGGGAGTCCTTCTATATGGTTATTTATTCAGGTTCTGGATTAGGGTGCAGCACCACCGCCACCACCTGCGCCACCACCACCTGCTGCTGCTTGGTTGTACTGATCAGGTAGGAAATCGTTGACTTGGTTCTCAAATCCATTCACTTGGAATGATAGATCTGCACTTGATGCATAGACCACGATATGTGAATTAGGTCCTACAACAATTCCACTGTGTTTGTTGGCACCATTTGCACCGATAGCAAAGTCATAATAAATGTAATCTTCCGTGGCAAGATCTGACGGTTGCGTGACCGAGTTAACAGTAACGGTACTTCTTTCACCACCCTGCTCAGGTGGTGTATCTACAAATGTATCGGATCCTGCAAATGCTGCAGACCCAGGTCCAAGAGAGACTGATAGGACTGGTGCAGTCCAGTCGGTAACCCAACCATACTTACCACCAGTTACAGTACCAACTGTGATTGTTGATGTACCAACCAAGAAAGTATCACCAGTAACCCAAGTTCCTACGATGTCGTAGAGAAGAATCTCAGTGTACTGTGGATCTTGAACGATAGTTAGTGCAGCAGAATATACTGTACTACCTTGAGTTGAAGCAGTTCCCTCAGCGTAGTAATACAGTGGGTTTGGTGACTGAGTATCAGGAATAATATCGATGATACCGTCCGTGCCTGCAGTACCAGACTTCGTTACGCCAGTTGTGTACTCAGTACCCGCAACTGGAGTTGCTCCTGTACCCTCTTGTGTATCAGAGAATCTAAGAGGAAGTGAAGTGTTTGATGAATCTGACTGATCAAATCTATATGTTCTCTCAACATCCATCGAGAATGTAGAAGGAACGACCTCCTGTCCTGCAACTGTGCCCCACACAAATCCAGTTGTGTAGATAGCACTTGCAGTTGCAGTGAACTGAGTATCAACAGTAGCAGCAGAAGTACCACCTGTGAGAGTTTCAGCAGCATCAAACCAGTTGACCATCGCCTGACTTCCTTGTGACATAGGAATCACAGTTGCACCATCAGCGTGTGCAGCGTCAGTAGTTCCGAACTGTCCTCTAGTAACTGAGAGGTCATTACCAGTAACACCAGTAACAAGCATAATCTCGTTACCAACACGAATATACTGACCAGACACAACCACAGTTGCATCAGTAACAGTCAGTGTAGTGTCTGCTACTTGGAACTGTGCACCTTCGTTGATAGTGGTAGTTGTACCTGCATCCTGATAGAAGGAAACCATCTGTCCTGATCTGTGTGCAGCAGCAGATGTACCAAACTGTGCTCGTGTGACAGTTACGTTAGCACCACCAGTTGTACCACTGTAGAAAGTAGGAGTACCAACTTGAATAATCTCAGGGGTATATCCGTTTACACCATCTGATAGAACGAAATATGAAGAACCAACAGATGCTGAACCATCAGATACTTTCAGTGTAGTAGCACCAGAAGCGATGTCTGCAATCTCGATACTCATTGTGGTCCCGATACCACGGAATGTAGCAGTGACACCTGAAGTACCACCAGTTACAGTTTCACCGCCCTGAAACGTTCCTGAGATACCAGTTGAATCAATACCAATAGAAGTATATGTCTTTACCTTCACATAGTTTGTGATAACGCTTGTATCTACAACAACGTCCAAGACTGATGCCGTTTTAGCAAAGTCTGAAGAAGCAATACCTAAACCAGGGGTTGCATCGGATCTAGAAATCCCAGGTGCAATCTCAAGTTTGTATGTAGAAACTGGGTTGCCTCTATTAAACTTGTAATTACTTGCGTTGAGAGTTAGTTGCTGTGTGTAGTCCTTGAGACCAACACGATATGTCGCTGCGGATCCACCTCTTTCCGCTGCGAGTAGTACAGTGGATGCTGTCGTCAACGCATCGGTTGAGTACAGCACAGTATTTGTTGTTGCTGCAGGGGCGGATGCAGCGAGTCTACCTGCGCTCATTTTTTAGAAACCAGAGAAAAAGTGTTGTTGTAATCTTAATCTACCACCAAGATCGGGAGCAGAAATTGAACCACCGAAACTAACACCAAGAGTTGTAACGTTTTCGGTTGATAGCAGCGTCGCATCAGCATTCGGGAATCTGATTGAACGTGTGCCTTCTACATTATCTAGGACAAAATTAATCTTGTTCTGATCGTTATCTCCACTGATAAGTTGGAGACCGATAACAGATTTATTTTCAATAACTTGTTGTGCCTTCTCAGTAAGAACTACATTGTTCTCAGAGATAGGTACGTTTAGATTGTTATGTGGGAATGAATAACGTAAGAGTGTTGTTCCTGAGATAGCAGAGAGATCAAACTGGATACGTTTAGTAACGTCAGTTCCATCTGCGAATCTAGGATCAGCATATTCTTTGTTTTTGAATACCTGTGATGCCTCAGTACCTGCGACAGTAAGTGACTGGTCGGGGAATGTGACAATACGATTAGAAGTTACATCACCAGATTGGAATGTGACTTGTGGTGTCGGATTCTCAGGGTCTCCAGACTCAATGTTACTGATTGAGGGATTAATAAAGTTTTTATTACTAACATTCTGTTGAGTAATAGTATCAAGAAGTGTTGATTGTGCAACACCAGAACCATAGTCAGGTAATCTATAAATGTGAGTTCCAGGGGATTCCCAAGAGTCACACTCAAATAACGCGATTTTAGATGTGTCAGATGATCCAGTAACCCTCAAGTCACCATCTTTGATGATGATTGTCTTGCTACTTAGAGTCTGAGCAGTATCATTACCAACAAGAGTTGTTGATGTAAAGTTACCTGTGCTTGGAAGTGCGAAGGTACGAATACCTGCACCAGTAGAAACACCAGAGACTTCAAATTTTGCTTTCTTGTCTGGGTTCTGGTCATCTGCAATCAGCAGGTTGACATCTTGGAACTCAGCAGGTCCATTGACTAGGAATCTACCAGATCCCTGTGGACGCATATCGATGTTTACGTTGGCACTTGTAGTATCCCCCGCAATCATCCTGATCGTAGCAGAACCGTCAGCGTTAGGTTGCTTTCTATAGTACATACTTGATGTACCAAAAGCAATACCTATCTCATCATATGCATTCTGATATAGTCCTGTGTCCCTGTCCAAATCGAACGCTAGTCCAGGTTGGGACTGACTTCCTGCCGATACACCTTTGAAAAGTTGATTAATTTTTGCTTTTCTATTCGGAATCAGAGGGTCAGAAATCACAACGGGAAGGATTGCCTCTCCCGTAAGCACGGCATCTGCCAGAGTCTCTAATTGTGAAATTCTTTTTGTTCCCACTTAACTCAGGCGCTATTTTATACAATCTTATTTATACACGTTGGAGATAGAGGTGTTGAAGCGTACCTTTTAGACTACCAATGTGTCGTGCACCAATCGAAATTTGTGGATATTCTGCATCTGAACCAAATTCCTGTTCAAATGCTTTCTGTGTGAAGTGTAAACCTAGTTTATATGTCTGGAAATCAAAATTATTTGCGTTTAGCAGTTGTTCTGCTCTCTCACATTCTTGTGAACCATTGCTATAAAGGACAGCATTTGGGTACGTCATTCGTTTTTCGATTGGTAATACTATTTACTCAAATAATGCTTTCATAATAAACTCCTTTGACAGTTCTGGACTGCCAAAGAGAGTCAACTGAATACCTTCAGCATCTACGAATCGGTCGTCCTCTTCGTTCTTTCGATGATGCTGCCAGTAATATGTTCCATCTTCTCTACGATATAACCAACTAGTGTCGTGTGAACTGATGGGGAATACAGCGATGCACGTTTGTTTGTGTTGCCAACACGGATCAAGTGCTCTCTTTTCATACTCGGTCACTCTGGTTTGTGGTCTTTGAATTTGTCGTGGTTTCCGTCCCCAGGCATTTTACCATAAGCGACGTACTCGATTGCCTGTAAAGAACCCTCAAGTCTTTTGAGGTCATTCTCATTTTTAACATACTCATCATAGGACTTTTGTAACTCTGCATTTCTCGCTGAGAGTTGCATAGTACGCTTTGTGAAGCGTTGGATGAGTTGTTCGTAATTTTCTACTTTCTTCATTTCTTATGGTCGTGAGCGATTCCTAGTTCGTGCATTCTTGCGTGTTCTTTGATCTCATCTTTAAGATCTTTACCACCAGAACCGAA